GTCCACCTATTGAATCGTATGGTTCATCAAAATCAGCAAATCCTTCTTGATTCATTAATTCTTGAATGTCGTTAGCTAAATCATCATAACCTTCATCATTTAACGCACCAACTATATCCGATTCATCCATTTCATTAATTTCATCAATTGAATAATCACATTCATTTTCCAAAATATCTCTTGCTTCTTCAATTAAATCTTGAAGCTCCTCTTCACCTCTATCAGTTTCTCCCCACTCTTCATCTTCTTCCTCATCGTCAAAAAATCTACCTCTCATGGTTCTATCATCTTCGTCATCTAATCCATCATACATGGTATTATCAAAATCGCTGAAGTCATCTTCTTCTTCGTGATCGTCCCAATTTTTATCAGCACCTCTCATGAAATCTTCATCTTCCATTTCGTTGATGCTTTTTTGAATGATTCTTCTTAAATCACTTTCTGTTAGTCTTATTACGTTTTTCATTATTTTTTTATTTATAAATAGTTTCTTATTTTAAAACTTTATCTCGTATCTATAATTTTCTAATTTGTATGCATCAATTATTTCAACAAAGTCGTCATCCAAACCAACCCTTTCTTGTCTTTCTTCTTTTGTTATATCATCATCTGGAAAATATCTTTTATTTACAGTAAAAGAAAATGGTACTTTTTCATCATCACCATCTATTTCTTCAAAGTCACTTAATAACATTTCCCGCCCTTCAAATTCAGATAATTTATTTCCAAGTGTTATATATGTTACTCTTGTGATATTATACTTGTATGTACCACTATCTTCTTCACCGTAACCATCACAATATCCACAAGTGTATGATCCATAACCTCCGCAATCTTCACAAGTTTTACCACCCGATCCTTCACACTCTGGACATTCATAATCACCTTGTCCACCACAATTTCTACAATCTTCTTTTCCAGAACCTCCACAACCACCACAATCCACTTCAACTTCTACTTCTTCACCTTCATCATCTTCTTCTGTGTCAGTTTCAGTTCCTTTACCATCACAATGCCTACATTCTTCAGTTCCTTCACCATAACATTCGTAACATTCAATTTTTCCTTCACCATCACAATATCTACAATCTTGATTACCCGTACCGTCACATCTACTACATTCTTCATCACCACTACCATAACAGTTACTACATTCTTGTTTTATTTCTTCTGTATTGTCATAAAAATCAATAACGTATAAAAAAAGACGTGAAGATAAACCAATAATAGTTTCTTTTTTATATCTACCTGTAATAATAAGATAGGACATAAAAACAAGTTTAACTTTGTCTGCAGGTGTTGATACTCTTGATAATAAAAGTAATGCAAAATGATTAGTTCTACAAATATTAACTATTTTATTAAAACCAATAAAACCGTTTTCTCCGTATTCGTCTTTTGCAACTTCAGCTAATGATTGTGCAATTCCATAAAGTTTGTTTGGATCTAATGACATATTAAATAAATATGATCATTTTAGAAAAAAGAAACCGTGATGGGAGTCAAACCCACACCAATTTTTGTGCTAACCAATTACACCACACGGATTTCTTTGTTATTCTTAACTACCGAGTTAATTTTTCTTTATTGCTTTTACGGCCGAGTATTAGACAAAAGGGTAAAAATAACAAAATCCCTGAGAGGTTATCTATAAATATCTTATAGTTCTTGAACTTGAAACATAACCCAATCAACCTCACCTTCAGTTAAATGACCCAGTACGTCATCAGTAATATGAGTGTTGTAAGATATTTCCCAAGTCTTTTCATTACCATAAATTACAGCAACCTCCCACTCACTATCGTTTGATGTGTAAGATGAATAATTATTAACATCATAGGTAGCCTTATATCTAACAACAGATACACCATAACCATTTTCAAAAAAGATTAGTCCATGAAGTCCTTCACCATATTTGTGTGGTTTAAATTTTATGTCCTTGAATGATTTCATTAGTTATTTAACATTGCGTATTGATCTTCTTCTAAACCTTTTAATCCAAGTTTTTCTAAGGCCATTTTTAATACGTGAAGTTGTTTTGCCACGTTATGTTTATTAACAAGTAAATTTCCAAGACTTATACCTGTTTCTTTTTGAAACTTATTGAAGTTTAAAAGTCTTGATTCTAAACGTAGTCTTAATTCACAACCCGATATGTAAAATTCTAAAAGTTGTTGTTTGTTGAAAATTTCAATTAAATGGTCTGATTCATGTTCCATGGCGAAAAATAGTGTTATAAGTTCTTTGTTCATTTTGTTTATTTCTACAAAGATACATATTTTTCTGAATATTCGTCAAGTTCTTTAAGATATTTTATGAACTCTTCACTGTTAATGAACTCGTCGTGGATTTGTTGGTGTGTGTCTTCCATCTTTTTTGTTTTGTGATTCCGCCTGGATTCGAACCAGGAATAGAAGATTAGAAATCTACTGTGATATCCCTTTCACCACGGAACCATTTAGTTAAATCTTTTTAACCTCGTATTTGTGACCTGAATCTGAGTTTAATTCAAATATGTCCCTCATTTCTTCAGCCTCCTTAATGGTGTCAAATTCCCAAATCTCACTATCAGAGTTTAATAAGATTACAGGAACTTTCTTTTTACTGTCTGCTTTAATATGTTTAATAATTACGTACATAGTTTTTTTAATAATTATACAAAATAAAAATCCCCCAGTCAATTAAGAAAGGGGGATTAATCTATATTTTATTTTTTTAAGTTCCGATAATTAACCCACCCAAATCAAGACCAGCACTACCTTTTAATCTATCTTCAACTTCTCCATACATGTAAGTTTTAACAACAGCAGTCACTGATTGTTCAGATTGGGCAATTTTTGTTTCCATCCAATCTTCCAATTGTTCACCTTCTTCCATCATTTCCCACATTTTATATGCCAAAGTTGCGATTGTAAAAAGTTGTTGTTTTGCCATATAAGAACCATCATCATGATTCTCATTTAAAAACTTAACCATTTTTTCTAATTGGCTCTCTGTTATGATAATTTTACTCATATTTTTTTACATTTTCATAAACTTAGGATTAAAGTCTAAAATTGTTTTTTGTAATTCATCAATTTTTTTTGTTAAAACACCAAGACTGTTTCTTAATTGTTCATTTCTTCCTTGGTAATTCTGAGTTTTTGTATTAAGTCTATCCAATTTTTCCGTTTCTTTTGCCAATTTTTCTTGTAGTTTTTCTTTTTTATTCTCATCAGTCTCTGAATCAACTTGTTTTTGTAAGTTATTAACTATGTTTTGTTGTTGTTCGGCGTTTCCTGATGTTTTTTGTATGGAGTTATACATCTCTCTTTCTCTATCGGTAAAGGTTTTTTGAAGGTCTGTTGAGTAGTCTGTTAAACTATTATATAATTGATCACTCTTAGCCTTTATTCTTGCAAATGCTGCTTCTATTGCTGGTGATCTATCTTGATCGGCACCTGTAAATATGTTACCAAGTGATGCACCAACTCTAGCCTTTAATCCCGCAAGATTTGCGTTTTGTTCATTTAAAAAATTATTCTCCAATCTTTGGTTGGATTCTTGCATGTGTCTAATTTTACTATAACTTCTACTCATTTTGTTTTATTTTTTATTTTATTAAAATTTATGTTTTCCAGGTTTTCCAATAAATCCAGGAGGTTTTGAAAAATTCTTAATTAAAGAAGGTTTTTTTCTTTTATATCTAAAATCAAAATCTGGTTGTTTGTTTAATATCCTCATAAATTTTTCTCCTCCACGTCTTAGTTTTTTTACAAAATCTTCAACGTTATGACCAGCATTTTCAATTTTATCTATTATTTTTTGAAGAATCCCCGGATCAGGATCTGAGTCATCAATTAAATTAATATCTGATTCAATTGATCCGATGACAGCATCTTCTTCTTCTTGTATTACTCTTCTTACAATTCTTGTAAGATCTGATTCTGTTAATCTAACTATTCTTTTCATTTTATTTATTTATTTATTTTATTACCATGTTCTACAAGCCCAATATCTAGGTTTCCATCTTGGACCGGGATTATCACAATTATGTCTTGCTCTAAAAGACTTTCTTCTTTCAGGGTTATTTTTCTTTATAACCATTCTTTTACCTTTAGCCGATTTACCACCAAAACCAAAGTTTACTTTAACAACTTTACCTTTGTCGTTTTTAACATAAACTTTGAATTTTTTAATGTCACCCTGCATGATTTTTCCAAGTTGGACTTTTCTTCCTTGGTACTCGGCTTCATTTAAAAAGTAATTTTCTTCAAATTTTGTATTTTCAACTGAACCATATATGTCTTCATATATATAATTGTTGTTATTATTAGTAACATTTTTAATTACATTTATTAATTGTGATTCTGTTAATTGAATTATCATACATATAAATATATCAATAATAAAAAAAAGGTGAGGATTACCTCACCTATTTTCGGGTCGACACAAGATGTGTGCGAACTGCCACCACTTTGTTTTAAAGATTAACAAAGAAACTATTACTCCAATTTAGATTTTGCAAGTACCACCTCAGCCATTGATACTTCTTTTGTCTTACCAATAACTAATGACTCTTTCAGTATTGAACTTGGTATGTGAACCAAAAAGTCCTTACCGTTGAAGGTTGAAAGGTTTTGATTCAACTCTATTGAAGAGTGGACCATATTTAAAAATATTTTGAACTGAACCTCATCCATAAAAGTTTCATTTAAAACTTCCCCAAACTTAGGATGAACTATCATTACGTGTTTATGTGTTGCCATATTTTTTATTTATTGTAAAGTTAAGAATAAATTTTGAATTAAACAATTTCTTTGTAAGTTATTTTTTTAACAACTAAATCATCTCTATGTAGATCAAAACCAAAATATTTAAATTCGTGTTCTAATATTCTTGTAATTTTACGTCTGTAATATCCATTACATCTTACTTTGTATTTTTCACAATATCTGTTTGAGTATACCCAACATCCGACCATTTTCATATCTACCACTACGTCAACTTCAAATATAAAACTTCCATTCCATACCTTTTTATACTTTCTTACGTTAACCATTTTTAAAACCGCGTCTGTTAATTCCTCATAACCAGAATCAGCCATTGGTTTCATATCAAAACATGTGTCTTTAAAAATTGTTTTGATTGCTTTTATTTGTGTGTCTTTAATTGCCCTACCATCTTTCATGACACAAAGATAGTGATTTTATTTTGATTATGAAAAACTTTTGTACTCAATTTTTGAAATATTCACATCGTCACGACCATCTATTGAAAAATATTTCAATTCTTGTAACACCGTACCTAAGATACCATTTCTGAAATATCCGTTACATCTTCTTGAATGTCTTGTACAATAATCATTACTATAATAGTAACTACTATTTCTCATGTCTACAATAACATCAACTTCGTATACATATTGTTCTTGGTTGTCAGTCCAAGCGGTTCTTCTGTGTTTATATTTTCTAATGGATTTAATTTTAACCACCGCACCTTTTAAGTCGTCGTCAAAATAGTAACCCTCATTTTTATAAAATTTAATTTCAGTATCTTTAGTTAATTTTTTAACTGCCTTAATATGATTGTCCAAGATGTGTTTTCCGGTTTTATATTTGTTTTCCATGACACAAAGATAGTAAAAAAAATTAAATGCACAAAAAAATGGATACAAATTTTATTGCATCCATCAATTTTTTTTTACCAGTAATCATGTTTTAAAAAAAAGGTTGAGATTACACCTGTTATTGAGAACCTTTAGAGTCATTATTTATTCTACTCTTATCCACTTCCTTTTGAGAAGTATTCCTCAGTGACGATTATTTAGGTGAATCACTCCTTGAGGTTTGAATTACTCTCATCTTACTTGACTCTTTCCGAGGATGCCTCCCCAGTTCGTCCTTGCGGGACTAAAGGTTTTTCGGATAATTACACTCAGACTTGGGATCCTTGTGTGCAATGAACGGCTCATTACTATGTAGTCACCTTTCATCCAAACCTGACAGACACTTTTCCTTTTTGTAGTTAATAATTTAGTTTTATTACTTTCCATAAAGTGTTTGTGTTGTGGATTGTCAAAGTAGTGGTCTGCCAACCGAGCCAACCCATCTTTTGGACGAATCGATACTCAACTACTCTGTGAAATGTCCCCATTTCCATACATCAAGATTACTTCAAAACAATTCCTTTGGTAAGGAATCATTAGGGTTGGTAACAGCACCACCTGTACACGAACATACCTTTCGGTTTTAAGTACCCTATCATAATGGAACTCGCAATAATAAAATTGGATAATCTTATTTTTTGCATAATTCCTACGGGTTATTCCTCTTGGTGTTCCCACCTCAAACTGACAACCCACATTGCCAGTTCGTCGAACCACTTTCCCTACAGCGTTGCCCTCGGTACTAAAGGTTAAACGGTATCCCGCTTGTGTACTCGACCTCGACAAGTCCGAAGACTCACCAAGACGCAAACCCATTACACGTTAGGTTCACTTTATCCCACTTTCGTGGTTTATTTTAATGGACCATACACGGCCCAATGACTTAATTTAGTTTCACACTTAAAGAAAGGGAGGTGTTAATTCGCTTTTTATAATTGTGACGACAATTTCAGTCGGTTTTAGTTTTTCAAAGAACGTTTTTTAGACTTGACAACGAGTATCTTTCATCTCCTTTAGTTTCAAATCTTTTACAAAGTTAAGTCTTTTTTTTCAATTAGACAAGTACTTTGTTAATTTTTTTCTACGTACACCTTGTCAGTTCCGTATTTTTTAGCCATGATATCAGCAAACTGATAATTAGGTGTATATACTTTCTGACCTTCGTTATTGATGTAGGCGTAAATTTCATTTACAACTTGATCTTCACTCATGTCTTAACATTATTTCAATTTATTATTAGGACGTTTCCTAATTGTTTTACAAATCTAAAACATTTATTCTAAACTGTCAATTGTTTTTTTAAAAAATAATGAATTTTGTCAGAGGTATTTTATAAATATATAAATATGTTACAAAAAACTAGTAATTTGATAAATTTTTTAATAATTCTATTCCAAGAGTTTTGTGTTTTCCTTGAAGTGGGATTTCAAAAACGTTATTACCTGGAAAATTATACGATTTTTCTGGTAACATTAGTTTAGTATGTCCCGTATCATCAATACCTAATAATGGGTATGGTACGTTTTTCATAGTTATAGAATTACTTTCAATCATTGTACATTTTTCAGGGTGATCCCATTGTCCTCTATTATCAACAACACAATCTAATTTTTCCATTATATAATCCCATTCACTCTCAGATAAAGTTTTACTACCTTTTATATGGTTTTTTAAAAGTGATTCAACACCTTTTTTATTACTTTCTTTAGATTCTTTTAGATTAGTTGGTGATCCTATTTTTTTATTTAATATATCAACAAATGTTTTTTGAATGTCCTTTAATAGATCAACATATTTTCTATCACCTTCTTGTTTTTTACCACTATATAAAAAATTAATACCTGATATATTTGTAATACATTTATGTCCTCCTGAATTAGCCCTTATAACATCTAACCCATTAACCGAAACTTTATCTAATAACATTCTTTGTTTTTCACTTAAACTTCTATATAGTCTAGATGATATATTAGATAAAATATCTCTTAAACTACCATAATCGCCTTGTATTTTAAATGAAGGTGAATTTCCATATATTGCCATCATATCTTTAAATGTAAACCCAACAGATCCATATTCCGTTCCCATTTCAGATAATCTTTTTAGGGTACCAAATGTTATTTTTTGTGAAGTTAATTCGCCCTTAAAAACATCTAAAACCTCATCTTTTATCTCACCTAAATCAACACCTTTTAAAGCTCTTTCTTTTTTATATGGGTTGCAAGAGGATTGAACCAACCCTTTAGGCCAAGCCATTACAATAAAATCAGCATCAGGATTATTTCTAAATGGTGTATACCTATCATAAGATCCCGACTTTACCATTGATCCTCCTCCGTATTGAACAATCACATTACCTTGTACATCAATATTTTTATAATTTTTCATTTTAGAAACGTAGTCTTCTTGATTTTTTACTAAATCATCTATATTCGCATAACCTTTTTCTTTTATAATCTTTTTAATCAAATTTAATATACTCAAAAGTGATGGTTTTGCTTCTAAAACAAGTTGCTCTAAAAATTTTGGTTTGTTTTTAAATGCTAATAGTAGTTTGTTTGTTACAAGCCCCATTAACATTTTATTTCTTTTCAATGATTCATTTTTATCATATTTGAAAAGATAATTCATTACCATTTCTGGCGTTATGTCATTTACTGCAAAATTTGCAGAATCAACTGTTGATATTAGGTGTATGTCTTCTGATGTAAATATTTCTTTTGGTGATATACTTTGTGAAATTGTTTCAACGTTTGATCTTGATGCTTTGAAGTTTGTTGCGGTGTCCTTTTCTACTCCCGCTTGACTGTCGTGATGGTCTGTATGAATAACAAACATTGGTTTCCCGTGTGCAAAATCAACTAATACTGGCATAACTTCACCACTACCTTCAGGTTTTTTTATTCCAAATTCTTTATCTCCGTATTGAATAATTTCAGCATCAACAACATTAATACCGTTTTGTTCAAGGTAGTTTTTCATTGCAATTGCCGTAGTAACTCCGTCTAAATCTTGGTGAAAGTATATTTTAGCTTTCTTGTATCTTTTTGCCAGTAAATTAATATCTCTAATTCCTGATTCTTTGATTAGTCTTTTCATACTAAATAAATATGAAACAAAACAAAAAAACCAACATTACTGTTGGTCTTCTTTTATCTCTTCTAACTTTTGGAAGTATTCTACTCTCGTTTTTGCAATTTCAGTATAGTTTGGTGATAATTCTATTCCTAACCACCTTCGTCCGAGAACTTCAGCAGCAACTAAACTAGTACCACTACCGGTGAAAGGGTCTAATACAATGTCATTTTTATAGGACAATATTTTAATAGCTTTAGTTGGTATGTCCATTGAAAAGGTTGCCTTGGTCAAAGACTTTGTATCTGCAAAATATTTCCATTGGGCAAATACTAGATCCATAAACTCTTTTTTATCTTGTTCCTCATAGACCACTTTCTTTTTTATGGTTCCGTCTTCCTGTTCAATTTCAGTTGGTGTCCCCTTCCATTGTGGCTCCCCTTTAACCTTTTTAATATGAAATTTTTTGTATGCAAGTATTACACACTCCTTTGGGTTATAGATATATGGTGATGATGGTGACATCCAAGAACCCCATGCAGTTGTTTTAAGTCTATGTGGGGCATCTTCTTCTAAATCAACTAAACCAAAAAATCCGTAACCAATTTCTTTCATCAACTGATACATCTCAGAAACAAATAAAATTCTCCCACCCTTTTTTTGTCTGTTAACTTCGTATGGTATATTTAATGCAATACGACCATCATCTTTTAATACTCTATAAGCCTCTGTAAGCCAGTTTCTAGCAAAAACAAGATAATCCTCAAACTCAACATCATCTTCATGTACGTCATACGCAATACCTACACCATAGGGTGGTGAGGTCACAATTAGGTCAATACAACCTTCAGGTAATGTTTTCATGACCTCAACGCAGTCACCATTTATAATCTTGTTTGTCTCTATCATTTTTGTAATTTAATTTTATTATCTAACAAGTTTTGATTTATCAATAACATATCAGGACTAACTTTTATCATAAGAGCCATATTACTTTTAGACCTAATTGAATTTATGTTTTCAAATGTGTCTATTTTAGATGCAAATCTTGTTATTGAAGTATAGGTACCTGTTTTTAACTTATCAATATCCTTATCACCAAACTTTCTAATATCATCTAAATAAAGTACCGGTGTCTTTCTAATTAAGGTTTTACCCTTGTAACATACCCAATCATAGTCGTACTCATTTGTTTGATATAACTTTGATACTGAACTTTTTAATGCTCTTTCTAATATTTCCACGTTTTTAAAATCACACTGAAGTCTTACAATATAGTTTTCATAATCTTCTGTGATAGTAACATTTGTGATACCTTCTTGTTCTTGTAATGTTTTTTTAAAAAAACTAATTTTTTGTTTTATTTCAGATATTTCAGGAACTTTTTCACCATATAAACTATCAAGAGCAAGTATTGCTGAGGTTTTGGTTTTACTTTGACTAAGGTTAATTGAATGCTTAAAAGTTCCTGATCCGTCGGAGTTTAATTTTAAATCTTCAATTATTTCAATACAGGAAGTTAATAACAATATTAACAAAAAATAAAAATATTTCATTTTTTCTCTAATGTATCAATATGATGTTGTAAATACCACAACGCCTTTTTTAGGTCCTCCAACTCCTTTTCTTTATTTTTTTTACCGGCTCTTGAAATATACTTTACAGTATTTCCTAAACTAAATCCAAGATCCCAAGCATCAATGACTTTGATTGCTTCATAAATGTTATCTTCACCTCCATAATGTTGGGGGTGATTTACTTGTTCATTACTCATAAATTCCCAATTGGATTAAATAACCTCTCACTTTTTTTCCAAGCTCCATATCATTTGGGTTTTCTCTAACCAAATTGATTATATGTTGTGGGTCAACATTAATTTTTTTCTTTTGAACTGATGGGTGTTTATACCCGAACTCTTTTTCTTGTCTTAACTCGTTTAATGATCTTTGTTTTACTACCATGACTTTTTTATTTCAATAATATAAAACTAAATTTTATTTGTCAAATTTTTGTGTTTAATAATTTTTGATTGGATCATGTAGTTCATTATTTTCCTTTTTGCAATAGGAATCAATGTTTCTTTGAGTGGGTAATTATTATTGTGGTTAATAGTGAATACTATCAATTTACTATGAACCTTTGGGTCTTGTAGATTTTTAATTAGTGGTTTTTTAACCTCTTTTAGTTTTTCATCAAAATCTCCTTTTAGACATTCACATATTCTTTTTATATGACATTTTGTTTCTAAGTTTCCTTTCTTAATTGGTTTTATAATAAACTCATATAGATAAGTCTTACTACCATAATCTAAAAAGAAAAGACCTTGTTTTGGTTCAATGTTTTTTGGGTTTTGTACCGGGTCAATTGAAACTGTGTCATTTACAATATCCCAAATTGCCTTTGCATGGTTAAAGTAATCAGTCAGTTTTGTTGATGAGTATTTACATATGTGGTATACATCAAGTATCTCTTCTTTTGTTAGTAAGGGACAATCAACAGGTATTAAATCTGAAATTAATATTTCATCATCAGGATCTTTGAGTGTTCTATTAAGTGTAAGTATTTGACCTTTTTCAATTAAAAGATTGATACTTGCAAGATGTAATGATATTTCTTGAAACTGTGGATATAGTTTAAAACTATTTAAGTTTTTATCTAATTTTTGTAAATAACCTAAAAGTACCAATTGTTTGTGTTCTAAATCAATCGGGTCTTGAAATAACCAGTCAGTTTTCATTAATAAATTATAGTAAAAGAATTTGTAGGTGTAAATTATTAATTATATCTCATAACATAATAATCATTCCCATTGACGGTGTATTCATTTTCTGTTCCGTCATAACTGTTTAAAACACTTCCATACCCATCAGATCTAATTACGTAGTCAATGGCGGCATCCACATCCACAAAATCTAAAAGATCTTGGTTATCATACCCTCTATTTTTTAATTCATTAAAGATATCATCTTTATTATCATCAACCATACCTTCTATGGTATCTTCAATTTCTTGTTCATTATAGTCACCTTCTGGATTTTCATTAATGTCATCTATTAGTTGTTGGTAGTCGTAAATATCACTTTCAATTTCTTCTTGTTCTTCATCGGTTAATCCACCATCTTCAAGTTTTTGATTTAATCTATCAATATTTGCTTGGTGGATTTCTAAATACCTTTTTTGTTGATCTGTTAATTCTTTATTTATATTCCAATCTTCAGGGGCTTGTCTAACGTATTCACTATAATCATCATACAAATAACGTCTAACATAATCTTCATCAATATGATTTTCCCAAACCCATTCTCTAAATGTATCAAAACCTGATTCCTCAATTTGTGATTCTAACTGTTCTTTTGCCGCATCATATATTTTATCACCTTCATAAACAACATATTCACTTTCAAAGTTTTTTGATCCTAACCACAAATAAACACTTGAATTACCATAATGATTATAATTCTCTTTAAATAAAAAATACTTATCTTCGCCTTCTTCTACGTTTCCACTTTCTTTTAGGTATTCAAAAATTGCTTCAGTTTCATTTGATTCTTTGTCATCATTTTCAACATTCCAATAATCATCCTGTCTTAATACGTCTTGATGTGCAAGTCTTTGTTTATGGATTTTTAATTTTTCTAATCTTTGCATTTCAGATCCCCAATAATCAAATCTACCTCTTACTTTATTTTTATCAAAATAAGAAACAGAACTATAACTGATATCTAAATCTCCTTCTACTAAATCAACACTATCTATATTTGTCACATTTTTATTCCCTCTAAGATCTAATTCACCTGTAATTCTAATTTTTTTACCGGCATAGTCAGGAAGTCTTTTAATAAATGAACCATCACCATTAACATAATCTAAAAGTTCTTTATACTCTTCAGGACTAACATCAACCCACTCTTCGGTTTCTTCTTTTATTATTTTTTTAATTAAGGAATTTAAACTCATATTTTATAAATAGTTTATGTTTACAAATGAATATTCATAGTTTATAAATATTTATATATAAAATAAACCTCTAAAAAATTTTAGTCATGGGATGCGGTTGCAAAAATAAAAACAATGGTCAACAGGCACAACAACCTGTTCAAACACAACAACAATCTAATAACAATACTGTTAAGGAAGCGGTACAGAAAATTGTAGAAAAGTATTACAATAAGAAATAAAAAACTATTTAGTCATATATTAATTTTTTATAACATTAATTAAAAATAAAAAGTTAAAAAAATTAATATGATTGAAGTTTCAAGTTTTTTATCAGGTAAAAATCTATGTAATATTTTCGCGGACCTTATTGTTAAAGAAATTAATAAAGTATCTCCTGATGCCATAACAGAAATAAAAGTTATAAACGTCAGGAGTTTTTTTATTGTTAAAGGTTTTACATCATCTGAAAAAATAGTAAATGTTTCAGATATTTTATCTGACTTATATCAAGGTTATGATGAAAATTTAGTAAAAACCGTTAGGGTAATTGATGTGATCATTTATAACAAAAAAATAGATAGAAAGTTAAATATTAATGTTCAAAATAGTAATCAAACAAAAAAAATTAAAGATGATTTACTCGTAATATGTAACAAATTACAAAAAGAAGGGTTTTATTTAAATTTAAAAGTTCATGATAAAAATTTATTTTATGATTTTGAACATAATGTAGAATATGACCATGATTATATTTCTTCTAACTTCAAAGATTACAATTGTGTAAAGGATGATTTTTCAAATGATGTTTATATTTCTGATTTAGTTTATGGTCTATCAGATAATGGTGAAAAATATTATCATTTTTTATTAAATAAAATTTCATTTAACCTATTAAATAGAGGGTTTTCAAGTGACTTAAACCTTTTAATCACATCTGAAAATGGTGTGGATGATATTGATTCTGAAAACATTAATCTTTCGGTCATTAATAAAACAACAATTAGTAAAGAAAAACTTGAAAGTCTAATTTTAGATAATTTTAGTTTTAAACTATCAGACATTAAAAATGAATTTGATTTATCTGAATTTAATTTACTATCTTATTTGTCTGAAGTTAACTACGTCCCAAGTTGGGAAAATTATCAAGGTACGGGGGATTTAATGTTCTTATAGAACATATCCCTTTACTAACTCAACACCTTCAAATATATCTTGAAAATCTCTTTCGGGTGCAAGTAATTGGATGTTACTTGTATTATCTTTTTCATCTAACGTTAATAGCATTAATGCAGGTACGTACTCATTTTCCGTTAATTTAGTAAATTCATCGTATTCTTCTTCAAAATCATCAATGTCTCTTTCTATAAACGGTATGTTTTCTTTTTCTAATTCTTCTTTAATCATTGTACAGAATGGACAACCCTTCATCGTATATACTACAGTTACTTTCATTTTAATCTATTGTAAAATATTTATTTAATCCTTTTAATAAAAAAATTAAATTATCACTATCTTTAAGTAAATATAACACGTTTAAATTATATATGTTTTCGTGGTCGACTTTTTTAAAATACAAAAAAATATCAGTTTTTCCGTATTTTATTAAACCTTCTTTTAAAATAATATTAACACCATCATAATCAGAGTATAACCAAATAGATTCATTTTTTTCTTTTAGTAAATTAAACCCATCTTTAACAATATTTTTTGTTTTTATTATTGATGGATATATTTTATTTTTTGTTAAAAAAATATCTATAATATTATTAGGTATTAAGTTTTTATTATCTTTTTCCATGTTTAAGGTAGATCCATAAATAGTTCTTCAAAATAATTATAATCGTTATTATCAATAATAACTTTCTCATTTACTTCATTAACCCATATTGGGTATATATCGTAAATAGGTTTTGTTTCATCAAATTCTTTAAATTTTGCAAAAGTCCTTGTTGTTTTACCATTTTTATATTTTTTAACCATAATGGGTAATTTTATAAATTCTTTTCTAAAAAGGTGATCAACTCGTCTATCTAACTCATCAACAGGTATAATCCATTCATCTAAAAGTGGCATGTTATACTTACCTAAAGTTTGTGATCTTCTTAACCCGTCTCTTGTAAATTGGTATTCTATTGTTGCTCTTTCAATTCCATCTTTATCTCCCTTTCTTAATGAAACGATAAAACAGTATGGTTTTTCAGAGTATGTCCTTACACAGTTGTGCTGGTGAATTGATTCTCCTTGGTATTGTTCTGTGGTTTTAAAAAGTATTGGAAAGTATGTATTGTCGTGGGTAAATATTGGGTCTTCAACTAAAACCGAATCTTCTCCATAAAATCTTGTGATGTGACCATTACTATAAGAATCAATAAGTGTTGCCCATTCAGAGTGTTCATTATTAAATTCATCTCTATTTTTGGCCAATAATTTAACATTTTCACCATAATTTTCTAATTTAATTTTAAATCTGAGATGGTCTATCAAAGAATTCATAAAATATTGTGATGATGTATCATTTAAAACACTTACAATATTTTCTTTTTCTTTTTTTGTTAAAAAAAGATCTGCTGGTATTCCTTCATAAATGGGATTATAATCTGAATAAATTTTTTCAGTTATAAAAACTTCATCTTTAATTTTATTAAATAAGTCTTGTCCTAAAAAATGGTATAATTGAACAACACCATTAAGGTCAATATTATCATATCTATTAAGTAGTGATTTTATTTTTCTACCTTTTAAATTGTATTTTTTCATTAACCATGTAACCAAGTTTGCGTCGTGTTTTCTAACATCTTTAAATGGTGCAAACATTTCAGAAAACTTTAAAAATGCGTTTGGGTATTTGATTTTTCCGTTTTGAAGAATAATTTCATAATACTTCTCCTTTGGTTTTTTATTTGATTCAATATTAAGACCTAATTTTTCAATAATTCTATTTAAAAAAATGTTAAAAACAGTATCACTATTCCCTTCGGTATACCGTTGGGACAGTGGCGAATAAACAAACGTGTTAAATAAATTTGTTATATTTATTTTACATTTGAACCCTATTTTTTGTTTTCTTTTAAATGCTGCTTCCCCAGTATAAAATAACTTTCTCTTATAATTAAATGTTAGATAATAAATTGTTTTTCTTGTCTTGAAATACCTTTTACCGACTTCTCTATTGTTTCTGTAATTAAAAACTTTTAATGCAATCTTATCATCATTTTCTTCAATAACATATAAATTTCTATTTAAATAACAACTAGTTAATAAATTGGAGTAGTTTTTTAAATATACTTCCTCACCATGCTCACAACCATCTCTTCCATGTTTACATGTGAAATTACCAACATAGGACTTATGTGGGTTAATTGGTACATAATGCCGACGTGTAGTTATTTTAAAAGGATCTTCATCTTCACCTTCTACATTTATTGAATTAAAATCTTCATAAAAGTAAGTTTCGTATAGTTTAACCTCTTCTTTAAAAAGGACTGTCATATCTGACATAAAAAAATTATTTAAGTGTTACTAATTCATACAAATTAAACCCATGTGATGTTGCATATGTGGCATTACTTTATCTACACCTTTTTTGTCACCATTGAGTTTTACTATTAAATCTATAAGTTGTTTTCTTGTTGGTTCTAATGGTTTTTCGTCGTCTTCTGAATTAAATTCAACTATTTTTTTAACACCATTAAAAAACTTTTTGGGGTCTATATCACCTATAAGTTGTCTTAACTGATCGGGGTTCTTATCAAAAAACCCCTTAAAGTTTGTCATATATATTTCAATATCTAAATTTCCCATAACTTTATTTTTTATTCAATAAACAAAGATAAGAAATTTATTTGAGACTTTTTTACTTTTGGTCAAAAATAAAGAAGTTTCCGTCTCTTTCTGCTCTTTGTCTTAATGCGTCAGGAATAGTTCCATCAAGTTTGCTATTTTTAATATTAATAATTGATAGTTTAGGTAATTCTGCTAAACATGCTGGTAATGGTTGTAAGTTTGGATTATCAGGTAAAGATAAGAACTTCAACTCTTTTAAGTTACAAATACTATCAGGTATTTTAGATACACAACCAACAAGGTGTAATGCGCTTAACTGTTTAAAGTCTCCGATTCTTTCAGGTAAATCTAAATTAAATGCCTGACCTCCTCCTTTATGTGTAAATTCTAATCTTTTAATGTTTTCAGGTAATGTATCAAAGAACTCTTCAAAACCATATAATGCAATAAATTTAGATGCTGAATCACCCGGATAATTAACAGATACTTTTTCACCATTATTTTGTGAAAGACCCATCATGAATTGAGGTTTAAAGTATTCTCTAAGCCCTTCTTCACTATCTTGTAAAAATTTAACCAAATCAATTTGTCTATCGGCAGGGTCCATATATTGATTAGATGGGAAGTGGAATTGGTATCTTAATGCCGGTAATCCTGTTTTTTCACCAACTTCCATACTTCCTGTGAATTTTGTAGGTGAATTAGGTATTACAACATATAAAGGACCATCTTTAATGTATCTATCAAACCAAGTAAGACCAGGTGATGATGTACACCATCTTGTTTCACCTTTTTGTGGTTCTAAATAATATCCACCATAAAAACATGCGGCGTCTTTACCTATCTGTCCTGTATTTGAAATTTTAACAACCGTCCAATTACCAAATCTTTTAACTTCTTCAGCACCTGGATGTTGGTATGATGTTGATGCCTCTTTTTTCTCGTCAGCAGTTGCCTTAGTTTTTTCTAAACTAAAATCTTTTACTTGATCATAAAGTGTTTCAGGAGTTAACTTATTTATATCTCTATATTCTTGTGGTAATCTATTTTTAAATCTTTCAAACTTCATTAAGTCACCTGTTACTTTGTACAAGTCTTCTAAAAATAATGCCTGATATTCTTTAATAGCTTGTTTAACCGCAGGACTATTAGGGTCTGTAATACCACTACTTAATTCAACATTAGGGTTAGTGAAGTTTTTAAGTAACCATTGGGTGTATTTACCAATTTTTACTTTTTCCATATCTTCGGGTTTAGCGTTAATCGCCTCCATTCCTTCCGGAACTCTTGATGTTGGGTCTGCAGCAATTATTTCAAACAATACATGAAAAGGCATCATACCTTTTCTTGTTTCTTTGTTTGGTTTAACGTATTTGTCAAATAATACTTGGAATCTTGAGCTTTCAACAATTAAATCTCTTAAAATACTCGTAAATCTAATAGCCATAATTAAAGTTTTTATTAATAAATATCACAAATATAAGAAAAATATTTTAATAATTCATAATCAATAACTCTTCTCCCATATTTTGTTTTTCACCTTTCTTTGCAGAAGCGGCCTTAGCGAACTCTTTTTTAACCCAACGGTAACTATCTTCAGGAAACCATTCGTGCAATAATTCAAAATCATAATAAGATAAAGAAAATTTACCCTGAACACCATGTAGAACTTTTGCTAACCTTTCGTGATCTTGTCTATCAAAGTCGTGGTTTGAGTAATAGTTTTCTGTTTTCCAATATGGTGGATCCAAATAGATATATGTGGATGGTGAGTCGTATTTATCAATAACGTCAGAAAAATCCATGTTTTCAACATCAGTGATTTTTAAAAAGTGGTCTACCCAATCAGGTTTTGATAACTTATCTCTGAATGTTAGATACTTTGACTTATACTTACCTTTAAGGTCAATAAAATTAGATGTCTCGGGTTTTGATCCACTAAATACTTGCGTAAGAATATAGACGTATTTGGCGGCTACTTCATAATCACCAGGGTTTACGCTGAAACCTTGACTGAAAATTTCAGTCTGAAACCTTACAAATTGTTCTTTATACATTTCAGGAGTTACGTCAACTCCCTGTTTTTGACAATCTATTGAATTAATCGCCCTTAACAATTCAGAAGGGTTTTGTACGCACTTGAATAAATTGTAATTTAATGGATTAAAGTCGTTATAAACAACTTTCTTTAGGTTAGGGTATTGTTTTAGGTCCATGTTATAAAAACACCAATACATACCACCAAAAGTCTCTAAATAGACCTCCATATCTTTATCATAGAAAGGGACTATCCACTTTCCAATCTTACTCTTACCTCCAATATAACTTAACATAATACAAATATAGTGTTTTAAATATTTATTTTCAAACCGAACTTAATTAAAATATAACTATGAAACAAAAAAAAGCAACACAAGTTACAGGATGTAGGACTTGTAAACAAAGATTATCAGTAACACAAAAATCATTCATTTTTTTAGGTATATTCATGTTATTTACCTCTATTTACGGAACTATAGAGTTAATTAGAGACCTCATCTCTCTTTTGAAGTAATTCTTTAATCTTAACCCTAATATCCTGATCAATTTCACTATTTTTTTGGATTGACAGTTTTATGTAAAAATTACCATTTCCTTGTGGTGTTTTATACCCTTTACCTGGTATTCTTAATGGTTTGTCTGAATCCAATGTTTTTGGTATTGAAATCCTTAAAGTACCTTCAGGATGTTCAATATCTATAGTATCGTCAGTGATTATATTTAATACGTCTAATTTTTTGTTATAAATTAAGTCATACCCACTTTTTTGAAAATCGGTATTTTCATTTAAATTAATTTTTAATATTAAGTCCCCATTAGTGTTGGTACTATTTGAATAATCACCTTTACCTCTTACTCTCATAAAATCCCCATTATCTGAATTTGGTGGTATTGATACGTTAATTTTTTGTGGGTTTCTAGTTCTACCATTACCGTTACATGTACCGCAATGTTTAACAATTTTACTACCCGCACCATTACAAACATTACAAGCCATCTGAATTTGTTGTTTAAACATTCCGGTACCAAAAATCTGATAAATAAACCCGTTACCGTTACAATTATTACAAATGTGTCTATCACCACCAGAACCATTACAGGTTACACAATTTTCTAAAACATCTACATTAATTTCTTTTTTAACCCCAAAAAAAGATTCTACAGGTGTTATTTCTAAATTTATAACTTTGTCAGGAGCCCTTCTTTGTTGTCTTTGTCCGTTCACCATTTGTTCAAACATACTATGTATGTCAAAACCACCACCACCCATTTCAGAAAAAGGGTTGTTACGTCTCATATTATATTCTTCTCGTTTTTTTACATCCCCAATATTATCGTAGGCCTCAGCAATGTCTTTAAACTTTTCTTCACCTTCAGGGTTTACATCTGGGTGGTATTGTTTACTTAATTTTCTATAGGCCTTTTTTATTTCATCTTGTGATGAATCTTCTGAGACACCTAAAATTTCATAATAATTTTTCATGAAGCGTAACTATTTAATTGTATTATTCAAAAATAAGAAAAAAAGAAAAATTATCAATTCATATGCAACAGAAATGAATGCAAAAAAGAAATTTGATGATATAATAAAAAATAATAAAATTGTTTTTGAAAAAGTTATAGAGAACGCAACCCCTGTTGAGTATGAGTTGGGTCTACTTACTAACACAAGTAATGTCCAAAAAAGTTTATTTATTACCGATGATCTGGGTAGAAATAATCCTGTTAATTTAGAAGATCCTGATTATGTTTTTTTAGATTTAAAAAAATACTATGTTGAGGAAAAGGTTTTTGATTGGCAAACACAAAATAAAATATCTTTTGGTGAAATAATTAACACCTACTGCAATAATACCGAACTAAAAAATATATTCACTTTACACAATAAAATTTGTATTCAATTGGACTCAGATGTTAGTTTATTTTCATTGAAGGATAAAACGGATTCCGAAAGGCTTTTAAATAAAATTGAGGAGTATTTTTATGAGAAAAAAAGGCTTGATGGTATTTTTGTAAGAGATGTTTCTTCAGCACAAAGGAAATGGTTATATGAGTTATTAGAAAAGAAAGGATATGACAAAAAAAGGTTATATAGATTAAAAACTACTTTTTCAAAAAGGTAAAATCAACACTCCCTATTGATATAACAACTTTATCTTCTTTATTTTTATTTTTAAGGTTATCCATCAAACTTAAAAAGGTGTCTTCGTCTAAAGACACCTTTATTTCAATATTACCTTCATTTAAAAACGTGTTTTCTAAAATTTCAACAGATTCGGCTAACTTAGTTAATTGATCCCTAAAGTTTTCAATATTCTTTGCCATAAGGTATATTTTTTTTCAACTAAAATCGTATTCTTAATTTCTTTTGGATCCATTTTTTTAAGTTCTTCAGAAAACTTTTTTTTGTAATTTTCTGAAAAGTTTTGTATACTCTTATCTTCATCCTCTAATATTTTCAGTTGTTTCTGTAATTTCGTCAGTGAGTTCTTTTGATTCATTTTCAATTAGTTTTGTTAATTGTTCAATATCAAACTTTAGTCCCTTTAAACTTTCAAGATTTTCATTTTCAAAAATATTTTTTAGTTCTTGGACTTTAGATTTGAATAACCTTTCTTTTTCTTCTCTTTCAATGTTTGTTTTAATAATAGCATCCACAATATTTTCAAGTTTATTTATAAGTTGTGTGTTATTTTCGCAAACAAATGATGTTATTTTAGATCCATCTCCATTATCGTTTTGAAGTATTTCAACCCCTTCTGGTATTTTCTTTAACATTATCCATGTGCTTGGAAATGTAAGATCAAAACTTACGTAATTTTTTAATATTCTAACAGAATATAAGTATTTATTTATTTTGTTAATGAACTGTCCAAAAATCATGTTAAAAGTAAATTAAATATGAAATGATATATGATAATAAAAGACCGTATGTTAATCTTTCACCTATTGTCATTTCAAAAGGTTTAGGTGGGGTTGAGAAAAAGGCACTTATAAATGAGACGGCCAACCCTATTATTGCAATAATAGAAAATATAAATACAAACCCCGTCAATTGTGAGTATAAATTAATCATTTTTTTCTTTTTTAGTTTCTTCTAAAATTTCATTTCTAAGTTTTTGCATCAAACCTTTAAGTTCTTGTGCTGCCTTTCTTGCTCTAGTACCTGCAGAATTATTCCCTTTACTATAAAATTTAGCAGTTTCAGCAGTTAAAGTTTCTGTTAATGTTTTTATTTGTTCTAAAGTTTCCATTTTTTTATTTATTAAAATTTATTTTAAAAAAAACTAATTATGTCTTATATAATGTCAATAGATATTAAGTGTTTTTTAAAGATCTTTCAAGTGTTTTATATATATCTGTAAAAATTTCAATATCTGATTTACTTTTCTTACTTTCATATCCAAATATTTGAACAAAAAAATCAAAAGCATTTTCTTGTCCTTTTTTATCATTCTGATTATAAAACACATCATAGAAAAGATCCTTCAAAAATATAGTGTCTTTTTCATTGAAAAAAAATAAAACATTTTCTTTTTGAAAGTTACTTATGGTTTTTTCCCAACACCATTTTAAGTGATCTTTTTTTTGTTGTTCGGTCATACCGACTTTAGTATCATTAGAATTTTCATATTCATCCCCCAAATAAGTTTCCTCTAATAATTTTAGAAATGATACACAAAAATCCCTAAACAACTCTGTAAGTTCTAAAGTTATGTTATTGGCTAAATACCAAGACGTTATGTCTTCTTGGGACATTGGCTTGACCAACCACTCTAAAAATTGGTCCATATTATTATTAGTAGACATAAACAAATAATAATACTGTTAATTTAAAAACGAAAGATATTATTGTGTTTTTTTCTGATAACCAATAAGTTTTTTTATTTCCATTATATTATTTTTAACGTTTTCGTTAATTTGGAAATTTTCTTTAACTGTTTTAGTTTTTTTCTTACTTGACTTTAACATATCAATTAACTTACTTGTTCCATCACCACTTCCTTCCCCTGTTGTGTCGTTTTTAACAGGTTGTGGGTCTTTTTGGTATGCCTTTCTTTGTAGAGCTCTTAACAAATTATCTTTTCTTATTTGATTTCTTTTCTTATTTGATGGTGTTTCTACAGCATTAGCCCACTCAGGATTGTTTCCGGTTCTAGAAGAACCTTGCAATAAATCATCCATCCACTCTTCATTTGGGTGTATGTCGTCAAAATCAAGATTTTCAAGTCCTGCCGCAGTAAAGTTGTCAATATATTCTTGCGTGGTGTCTGAAGGGGTATAGGCATGTTTAGACATTTTAGCCAATTCACCATTACCTTTTGGGAAATGTTTAGGTTCCATTTCATAATCACCTTTTGATGCGTCTTTCAAGTAGTCTTTCATTTTCTTAACAACATCACCTATATAATCATCATTTTGTTTTTTTGATTTTTTTTGGGCGTCTTTGAAAACGTCTTTGGTTTTAGATTTATTTTTACTGTTAGATTTTTTCTTTTCTTCAAGTATAATGTTTTCTATTATATTTATAATTTCATTTTCAGTAAAAATAAATTTCTCTCCTGTTTCATCAAGAACTAACTCATATGACTCTTTTCTTAACATTTTAAAATCTTGACTATCTAATTTACCGTTTTTGTTCTTATCTAACTTATATTGTTTTCCATGTAATTTTTCTTCTATTTCGCCCTCAGTCATACCGCACTCCATGCATTCTCCTTCTTTCATATACCCACCACACTCACACATGTTTTCAGACCCTTCTTTCATTTCGGATTTTTTTCTTCTAATCATTGCAAAATCATTTTTATCAAGTCTACCGTTTTTGTTCTTATCTAACTTATATTGTTTTCCATGTAATTTTTCTTCTATTTCGCCCTCAGTCATACCGCACTCCATGCATTGACCTTCCATCATTCTTCCACTACATTCTGAGCACATTTTGTCTGAACCTTCAGCCATTACTCTTTTTACTATATTCATAATTTTTCTGTCCATATTAATAAATATCTTATTGTTTATAAATTACCAATTGTTTTATTTAATATAATCTTTTTTATCTCATCTTCTGTAAGTCCAGTCCTTAAAGACACGTTATAAATTGCTTCGGATATTGGTGAATTTTTTAAATATTTTACCGGTTTATCTTTACTATTACCCTGACTACAATACGGGAATGTTTTACATTTTTTATCTATTTGAACAAAAGAACCTCCAGGTATTTGTGTTTTTTTCCAAGATCTACCTCCACCTTTTAAATTGTTACCTTTCATTTTAACATCTTCAAATCCAGGAGCATCATATGATCCAACTGAAGAACTACTTGTTGCCTCTTTAAATTCACCCTCAACTTTATTTTTTTTGTATTCTTTTTTTGCTTTCTTGTCATCTGAAAACATACTAAATAAAGGGGCCGAAAATCCACCGGCAGATGCTGCACCTGTAGCTTCTTTAGTTTCATTTTCTAAAATTTGTTTTTTTGTTATCATGGTGTAAAAAACTGTAAATAGGTTATTGACATTACAAAAAATCCAGCAACTATTTCAATAATAGTGTTTTTTGTTTTTAACTTATGGATATCGCTTCTTAAATTTTTATTTTCTTCACTAACTAAATTAAATTTTTCGTCTTTGAACCCGATGATTTTTTGATAAGTAGTGTCTTTTTGCTCCATAAATTTAATAATTCCATCTTTTTTATTTATTATCAAATTAAGTGTATCAATTTCATTTTCACTTAATTTAAGTAAATCTTTAACTTTATCATAATCATTTAAATCAAGTAATATTTTTTGCCCAACATGATAAGGAAAACATATTTCAGAGCTATCAGTTTCAGGAGTTTTTTGACCAAAAACGGTTAAAAAATTAAAAATAAAAAACAAAAGTATTATTTTTTTCATATCAATATTTATATCTTTTTCTTAATGTACTGTCAACTTGTTTTGCTGTTAGTACCTTTATTTCATTAGCCTTTTCATCGTAATAGTTATTAACTACTTTTTTTTGAATTCTAATATTATTGATTGATGAATCTAATTTTTCTATGTCTTTTTTATAAGAGGATATTGAATCGTTATATTTGTCTAAATTAGTATTTAAATCTTTAATTTTATTATCAATAGCGTCTAACTTATTTTGTAAATCTTTTGGGTTACTTGTGTCCTCAGTAAATGTCCTTACTAATAAAAAAATTAAAAGTGACCCAAATATTACCATCAATATATATTTAAAATTGTTTGTTAAAAAATCTTTCATAATTATTTTGTTTCTTCCTTCTTAAATTGGGTTTTTCTTCTCGTTGATATGACCTTAGCCCATTTTGTTTTAAACTTTTCATAATAAGTTGTTAATTTACCGATTAACTCAGTAAGTCTTTCGTCCAATTTAATCATGTCTCCATTAATATAAACTCCGTTTGTTTCTCCAATTGAAAAGAAAAATTCTAAATCAAAGTCAATTACTTTACCACTCCACTGTACTTCATTTGGATAAACGTTCAAAATCCCAAAGTCAGATAAATCAGATACGTCCGCAACAAATTCATCCATAGTTTCTTGATAAGATGTTTTTTCATCTGTAGTTAGTTCTAAATCCTTTTTTTCTTTTCCGTGTAAAGTTAATAAACCGCCGGAAATTCTATAAGTTTTACTTTTATCTTTTTTTACTTTTTCTGGGTCTATTTCTTTTCCTGTGGTTTCATCACTAATATTATCTTCAATGCTTTTTGCAATGTTTAGTGGTCCAGACTGTTCCATCAACATTCTTGATTTTTTAAGTAAATTTTTTATTTCATCATATTGGTTCATCATTTTCTATATTTTTTTTTAAAAGTTTAAAATCAAAAGATGGGTTAACATCTCTATATATAAAGTTAAAATTACTTTTAGTGACAATTCCGTTAAAATTTTCAACCCCATCTTCTTTAACGTTGTGTCCTAAACATTTTTTTGGGATATTAAAATCATCACAAAGTTCAATTATTAGTTCGGATAACTTATTTATTTGTAATTCTTTATGTGGGTCCCAAAAAAAATAGTCTCTCCACTTTTTTTCGTACACTTCTTTTTTATAAATATCACCAACCCAATTAACAAACGTATTATCTAAAGGATTTTTTTTGAACCATCCTAAATTTTCAATACTGATAATAATTGCGTTTTCGTCAACACTTTTTTGACCCATGTAATTTGAATAATTTTCAGGCCTCATAATTTGATAAATTTGACCTGTTTTTTCTATTACATAGTTAGGTAAATACGGATTTTTTTTATTATATCTGTATTTTAAAGAATTTATGTAGTTTCTAAGCGATCTTTTTGTTTCAGTTAGTATAATTTGTTTTTTTTTACTATTTGAACCTAAAGGACTAAAATCTGTTAAATCGTAAAGATTTTCCATTCCTGTTTGAGTAGGATAAACGTTTAGGTTCTTCTTGAACATTTGATTCTTGTTCTATTTGTGGTTCTACCACTTCATCAGTTTCTATTTTTTGTAAATCAATCAAATCTTCTTTTCCAAAATACTCTTCTATAGGTGATCCTCCTTTTTCAACATAAACAGGGACCTCAACTATCTTTTCAATAATTACCGGATCTACTTGGTCGGTACTTGGTCGGTAGTTAGTCGGTACTTGGTCACTTACTTGGTCACTTACTTGGTTACTATCATGTACGGTATCATGTATGGTATCATGTATGGTAACTTGAGGGGTAATTACGGGGTACTTGTGGGGCACTTGTGGGGTGTCATTGTCTTTTCTTTTTCCTTTAAACGCTTGGTTTGTTGCAATTACAAGTGTGATTGCTAATGGATCAAAAACAAATATTAAAATCAGTATAAATAAATTTGCGGTTCTTTTTATATCCCAACCTAAAACCTCACTCAAATATTTAATGGCTCCCAATTCACCAGCACCGATTTCTTTAGACTCCATATTCAAAATATCAACATCCAATTTTGTAATACTATCGTTAAACACATCAATTTTCTTTGCTATTGTGTCCCTTCTTGTTTGAGCATCTTTTAGTTGTCCTTCAAACGATTTTCTATTGTTATTATTTTCCTTTGTGATTAATTGTCCTGTCTTACGATCTACAGATTGTGTTGTGGTGTTATTAGAAAGACCATCTCTTAATTTTGTTATATCACCATCAAGTGTTGTTTTTTCTTTTGTTAATTCAATTTTTATTTCTTCAAATCTTTTTTTCTTAACTTCAACATTTTTAACTTGTTTTTCACCGATTTCTAATTTTGATATGTTACCTTGAAATCCAGTACTTAATAGTCCATATATTCCTAATGATGTTATTAAAGATAATGTGATGAGAGCGATTGTTAAATAAATTTTTAACACTCCATAGGTCTCTTTCCACTTGTCGTGTAGATATGTTGCAATTGCAATCTTAGACACCTCTAAAAACGACCCCATAATAATTACAGGTAATGCTACCCCAACAAAAACCACAGATAAACCAACAACACTATAATACGCAGCAGTTCCCGATAGGCCAAGAGCACAAAATAATAAAAACCAAGGTAAAAATTTTTCCTTCATAATAATAAACTATAATTAATAAATACTTATAATAAAGGTTATGAAAAGATCATTATTAAGAGAGACAATATTAAAACACTTATTATTAGAAGAAGTGATTTCAGATGTGATCACAAATATTGATATTGAATTTAGAATTTCAAAGCACGATACCGGTGTTCATTTAAATAAAAGACAATCAAGACACGATGATTACATATATCTTGAAAATATTGAAAGACTGGTTACAAGTGCTTTAGATGAAATCGCAACACAAATTGTTTCACACAATATAAGAAATAAAAAACGATTTGCGATTAGTAGGGAAGGTGGTGATTTTCTTAATGTGATAATAGAACCGACTTTACGCGGGTTAAACTCTTGGAACTTAGCGGTTGTTACTGTAATGAAAAAAGAAGATTTTGGTTTACTGCCAGGTCAAATGAGAATTGTCGTACCAAGCACAGAAGAAGACGAAGATTATTATTAAAAAAAAAACCACACCGCCGTGAGTGTGGTTGCCTATAAGTATGAAGACAAATAGGTCTTTTTGAATACATTACAAAGATATACTCTTTTTTTTAATCTGCCAAATTTTTTATCATAAATATTCAAATAAATCTGAACATTCGTTTCTTAACTTACGAAGAGCCTTTTCTTTAATTTGTCTAACCCTTTCTTTTGTTAGTCCAAAATCGGTTCCAATGTCTTCTAAAGTTCTTGGTGTTCCGGTTATTCCATAATAGTCTTCAACAATTAACTTTTCTCTGTTATCTAACACACTCATTATTTTTATCATTTTTTCTTTCAAGATGTCTTTTGTTGAGAATATTTCATCAGGCGATTCAACATTATTGTTTTTAATGATGTCTATTAAAGTGTCTCCGTCTTCATTAATATGCATATCAAGATCAACCATTCTTGGGAGGGAAGCAAACTTGTCGGAAAGTTCTTTATTAGTCTTTTCGTTTTCTTTTTTTTCTTTTTGCATATCCTGAACAACATTAACCGGAAGCCTTATTGTTCTTGAATTTTCATTAAGAGATTGTAAAATTGATTGCTTAATCCACCATACAGCATATGATATAAAACGGTTGTTTTTAGTCCAATCAAAGTTTTTAATTGCCTTCATAAGCCCAAAGTTTCCTTCAGCTATCAGGTCAGACAAGTCAATACCTTGATTTTGGTATTGTTTTGCTACAGTAATTACAAAACGTAAATTACCTTCCAACATTTCTTTCTGAATCTGTTCTCTTTCTCTTTCCGTACAATCATTTGATGCTATACGTTGTGATAAGAATTTTTCTCTTTCAGGTGTCATAACCTTCAGTTTTCTAATGTCTTTTAAATAAATTTGAATCTCATCCTGATTCAAAGGGTTTGACGACTTAATGTCCTCCATCTTTTCTCTTTCCATAATTGTCTAAAATCTCTTTTTCTTTCTCTGTTAATGATTCAATTCCGTTCTCTGATATTTTGTCTAATATTTCATCTACCGTTGGTGAATAATCAGGTTCGTTTTTTTGAGCCATTTGATTAAAGTCCGTTGGCATTAAAAATTCAAACGTAAAATTTCTTAATTCTTCTTTTCTTTCTTTTAATTTACTTTCTACATTTATTTCTCCTGTTTTTGTTTCTTTCTTTTTTTCTTCTCCGTCAATATTCAAAAAATCTTTCTTTAGTTTTCTTGGCATTTTTATATCCACGTTCTTAGTTACTTCCATTAAAAAGTATTGTTCGGTGATTTCTGACATACCCATATCAATATACTCTTTGAGGTCAGAAAAAACTTCTTTACTTCTAAAATGAAAAACAACACCGTACTCACCATAAGTAAACTTTAAAAATGGTGAAGATACGACTGTTAATAACTGAGACGACAAATTTGTTGCCAAGTTTTCTTGCTCATCAAAATCTCCAAAAATAAATAACATATAAGAGGGATCTTGTTTTGGTTGTCTTTTTCTCATTAATTTACTTTTTATATATAGTACAAAGTTATATATTTTTTTTGATATTCCTAGCATGTTATTATAAATATTCTTTATTTGATTTGTACCAATCTTCTCTAATTTTAGAGACAGACACTTTTTGGTTTGTTTCGTTACAAACTAATTCTGTAATACCAACTGATTCTAATTTTTTATCCCAATTTATACATGATTCAATATCATCATAACTAAAACTCCACTGGTGTTTAAAAACTTTACTATTATTTAAACTTTTTTCTATTGGTAATAATACATTCAAAGCCTTTAATGTTTTTTTAAAGTCTTCAACATTATTCCACTTATTGTGTAACCCCCTTTTATACATATATAAAACAATATTACTAATTCCTATTAAATGATCTTCAGTTTCTTGATTCATATTTTCAATATAATAAGGTAGTCTTGTTTTGACTACCTTAACATTATTATCAAATATGATGGGATTTCTTAACATTGTTGCACAAGTCTCTAATATTTGATTATTACCTTCAAAATCATTAGAAAGTAAATCCATCACAGACATTAATCGTTTGACACACTGATACCTATTTTCCCACTCTTCTTTTGTTCTCATTATACAAATTTATTGAAAAACTTTTGAAATATTATCTTCTTTTGAAATTTTTATTGTGTTGTCACTCCAGGCATTAACTATCGGGTTATGACTTATTAGTAAAATAGTTGGGAAGAAATCTTTAATCCCCATGAAGAAATTATGGACCATTTCTAAGTTTTCATTTGAGATTTTACCAAATACCTCATCAAAAACAATTAAGTTTGGTTTTGGTAAACTACATATCTTACTTAACACCGAACGTAAAGCAAGTGAGGCAATTGTTCTTTCATATCCACTTCCTGAAGACATTAGCTTTTCAACACCAGTACCATTATCAATCATACTAAATTCAACCTCATTTTTATCATTAATTTGAATCTGAAGTTTGAAGTAAGCACTTTCTTCCATCAATCTTTGTAGTTCTGAGTTAATTAACGGTATCATTGTTTTCATTATGATTTTAGAAATACCATTTTTACCGTAAGCTTCCAAATATATCTTATATATCCTTTCTTTTTCTTCCTCTTCAGTAATTTTAATGATGTTATTCAAGTTTGTTTTGATTTTCTCTTCTAACGTTTTAATTGAATACTCATCACCATTAATTTGGTTTTGTTTTTGTGTTTTTTGTCTTTCTAAATCTTCAATTCTTAAGTTAGCTTTAATTAGCATACCATCAATATGTTCATTTTCTTTTATCTTATCAAGCATCTTATCATATTGAGTAAGTTTTGTTTGAAGTCCTTGTATTTTTAACTGATAGTTTTCAATTGTTGCATCGTATTTTTCTTTAATAAGTTTGTTTTTTTCATATTCATCAAAATCCTTTTTCAACCTCACAAACGTTTGTTCTATGCCTGATAAAACCTGCATTGTGGTCCAAACATTGTCTTTTTGCATGATATAACCATCAAGTTCAAATATTTTTTGTTGTGTAATACTAGCACTCATTAAATCTATTCCACAATGTTCACATTTGATTCCACCCTGAACAGAACTCTTTAGTTTTTCAACTTCTTCTATTTTTGTTTCAATCTGAATTAACTCTTTATTAAGTCTTGAATATTCTTCTTTAGTTTTATCGTGTTCCTCCTCTTTGTAATATTCTTTTGGTTCAACAACCTTAAGTTCGTTAAGTTTTAGTTTTGTTTGTTCAATCTGATATTCATGTCCTTCAATTTCTTGTTTAACTTGACTTGGGTTCAATCTACTTAATTCAACATCAATATCTGTATGTTTTTTAGACATCATGTCATCGCGATAATCCCTACCTTTTGTTAGATTTGCATCAATATTTATCAATTCAAGTCTATATGATTCAATATTAGACTTCAGTTCAGTTATTTTTATCTCACTATTTTCATTATCAGTTTTTAACTGTTCAGTGTTATAGATATTAGACAACATTGATTTAGAAAAGTCTGAGTAAATTGATTTTGCAACATCTTCTTTTCTTCTTAAAAAATCAAGTCCCATAAATCTTGAAAGTACCTGACCTCTTGCGGTTGGCTTTGAATCAATTAGTTCTTCAAGATTTGTTGCGGTTGTAAGTATTGTCATTAAGAAATCTTCTTTTGTTCCAATAGACTCTTTGATAAACTTTTCGGTTTCTCTTCTTTGTTCCCCTGTAAAGTTTTGAAGTGTTCCGTCAGATAGTTTTTTAAAAAAGTCTAGTTCGGTTTTAACATTCCATTCACCTTTTTTAGACATTTTTCTTTCAACATTTCTAACAATAATATACTCATCACCATCAATAACAATTTCACCTTTTACTGTTACTTTATCTTTATCAGTAAATCTATTGAATATCTCTTCGGATTTTGTTGTTTTTGTTGTTTCATTAAAGAATAAAAACAATAATAGATCAACAGACAAGACAGTTTTTCCTCCGAAGTTTGGTGGGTTTGATTCAATAACTGTTAGTCCTCCTGTTTTTTCAAAATCTACTTTTTGATTTTCACCGTATGACAGGAAGTTAGAAAACTCAATATTTTTAATAAACCATTTTTTAAAAACCGCAGTATCCGTTTCAGTTTCTTGCATTTTATTTTCAACCATCTTATTATGGTTTAAAATATCATCCAAATGTTTGTCGTAGTTTTTACTTGTTAGAAACTGTCTAAGTAACTCAACTTGGTAGTTTGTGTCCATGATATTCACAGACACATCTACTGTTTGCTCACCCTCTTCTTTTTCTACTTTCGCCTTTGTTATTACATTGACGTTTGTTGTGTTATACTTTTTTTGAAAGTAATGTTTAACACTTTTGATTTTGTCTTGGGTGAAATTTTCATTATAATCTTCCCATACCACTTGAATAGTAGGGTTATCAAATTTTGAAAATTCTATATCTTTTGTCATGATATTATAATTAAACGGTCTGATCTCCTGAAATAGGTTCTGTTGATTCGGATTCTTCTTGTATTGTTTCTTTCTCATCTTCTAATAATCCAGTTAATCCCGACATAGTGTCTCCTGACATTGATGCAAATTTCTCTTTCATTGCATTCATTTGTTCTTCAAAAGCCTCTTGCCAAACTTTTTGCATTCTTTTTTCTTGTACTTTCATGTTAGCGTTTCTTTTTGCTACTTTTGCTCTGTGTGCTTTTGCTGCTTTTCCCATTATTAGTTATTATTAGTTATTATTAGTTATTATTACTTGTTATTACTTGGTCTATTTTCTTCAAACCATTCTATTATTGAATTAATTGCCCATACCAATCCGGCAGATAACATCCCGTCAAAGAATACGGATAAAATTTTATTAAGTCCAATCAAATCCGCGTTTGGTGAAAAATACGCTAATGATAAAAAGAAACCAACCCATGTTGATGTGCATAAAACACAGGAAATAAGACCAGATAGGAATTTACCTAAAAAGTTAAATGGAGATAATGGGTTATTACCCCAATTGTGTATGGATTGTCTTAATCCACCGAATATTGATCCATAGACCAATATGTTTGTCATTCCGTAGGCAACCATTGCCCAAATTACTAAATTCATATTATTTGTATAAGTCATCGTTTAGGTTAGATCCACCATGAAACTTGGCAGGAACATCTACAAGTTGTTTTGGTTTTTCTAACAATTTTTTTTCTAATTCTTCAATTTTCTTTTTTAATTCCCTTATTTCTGTGTTAAGGTTTTGTATTGTCTGTTGTAACATTTTTGTTTTATTATCATCTACAGGAATGTCTAAATTACGTCTAAGTTCATCTAAAGTTTGACTAAGTTTATCTATTTCTTCGTCCTTTTTAGTTATTGTTTCATTTAAATCATTTTCAATCTTTTTGTCACTAATGTATTCTATTTTTGTGACAATCTTTTCAACAGGGACCTCTTTAATAACTTCAACAATCTTTTCAACTTCCTTAATTACCTCAACAGGTACTTCTACCCGTATTTCACGGATTACCTCAATTTCTACCTGTTTTTCACCAACAATACCCGTTTTTAAGTATTTTTCATCTTCATTAAGTGTTTTTCCCAAAAGTCCGTACTTCTCAATATTAAATCCTGACTGAAAACATTTTTTAATAAACCCATCTACATCTTCAATATTATTAAGTTTACAATATTCAGAAACTGCCTGTGTTATCTTTTTATCCTTCAATTCCATTATAGTTATAAATCATAATTTCTTGACTATTTTTTGAGTTTTTCTTTCTAGCAACTTTTTCGTAGTCAAATTCTAAAATTTTATGGTTAAAACCATCTTCTAATAATTTATATATAATATCAGATTTTTCTCCATTTTTATGTTCACCAAGTACACCACTTAACGCAAATGAATGTCCCAACCTATCAATTTCAAGTATGTAATCATACAACTGACTTTCTTTTGTTTTGGACCAATAAGAATTATAACCCGCTTCTGTGTTTGTGTATGGTGGATCAATATAAATCATGCTTGGATTTTGTGGTTTAATTTCTGTAAAATCTTTTGACGTGAAAAATAACTTTTCTTTGTACTCTGAAATGTGTTTTACAAAATCATTAACTTTTTTTTCTGTTGAGTCGTTCCATGATCTTTTTCCAAAGGTTTGATTAAACTCAAATTTTTTGTTAAATCTCATCATGTTATTAGTACAAGACAACATCAGTGCCCATAATTTTTCAGGACTCTTTTCGTTATTAAAACTTTTTCTTAATTCTAAAAACCCATCAACATCATTTTTATCTACAACTATTGATTTGGTTTTTTGTATTATTGTTTCAGAGTCATTTACTAAACCTTTTTGGATTTCCACTAATTCACCAATAATATCATTAACTAATATCTTTTCATAGTCTTTTACAATGTTAGTATAAACAGACCCTCCACCACAAAACAAATCAACAAAATATTTTTTACTATAATCAAAATTTGGTATTAGTTGTTCTAATAACATAAATTTTGATCCAGTATAGTTAAATGGTGTATTAATCATTTTACAAATTTACGAGTTTTTCTACACCATTTTCAATATCTTCAAAAGATTTTATTGAGAACTTTAAAAACGGTTTTGGGTTTTCAAGGTCCGTATAGATATATTCTTTAGTTCCGAAATCGTAAGTTCCGAAACCGTGATTTCGGATACTCTCTCCGATGTTCTGTTGAATTGGTGATCCAATCATATAACCTTTACCTGTTTTAAAACTAAATTCCTGTCTTTTGTGAATATCTCCACATAATACAATATCTAATCCATCAAACTTTTCAGTGTCGTATGCATGGTCTCCAAAGTCATAACCTAAGTCAGTTGTCATTCCTTGTATTGGTCCGTGAAATAAACCAACTTTAATACCTTTTGCTTCTGAAATGTCAGGTGGAATATTTCCTTGATACTGTGAGTAAACACACCAACTAATATTATCATCTTCATAAACGCCTCTGTCTTTGTAATAAACAATGTTTTTGTTATTTAATGAGTCGATAATCGGAGATAATGCGTCTAACCTATCAATATTATTCACTAAAAAGTCGTGATTACCAGGAATGATTATTGTCTTTGCAATATATGAACATTCTTTTAAAATCCAACTAACCATTTCAATAAGCTCAGGTGTCATTTGGTTTTTAGAATGTACAAGGTCTCCTGTAAAAACAATTCTATCAGGTTTAATTTCTTTCCATTGATTGATTGCGTCTTCAAGTATTGACCGGTAAAGGTCGTGGTCTTTAAATAATCTGATGTGTAAGTCAGAAAAGTGTACAAGTTTTTTTATCATTACATTACAATTTTTGGTGGTCTCCCTAAATCATCATATCCATCGTCTTTGAATGGGTTTGGGGGTATTGGTACTGGTTCAAATCTAGGTACGTTAATTTTAGGGTTCGGGAAAAAAGGGTCAACATCTTTAACTTCGTGCATTTTTTCTTGAATGGTTTCAATATCAATCTGTTGAATAGCTGTCCAACGTCTATTGGTCATAAATCCATCTAACCATATATAAAATTCTTTGTGTGTCATATTTAATCCTCCTCAATACTAAAATCATATTCATCTTCGTCTTGGATTTTATCCCACTCTAATTCTTGGTCACCCCTAAAGTCCACTTCTTCGTAAAACTTCTCTTCATCTTCTTCAAAAAGTTTTGCTTCTTCATCTGTTAACTCTGTAGAATACTTACAGATTGTTGTGTAAGATTCATACCATACTAATTTTTTTCCCATAATTTTATATTAATTCACGATTATAAAGATTTGCTAAAATAATTCTAGCAAACTTAAATTCTTTAGATCTGTTCAATTTTAATCCATAAGCATTAGCAATCACTTTAAGGTGAGGATACGCTTCACTTATGGTCATCTTACCTATTTCCATTACTTATCAAATAATTTAAAGTCTTCATTTACGTTTCCACAATCATTACACATATAAGTTGGGAATGGTACAATAGTATCTTCTGGACTTCCGGTTAATAGTTTTGGTACTCTTTTTAACATGGTGACTTCTTTAAAGAATGTTGATTTACATTTTTCACAATCAATGGTTGGTTGATCTCTTAGATTGATTTTTGGTTTGATGATTTCTTCCATTTTGTTTTATATTTTACTTTTATTTTTCCTACTTCTTTATCCCAAGTGGTATTATACCACCAAGCAATTGTTATCTCTGGTTTCATATTACATTATAGTTTAATTTTTTAAGTTTGTCAAACGTTCTTTAATATCCATGTTTATTATCTCATCAATTACCTTTCTTTCTACTCTATACTCGGTAAAATCTTGTTCTTCCGTTAAGTGAACAATTACACAACCATAAAATGGAATATCACCATATTTTGTTCCTTCCAACATTTTTAATAACACCTTCCCATATAAAGGTAGTTGTGTGTTGTAGTGACCAAGAGCGTTGTTTGGTAGGTATTTAAATGGTTCTCTCATTGGTTTTGTGTAGTCGTTAGATTCCATGTTTTTCTTTTTATTGGTTTTCCAATCGGTAATAACAATACCAAACCCTGTTTTTAGTTTATTAAACATTAACCAAACTTTATCGGGTTGACCGGTATACCCTAACTCCGGATGACCTAAAACTATCTCAGTATCTAATAGGACGGCACCTCTATCTTCCATGAGTTTCAAAAACTTATAACCCGCCTTAATCATACGATCACCTTTCATAATCATAGCCATATCACACTCATAAAGTGGTTGTCTAACCTCTTTTTTGATTCCATGTCTTTTGATTGTTTCAATCTCCAATTCATAATGGACTCTACTTCCCATATTGGTTGATATTCTACCGGCCTCTTCCCATTCTGCAAGTAGTGTTTGCATAACGTATGGATCTCCTTTTGCCTTATTTCTTGCTGCTTCCTCAGTGGGAAAATCATCATAAAATAACTTCATTACTTTTGATACGGACGGAAAATCATCTCTGATTGTTCCATCAATATCTTTCATGGTGTATCTATGTTTATCTTCTTCAAAAGTTAATTCTAACTCTTTTTGTCTTTCTGATAAGATATCTCGTATTTCTTTTGCTATTTCTTTTAAGTTCATTCTTTTTCTTCTACTATGTATTCGTTTATTTGACCTCTTAGGTCGCAAACGTCTTTATCTTTTGGTAGTTTCATCAACTTAACCCTACCATAAAGTTTTCCTCCGTTTAATTTGTCGTATATATTTTTAGCATCTTCAAATGCGTCTCCATCAAGACAAACAATTATATCTTTTTTTGCCTTTTCGTATAATTTTTCCCATAGATTATCATTAACGTATTTACCTAACAATGCAATTGAATTGTCTAAAAAGAAAGAATCAAACACACCCTCAACAAGGTATATGTCTTTTTTCCAATCAATTAAACTTTCGTTAAATATAAGGAAGTCTTTGGCTGCTTCAGGATTTTTGTATTTTAATTTTGATTTTGGGTTCCACGACCTTGATACAAAAAAGTTTAACTCTCCCTTTTTATTAAATGACGGAACAATAATACGACCGGCATAATCACCCTCAACACAAAGACCAATATTATACTTATCTATTGTTTCTTGAGTTATACCTCTTTTTTTAAGGTAATTAAACGCCTCTTTTCTTGGTACGTGTAGTGGGTGTATTTCCTCAAACTTTTTATACTCTTTTGGTAATTCTAACTCTTTATATACTTTTTGTTTTTTTTCTACCTTATCAGGTCTGATGAGATTATATGTTTTTTTATCTTTTTTTGATCCAAACTGTTCAATTAACCTACCCAAATGCCCGTGAGTGTCGTGTGTTTCAGAACAACTCCAGCATTTATAAATGTGATTAAAATAATTTATTTCTAAATTTCCCTTACCATCGGTTTTTGATAAACCTTTTATCTCATAGGAACAAACTGGGCAGTCAACAGATATTTGACCACTATATTCATTTACGTTTTTCGGTTCACCAAAAATATTCTCAATAAGGTCAACTAATAGTGACTCTTCTTTCATACATAAAAGATAAGAAATAAGGGTGAATAGTCAAACAACAAAAAACCCACCTTTATGGGGTGGGTTAATAATTTTAAATTTCTTTTATTTAATAGTTTCTTCTTCTATAAGATTCCGTAGTTACAAATGCAATACTACCTAATGGATTTCTAGGTTCAGATAATTCTCCTTCTCCAAGATCCTTCCAATTATTTGTTGTTGTATCCCACTCAAACATACTCATAACTGAATTACCACTACCTAAATAAATATATCCTTTTTCCATACCAACTACACCGTTATTTTTTCTACAACCACTAGCCATGTCTGGTAAAATCAAAACACCTCCATCGTTTGGTAATTGTAACGCCTTTTCAACTTTACACATTTTACCATTCAATTTAAATGTTTTTCCAATCATATCTGATTTAGGGGTTAATGTTTGTTCACTAATAACTCGTCTTACGATTCTTGTAAGATCTGATTCTGTTAATCTAATAATTCTTTTCATAATTTTATTTTATTAATAAATATACAATAAAATAAAAAAAACTGTGATTACCAAATCTTTTCTTGTTTCATATAACCTAAAACACAAGTATAAGAATCCGCCATATCAAAACATTCTTTTTTAAGTGTGTTGTTTTTTGTATAGTGCCAAGTGATTTGTGGTTCTTTGTCAGATACTTTTTTCCAAATTAATTCTTTTTTATCAACATCTTTTGGTAAACCACCAAATAATACAAATTTTCCTTTATTGTTTACTTGAACAAAATCAGGCCATGCAAATTTTCTAGAATTATAGGTTGAAATGTATGATGGTATTATTCCTAAAATGTCATAAATTGATTTTGTAATCATAGAATTGTATCTTAGTAACGTACCTACCGTCCAAACATTATTTGAGTTAAGTAATGGTTCTTCAATAACAACTTTAGTAATTCCTAAATTTTTATAGTTGATTAGTTTTTCTTCAAATGCAACTACTTTTAATAGTAATTCTTCAATTTTATCTTCGGGTTTTGGTTTTATCACCGGAGAAAAATGAGTAAGTTCCAATAATTCTTGAGTTTTTATGTCAAAAAGACTCCAACCAATCGTTTTGGTGGATATGTCAAGTCCAAGAACTTTAGGTGTGTTCTTTAAATCTCTTTTTTCTTCCATATATAATTAAAAATCAAGTTTAACAGGATACTGTTGAATCCCCTGTCTTTTTTGTGGAGATTGTATCTTAGAAATAACCATAAGTTCTTTATCTGCATTGTAAAGCCCAACTTCGGTTATGTAAGGAGGTGTTATTCCATCCCATGTCGGATTTGATGATTTTAAAAACTGTGTCTGTCCTAAATTACAAAGATAATTCATAACATAAATTGTTGCTTGAATATCTGTCTGTAATGTTCCATAAAAATAGTATTCCCCACCAAAATTTAAAGTTACTCCTGATTGATTAAGTGTTGGTAAATCAATGTAATTTGCTAAATTATATGTTGGTGCGTTATCATACATATCTTTTGTTATTTGGAATGTTGTGCCAGTTAAACCGCTTAAAGTAATAAATCCATTTACCGAATAACCTGATAATTGAGACATAACATCAATTTCTCTCCATTGTGTTGCAACCGGTCTTGTAGTTCCTGTACTTGTTTTTTGAACTAGAACTTTCATTTCATTAGCAGTAAATCCTGATGGTACTGTTAAATTGTTTGATTGTAAAAATGGAAATTCGTTACCAAATTTTAAAAATATATTATATGTTGATTGTGTTGGGTCATATAAAATCGGAGTTATGTTTGTATAATAATTACAGTGTAATGTGTTTGTAAATGCACTACTATTAAACCTATAAGTAACAAAAACCTGTTCGGTATTTGCACTAAGTAACCCTTCAGTGTCTCCAAGAACACCGTCACAGGCATTTGGTATTATTGTACCTACTTTAGGCGCTGGTAACGTCCAACTTCGGTTTGTCTTGTAATTTAATGATGCAACAATTTCATCATCATCAAAAACCACCATTTTCAAATCAGGAAATACTTTTCCAACTCTATTTGGGTATCCTGTTGATGTTACATGTGTGTCCCAAAGGTTATAGTATCTAATTCCCGGATTATTAAAATCAGCACTTCGTTTAGATTTTATGTAATACGTTTGAAACAAATCCGGTGTAAATCCACTTGGGTCAGTAAAGAAATATTCACCAATGGTTTTATCTGGATTTTTATGCCACATTAACCATGGCAAACCAATTTTAAGATTTCTTGCTTGTCCTGTTGCTCCTGGATTTGCAGGATCATATTCCTGTTGTGCAAACTTTTCACCATAAAAATTATCTATTGATTGATTTGTATAATGAACTATTGCGATCGCCTTTTGGTCTGATGGTGGTACTGTAATTTTATCACCTAATGAGTTATTAAAATATACTGAACCAGTATCTACTTGACCTGCGTTTGTTTTATAACCTAAATATTCTTTTGTTCCGACATAGGTTCTACCGCTATATAGATTAAAATCTTGGTTAGTATTATTAAAGACCCCTGCCGGTGATTCAGTCCAAGGAATGTTCATATTCCAAACTTTTACGTCTGATTGTGAAACATCGCAGTTTGTTTCAAAATTAAATACGTTTGTTGCCCAATATGGTTCAGGTGTTACTGAATCATAAATTACAGTCATACCTGATGGATAAAAAACAATGTTACTATTTCCACTATAACCCATCGTAGAAAAATTAGGTACTTGTCTATCCAATTCTATCGTTACTGTTGTTGCTGATGAAGTGTCTCCCGTTACACCAACTACCACATATGTAAACATAGGTGTACTTGCAGTCATAGGACTATATCCACCCGTAAACAAAGTCATAAACATACCAGGTGTTACAGTTCCTGATACCGTTACATCAACAGTATTTGCAGAAATTACAATAGTATTACCTGATGTTAAATTGGTGTTTGATATTGTAAAGTTGGGATTGATTGTATACGCAGATGATGTGTATAATGTATTTCCTGTGAAAAATCCTCTTGGTGCTGCCGAGTTGTAAATGTTGTCAACAAAAGACGAATCATAAGGAATACCAAAAGTACTACCTGAATTTGGATCAACAAAAAGTGGGTATTTAACGTTTAATCTATTATATTCAGGGGCTGGTACTAAATTGTCCGCATTATATTGTGGTGCCAAAACATTTAATTCAACGTAGTTTTGATTTGTAATACTATTATAACAAACTTCACTATCTCCTACTTGAAAATAGGAAATGTCAAATTTACCTTGTGAAATCTTTTTTCTTGCGGCGTCAGTTAAAATTGTATTAATTAAACCACTTGTTGTTTTAATAATGTATGACATACTAATAAATACTTAAATCTTTGTTATTTTTTTTAATCGTAATTCCCTCTTCTAAAAGTCTATTTTTTATTTTTTTTTCTATGAGTGGGTCTCTTTTACTTGCAGCTATTAGGTGAGTATATCCTAATTTTTTTGCCAATTCTTCGGAAATAGTTCCCATATATTTTTCATGACTTTCACCATAAAACGTTAATAAATCAACGTTATATTTATAAAATTTACAAATACAATATATACAAAATTGCTCATATATTAAACAAGATAAATGGTGATCGTAGTTAAACTTTGACTCGTCTAAAAATTTTATGTAATTTAACGATTCCGTCCACCATTCTTGTATTACGTCTAATTTATTGAACGCAATAACTCCGCAATTATATGCTTTGACTTTTTCGGTATCAAACCATTTTGGTTTACTTGTATAATTTTTTTCAGCATGATCTAATAACCATTTATACCAATATTTTTGTGACTCAGTTTCTAAGTTTTGAAAAGCAGCATCTGATTTTAAAAATTTATCCGGAAGTGGTTTGAATAATATAACGTCAATATCTATATGTATAAAAGGTTCTTTTTGTAGTTTGCACGCATAAATTTTTCCTAATGACCAATGGTTTTCATAAATACCCATCATAGCATGTTCCAAACTTGTATCAATATTATCAAAAGACAAACCATACTTTTCAACTAAGTCTTTACCTTCAAAATCGGTAACTAAATACACCTCATCAAACCATTTTTTTGTATAATGTAACGATAAAGCAAAACACTCTATTAAATTTTTTTCAGTATTAAACCCTACGGTTTTACCGTTCATAGGTTTTGTCCATAAAGAATAAACTGCTCTTTTTATCATATGTTACCAACCCCTATACCTCCACCTAAACCGTAGTAAACAGTATTTGCTTGTTTTGAGACACCAAAAGTCAAAGTATTTATTGGTGGTATTACTGTTTCGCAAGGACCATTATTCAATAATATAGTACCATTTACGGTTATTGTGTCATTTATTTTAGCATATGGTGCACAAGTCGCATTTCCGTTTGGTGTTGTAACTTTCATAAAAACTTGCCCAGTCACTTTACCTGTGCCAACTATTTTTGCACTGTATATTCTTGTAATTCCTGTTGTGTAATAAATTGGGTGACATCCTACAGTGAGAGATGTGTTACTTGTTTGAGATACGTTAGATGTTAAAAATTGTCCTCCACCCGTAGTTCCTGTTGTTCCTACATATGTTAATGTTGGAACTGCATTAGAGGAAGTTCCACCAGATAAACTTGACGTGTGAATAATTGTAAAGTTTATTTCTCTGTTTGCAGGTAATGTTGGTGTTACTGATACCTCCCAATTATAAGTACATTCTCTTGAGATTGATGTGTTTGTTACTGTTGGGTTTGGTGGTACTAAATTCAACGTTACTTGGTAATTTGTTATTGGGTTTTGATTTGATAAAGTCACTAGTTTTGTACTAATATTACCAATCAAATCTTTTACATAAACCGTATATGTTCCATCAGCCAAACCTAAAAATATGTTTGATATTTGAAAAGTTATTCCATTTATTGAATATGTGTATGGAGAAGTACCCCCAACAACTGAATTTACAACAATTTTACCGTTACTAACCCCTTCACAAGTTGGGTTGATTGTGCTAGTTGTAATGTCAAAACTACTTACACAATCACCTTGTGTCACAATCGCAGTTCCTGGTCCGTTATACGTCCATATACCAATTGGTGGGGAAAGTGTTGATTGTAAAAGTGGTATACCCGTTTGAGTCCAACCTGAAATCATCCATTGTGTTGCACTATTATTATAATACATAGTTAATGTATTACTTGTCCAAGAAGGGTAATTATTTATAGTATTAGCAGAATAAAATTGGTATTGTGTTGTTGCAATTGTTGGTGGTAAACCGGGTGTAATTATTTGTGATGTTAGACATAACCCTGATGTGTTTTCAAGTTGTGGTGTGATCGGTAAACAATCGGTACAGTTTAAAAATGGTCCTGATGTTGTTATAACATTATAATTATAATAACTTTGACCAGAATACAATATAAGGCCGTTAGATATCCAACAACCAAGTTGAGAATTAAGTGTAAATGTTACTCCCGTTTGTGTTTGGTTTTCTAAATTAGCAACATAGTATAGTTTATTATTAAAGTCATTACAATCATAGAACTCCTCTAAATAAAACGTACTATAAGGGACGGTACATGTGGTTGTTGCTGTAAAATCTCCATAATAATCAGTTACTGTTGCGGTATAATCACCGGCAGCGACACCAGCCAAAAATTGTGTTTGTGCTCCGTTTTCCCAAGTCACACTATATGGAGGTGTTCCTCCTGTAATGATTAATGAAGCAACACCATCAACTGTAAATGGTGTAAAAGCACTAATAGTACTACAAGTCACCCCTAAAGGGTACAAAGTTATAATATCACATGTATTTGCACTGTATCCTGGCATAATTTATAGTTTAATTTATGGTGATAATTCATAATAAATGCATAAATTAGCATCTATAATTTTTAATGCATATGAAGGGTAAGTTTCATATACTGGAGGTAAAACAAACGGATATGGTAAAGATGTGACAGTATCGTAATAAATACAAGTGGCTGTCGCACCAGTACTATCACATATCCACAAATTTAGTGGTAAGGTTCCTGTTGTTGCTGTTAATGTTACTAATGTTGGCATACTTTTAACAATTTCCGTTTACGTTACATATTTCAGTTAATTTCCCATCAACGTCTACACTATATATTTTAGTTCCATATTTTATGTAGTCAACAATAACAGGTGTAGTTAATGTTTGATCTTCATAAATATATACCCCCGTTTGTATTACAGAATCAGAAGATGAGGTATAGAATGTTATTACTGATCCACCATTTGTTAATTCACATACAGGACAAGAAAGTGAGAACTCACCCCTTGCTCTCCAAATACTATAAGATAGTGTTGGTTGAGGTGTTGGTATTAAACAATTTACACAATTTGTATATGTTGTTGCGGTTGTTGCGGTAAATGTTTCAACATAAGACCAAATATATCCAACAGGTGGTGTATATGAATAATAGTTACCAATATAGGAGTAACATGCTCCTGATGTTGTTTTTAATATATCCCCAATATTAACATTATATGGAGGGTAAGTGTATTGAATAATCATTGAGTTGTCTGTACATGATGTAAAAACAAATACTGTGTTTGGTGCGTATGTTGGTGTTATCACTGGCGTTGCGGTTGGTGTTGGAGTAGGTGTTGGTGTTGGAGTAGGTGTCGGTGTCGGTGCAGGAACTGTACAATATGAGCATCCACTTGTTGATGCGCTTATTACTCCTTGTAAATAATCGGCAGGACTACCAAATACGTTTTCGGTATATGTTAAACACTTATATTGGTCATTAATTAAACCTAAAATAGTTGTTCCTGTTACGATTGGTGATCCTGAATATATTATTGGTCCACTGACAAAGAATATATCACTACTATTACAATCCACTAATTTATTTACATTAACACAAACAAAATTACCACTATCAATTACAAAAGTCACACCTGAAACTACATTATATGGATAAACAGGTGGTGTGGGTGTTGGTGTAGGGGTTGGTGTAGGAGTTGGTGTTATTGCCGAAAATGAAACACCTACAGTATACCCTGAACAAATATCTATTGTGGGGGTTGGTGTAGGGGTTGGTGTTACTGTCGGTGTGGGGGTTGGTGTTACTGTCGGTGTAGGTGTCGGAAACGCACATTCTAAAACAATATCAAAATCTAATATTGAGCACGGATCGTATGGTGTTGGTGTTGGGAAACAAACCCCCGAATAATATAAAGTTTCATCAATATCGGGACAACTTGACGTTGTTGGGTTAGGTCCATAAAATAGACATGTTGCGGTTAAACCTGAAGTTAAACACCACTTAGTATTATTAAAATAAAGGTATCCTGGCACAGTTCCACCCGTCCAATATGGGTAACTATTATAGTTCCCAGCAACCTCATATGTTCCATTGTACCCTGAATATGTGTTAATTGATATATTAATACATATGTCATTGCTACAACAATCACCAGTCAAACAAAGTGTATCAGAACAATCTGTTTGAATGGTATAAACACCGTCAAATATTGAAAATGTTGTTGCGGTAAAACCACTCGTAAATGCCGAGACAATAGTATAACAACCATCAGGAACAACGGGGTCACCTGAAAAATGATATGTTAAACCTGTTGTTGCGGTACCACCGGTAGCAACCCAAGCGGCGTCGTTAGTTACATATTGGTAACCATCATAACAACAACCTTGAAATCTTAAATCCGCCATTAAACTTTAGACTTTATTATATAAATAATCATAAGTTTGTTTTATTGTATAGTAACTCATTTGAAAATGTCAAAATATTGCCTCCAATCGGACTTTATGATATTATAATTTTCTTTATTGTCTAAATAACAGAAATCCAAATATTTTTCTTCGCTACCAACAAACTCCAAGTCTAAGTGGTTTTGTATTAAAGTTATAAAATGTTTAATAAATGGATATATAACCCCATTATTAGGAACAAAAAAACAACCTCCATGAATATATCTAAATTGTGATAGTAAATGAAATGGTCTATCGGGAACTAAAAACTCTTCGTGATGACTAAAAAATGTTATTTTATCATTATATTTTTGATTAATTTTTTCAACATTCGGGAACCCTCGTTTAATTTCAGGGTTATCGTTTCTAAGAACCCCAGCATCACACCAAATGAACATATCAGAATCAAAATGTTTCTTTTCTATTGAGCTTTTAATGAAGTATGGTTTATTGAAAATTACGATGTTGTATAACGATTCTGTCATTTCGGGGACTTTGAAATGTATTTTAGATTTAAAATTTTCAGATATCATTAGATTAAAAACCTTTTCATGAAACATCTTATATGAATCTAAATTTTCAATTTTGTCTATGATTATGATCGTTTTATCTAAATTGGGGTCAACAACACTTCTTTGTTCTTTTATAAAACCTTCAAACTTTTCTTCCGTATATATTACCATTTTAGAGTCAAACAAAAGTAAGTTTCTCATCCACATCATATATGTGTGGTAAGATAACCCATAGTTAGACCACTTGTCCCTTCCAATATCAAATAATGCGGTAACTATAGTTGGATTTTCAATCATACGGCCCCTTCTAATTTTTCTAACCAATCTTTTGTTTTAGAATGAGCCCAAACAGTCCATGACTTGGGTTTTCTATATGTTAAAAATTGCCTTCTTATTGTTATTTCATTTTTTATGTAATTATTAATTTCCGATTCTGTTGCATCTTTTCTATAAATTTCTTGTCCGTTTTCGTCGTGATATATTACCGCCCAAAAATCATAATCATCTTGTGTGAAATTGTTTTTATCTAAACTTATTTCATGTTCAAACATAGATGAAAAACTTTTTTCCCATTCTTTTTCGTTTTCTATTTCAGGATTTGGTGGGTAATTTTTTTGTAGTGTGTATTCTTGTACTGATCTTTTTTCAAACAACAATCCAGCGTATTTTTCATAATCCCTTAATGCCCTAACATTTCCTAAACCATATTTTCCAACATGTCCTTCTTGATTTTCACCATCCATACCAAAAAGTTTCCTATTTAATAAATGTGCACTTTCATTCTTTTTATACCATTCTTTATCGTCGTCCCACTGTTTTACTCTACCATTTCTTGTATATTCATGCCAAATAACCACTTTATGGGGGTGAAATAAATCATATCCGTGAGTGAAGGCCCTAACTGCGATTGATATCTCTTCTCCATGAAAATAAAAATCAGGGTTGTGTTGAACTTCTTTACTAAATTGACCTAATGTAAAACAAAAATGGGCGGAATAAAATCTTGATGGTATCGGCGTATCAATATTTTGCCAATCAGGAATTGCTTCAGGTAAGAAGAAAACGGCACCTTCAGGTATAAATTTGTCAAATACCATTCGCCAAGGCACTCTTACTCTTCCGTTTGGGTCGTTATTTGGGTCGTAAGAAGATACGTAACCTGTTAATAGTGGTTTTGGTATTCCTAAGTCTTGCAGTTGTTTAATCATACCTATTAGAGTCTCATCCCAATCTTTTTCAAATCTCATATGTGAATCTATCTGTAAGGTATATTCCTCGTCTTTATATAGTTGTTGTACTTGATTACGAGCCCAACAAACACCTTTTGATTCTTGGTGTGGTATGTTTAAAACTCTAAACCTATCGTCAATTTCATATTCAGTAAGATCGTCAAACTTATCGTCAGGATGAAATTGTCTTGCAATTCCAAAAACTAAATTCTCAGGATGTTTAGAATTTTCTAAGCATGATTTGATTGTTGGTATTAATTCCGGATCTCTATAAGATGCGATTTGAATAAATATTTTCATAATCTAAAAATAGATTTTTGAAAATAGTTTGTAAATAAAAATTAAGATTCTAAATTACTAATTCTTACCTTTAGTTCCTCAATAATTTTTTGTTGTTCCTTGATTGCTTCAACCAAAACCGCGGTTATGTTGTCCATATGTATTCCTTTAATTTTATCTTCAGTATTATTATTAATGAAGACTAACTCAGGTATAACTTTTTCAACTTCTTGAGCAATAAAACCAATTTTTTTTCCTTCTTGACCAATCCAACTATAAGTAACACCTGAAAGTTGTAAGAGTTTTTCTAACGAATTAGTTAATGGTTCAATATTTTCTTTTAATCTAATATCAGAAGTTGCGGTTGTTAATGTACCGTCTGAGGTAATATTAAGATTGGCAAAAAATGCCGTCGCTCCAACAGTCCTAAATCTACCATTACCATCCACATCTATATTTGTTGATGGTTGTTCCGATGATGTGTAAAAGGCAGATCCTATACCCAATCTAGCTCCAGTGGTTACTACTGCGGATGTTGGTGTTGGTGTTGAGGTTCCACTAAATCTAAATCCAGATCCTACACCTCCAGCACCAATCACTAGACTTCTACCTCCAGTAGCAACAATAACCGTATCACCTGAAATTGTATTATAATTATATGAATCATCATCTGCCGTAGGAATTATTAACACACCTTTAGGTGTTGATTCATTATTTACCGCCCTAATTGCAATTTCGTCAATAACAAAATCACCTGAATTCACGTCTAATTTATATGATGGTGAAGACGTTCCAATACCTACATTACCACTACTATCAATTCTCATTCTTTCACCAACAGTTGTCCCTCCTGTTAGTGAACCGGTTGCTCCTGTTGTTCCAAATATTAAACTCCCTTCAGATGCTGTGTTTGTGACACCTCCTATATAACTTTTAACTCCGACACCACCAGTATCGTTACTATAAAATTCTATTTTTCCTTTAAATTGGTTATTCGCGGATATAGTATCCGTGTCGGTAAATCTTAAAGTATTATTCACCGCAGAGGAGGTATTTGATGATGTTATATCTAATCTTGTACTTGGTGAAGACGTTCCTAATCCTGTATTACCTGTTACCGATAGTTGTCCATTCACCGTTAACCCTGTCACAGTATTAAATAATACACTATATGTTCCACCAGTGTTATTTGTGTATGTAAATGCGTTATTAGAGTATGTTGCTCCTGTTACTCTAATGTCTGTTGGTAAATTTTGGTATGTTGTTGCAGATATTGTGTTTGATGAAGTCGTGCCGGTAACTGTTAAATTTCCATTGGTTGTTAGTCCTGTTACGGTATTGAATAATACTGAAAATGTTCCTCCCGTATTATTTATATACGTAAAACTGTTATTTGAATATGTTGCCCCTGTTACTCTAACATCCGTACTTCCCGTAAAAAAGCCTGTAACGTTAAACGTACCTCCAGTACTATTTGTAAATGTTGCTGTGCCCGAACTATAAGTTCCTCCGGTAACAAAAGTATCTTTAAATATTGTTAACAATTGTTGTAGTTCCGCCTTATAAGAAGATCCTGCAGGATTTTGTGAAGGGTCTCCGGTGTATACAATATGTATTAGTGTTGTCGGTGTTATTGCCGATGTTTGTGCTAATGTTCTATCAGTAAGTAATTGATATGTTGGCATATTTTATTTTATAAATATATTATTAATATTTTTTATTGAAACGAAAATGGTATTCCGTCCATAAAATCAAAGAATATTCCATCTTGGAAAGCCTTGAAATTAACACAATCTATTGGATATAATTTTATGCATCCGATAGTGTCAATAATTTTTAAATATAAAAAAGTTTCGTAAGGAAAATATGATTGTGTGTCAATCACAATTGTTGCCGGTATTGAAGTTAGCCCTGATATATAAAAACAACCTGTATTTGTTGGGTCGCATAAATAAACGTCATATGGTTCAACTCCACCAGTATCTCCTGTTATATTAATTATCATAATAATAAATATGTATAACTACCAAACTAACGCGTCCCCACCTTCTGTTGTTAAAAAATCACCTAATTCTGTAAGGATAAAATAATCATCTTCAGGAGCACAAGAAATAATTTTGAAGTAAATACAACCCGTACTATCAACCGATTTAACCATAATGGTAGTTGCGGTCTGTAATAATGTTGGTAAAACATATATTCCGGGTGCGTAACCTAAAAGTGTGCAATTATTCCCATATTCATCACAAGCATAGAACGCTATTGGTGCGGTCCCCCCTGAAACTCCTGTTATGTCTATTGAATACGGCATATTAACACTGATAAACGTTTAAAACATTAGCACTAGCACCTACTTGAACAACGTATCTAAGTCCAACCACAGGACAGTCATTTGATAAGTAATTTCTACCCCAACCACCACCAGACGATCCTAAATTATATACCCATCCTGTTGCAGGTATTGTAAGATTTTGATCAACATAAATTATAGTACCCACTGTAATTGTTGGTGTTGCCGTGTAAAAAGTTTGTGAACTACATCCCGCTGCGGCGTATGCACTACAAGGTACGGTTGATGAAGATGGGTAGTTAAATGGTCCATTAGTAAACCAAGCATAATTGACCGTTGTTGGTGCAGGTGTTGGGCTCGGAGTTGGACTCGGAGTTGGTGTTGGACTCGGAGTTGGTGTTGGACTCGGAGTTGGTGTTGGTGTTGCGGTAGGAGTTGGGCTCGGAGTTGGTGTTGGTATAACATCTTGACAAGAAATATCGTAATCAATATTTAAAGATAGGTTAAACCCTGCGTTACCTAATGGGTCAACACCTCCTTGACAATTAGATTTTATTTGTATTGTGTTATTCAATAGATTCACACTATATTCACCAACTTCGGGTATTGATGATAATATTGTCTCAATTGCCGATTGCCATCCAGCATCGTTTTCAACAATAATAGTTTGAGTAAACGCACTTCCATTCAAATTGATTTCACATTCTAAAATGTAACTATTTAATAAACAATTAGTATAACCTGACGTTAAATCCAAAAACCCTTCAGACACCATTTCGGTAATACCTCTTTTTGTACCTGAAGTTGTTGTAAAATTATTATCTGAACAAATACTGTACCTTGTAAAACCTGTTATTTGTGTGAAAGTACAGTCAATAACAAAAGAAAGGTAGTTTGTACATCCACTATTATCAGTAACCGTAACAGTATACGATCCACCCGATAAACCAGTTACAGTACTACCCGTTTGTAGTGGTGGTACATTATCTGACCAATCGTATGTAAATGGTGGTGTACCATCAAAAATAGACACATTTGCGGTTCCATCATTACCAAATACACAATTATTCACAAAAACTGCACTGTCAAGTTGTGGTGTTGTTCCTATTGTAAATGTATCTGAAACAATACAATCATCTTCGTCCCTTACTTGTATTGTGTATATACCGGGAGCCAAATTACTAAAAGTCATTGAGCTAAGAGTTGTATCAATAATTGGTGGTGTTCCTGTTAAAATATAATCTAATTGTCCTCCTGTTTGCCAATTAGTGTATCCCGTTCCAACATTTACAGTAATTAAACCATTACTCAATTCGCAAGTCGCATTAGTAACGGAAACATCAACACTAAATTTTTCATCTGAATTAACAACCAAAGTTTCAGCATAACCACAACCCGAACTTTCTCCTGATATTGTTAAAACATAAGTATCATTTTGTAGATTTGGAAATGTAACATTTTGACTTTGTGTGTAAAAAGTGTAAACTTGATTTGTAGATAAACCGGTTAATGTGTATAAATAAAATCCAATTAATCCACTTATTGTTGTTGTTATTGATCCGCTACTTTGATTACAACTTGAATTTGTTATATTGTTTCCAACAACGTTAAATCCTCCAACAGTATTTAATGAAGTATTAACAATAATTGGGCAGTAATTTGCGTCTCTTACTAAAATAGAGTAACTACCCGCAGGTAATGAACTTATAGTAAAAGTATTTGATAATGTGTAACCAACTTGTCCAGTATTTGCCGAATAAAAATAAGGTCCGGTACCACCTGACATTGTTATTTGTAATGATCCATTTGACGTAAAACAATTTGGTTCTGTTGGGGTTATAGAAAGTACTCCAAGTGGTTGTGCAATCCCAACTGTCGCTTGTTTTGTGACTTGACATCCATAAAAATCGGTAACAGTTACTGAGTAGTTACCGGCAGTTAAACCTGTAGCCAACTGTGTGGTTTGACCATCTGACCACAAATACGTATAAGGTCCTGTTCCAGTTACCCCTGTAACCGCAACTTTACCAGTATTAATAACACAAGTTCCGGCATCAACAACCCAAAAACCATAATCAATATTTGTGCTAGCACTTATAACAACATTTTCAGTTATCGCAGTAGCCAAACCATAATCATATACAACCGCATGATATATTGATGGTGGTAAACCGTTAATTTGGTATGGGAATGTTATTGCATTAAAACTTCCAACATAATCAGATACACCACTATAAACAAGTATGGTGTATGGTGCATTTACCGATGTACCACTAACCTCAAAACTACCATTATTTTCTCCACATAAAGTTCCTGTTGTATTTAAAATATTTGCAGAAAAACAATCAGAAACTAATAAATTTATAAAAAGTTCGTTATTTTGAAGACCTAATGAGTCATTCAATCTAAACACATATGTACCACCAGTCAGACCTGTGAATGTTATTTGACCTGAACTTGTTTGGGCACTTAAACCGCTACCTAAAGGTGTGATATTATCTATAGTATAAGGTGATACACCTCCAAATGATGAAAATGTAACCGCACCCGTGGGGTTATCACAAACACCTGTTACTGAAAAAGTATAACTTAGTGGTCCCGTACTACAGTCTTGAACACAAACACTTATAGGATCTAAAATAAGTCCAATAGATGATCCTGAAAATGCCGTATCAACACATACCGTATCCAATCCACCGGCAAAACCAACTTGTAATACACCACAACAATCGGTATAACTATAATAACCACCAGTAGTAAATCCAGTAATACAAGCCATTATCCACAATTAATTTGTAAATCTAAACCAACATATAGGTTTAGAAGTTTATTTGTAAAATTATCATAACAACTAGAATTACTAATCGTTAATACCCCACCTGAAAAATAATAATTTAATCCGTACTGATATAAATACTGAAGTTTAGAATCAATAGCATTTATTACTTGAAAATAATCAATCGGTAATCCTGTTGTTATGTCAACCGCATTCTGACCGTAACCAACATAAAAAGGTTCAAAAACCAAAGTATCTTCAATATTTGTTATAGTATCTTTTAATGTTAATTCAATATACCAAGTTGATACCATAGAGGAAGAATCACAATTAGCACTTGTAAATCCACTACTTGTATATAACTGATTTATTTTTTCATTTAAAACAGCAATTGGGTCAAAAGTGGGTAAAGAACATTGTGTTGTTTGATCAATACAATCATAAGTATAGGGTTCTCCATTATATTCACAAGGCAAACAATCGGTATTTTTTAAATCGCCTAATATAAAAGTACAACCTCTTTGTCTTCTCCAAACAAATTTTTGTCTATGAAATACTGAATTATCTAATTTCTGCCCTGTATTCCAAATAGTTGTTGCCGGTACAAATTGTTCAACAAGTCGTATCCAATAATCACCTAACCCCAAAGTAAAATCTATCATTTTTTGATAGGTAAACTTATTGTTTGGTATATTCAAAACTTGGTCAGTTTGTAAATATTTCCAAAATATTGACTGTAACGCAGGATAACCTCCCGTTTTTCCATCTGATATTGTTTGCCTATTTCTTACATTAATTAAATTGTTGTAAAAAGTTTGAGCAAACTCAAAAAACGTTTTTTTATTTGGTTTGGGGTCTATTATTGTCCAATCATTAAGACCTGGTGATGGGTATGGTGCAGTTAATCCCGAATTTGGGATTGGGTATCCATATCTTGAAGACATTTCCCAAATATCATAAGTTATACCTTGTCCCATGTTAAGATATAATTCCATGTTTTTTACGTTTATAACCTGTCCTTCATTTTCTAAGAGGTAATTTGTTGGTGCCGAACTTTGTGTATTTTTTCTAAGTCCGACCTCATCTTTTTTCCATGATTTTTTATTATCTATAGTTTTTGTTAATCCGTATCCAATATCCATTGTTGGAAATTTTTCATATCTATTTAAATAGTCCTGCCCATAGGTAAAAGGCTTCAATTTTGTAACTATTATGGATGGTGATACGGTAAAATTTGATAATGTAAAATCTATTTCTTCTGTTGATCTATGATCGGGAGTGGTTTCAAACCAACCCGCACCTTTTTGAAAGAAAAATGAATCACTTTCAGTTGGCATTTCGGGGTATCCGGTATCTATATTAATTGGGTAATTATTTAAATCAGGTAATGTTGATTTTATGACTCCTGATGTTGTAAATCCGGTATATTGTGTTCCTAAAATTGAAAACACATTAGTTGAATCTAGTGTTGGTGATTCTATGTAAGTAGTACCTCCTGATATTTTTGCATATTTTTCATAAAAATCGTCTAAAGAAATCTTTTGATCGGCTAAATACACATACTCATTAAATTCTATTAGGGCATCAGGTGCACCAATCATTCTCATAATATATTCAATTGAGGTTCTAGTTCCTTTTGATCTAAATAAAAAACCAGAATTAAGAATTAAATTCCTATAGTATTGATAATTTAGTTCTGCGGGGGTATCTTCTTTACCTTGTCCAGGATATATTATATCGTTTGTCGTTGAAAAAACTGATTGTAGTAATGAGTCATTAGTTATTGGTGATATGTTTGGGTCAATCCCTAAAGTCGCAGCTAAGTTTGCTAATAGAGCGGATGGTATATCATTTTTTACAACATAATTTACAGATATTATGTTAGCCAAAGCATCTATAAATTTTTTAGTCTCGTCAAAACTTCTACCGTAAATTTGTAAAGTTTTTTCTATTTTCTGATCATTTGTATCAAATTCTTTTAATGATCCTGAAATTAAAAATCTACTTACTAAATTTGTTTTGTATTCGTCTAATCTTTCTGTTATATATTGCAAATTTGTTAAATATTCATCAAACTGACTTGTTCTTATATCCAAATTCCATAAACCATCTAGTGACCATGTTAAAATTTTATTTATGATAATATAATTTCCATTATCATCATAATCCGGATAACTAAACTTAGTAGTATATTGCGGATATGCATATCTATTTAACAAATAATCTTCAACTTCATCAAAATCATCTTGAAATATTTTTTCCGTTATTAATTTGTTAGGTTTTAATAAAATTGTTTCTGTAGTGGTGGTTGAGGAAAACGGGTTTCCTTGTACTGTAATTGTTACGGTACCCCCGGTTACTGAACTTGTTGGTATTAAATCTACTATTTTGTATTCGTTATTTGTTTCTCCTACAAAAACAGCAAAGTCTTGGTAATTACTTGTGAGGTCTCTATATTTAGAAACTTTTATAGGTCTGTTTTTAACATTAGAGTTTGCATTAATTGAAAAATCAATGTCAAAAGGATTTCTAAAAAAGTTTGAGTCAATATTAAATGTTGTTTCATTGTCAATAACATCATATGATATATTAAATGCGGTGTTACCTGTTTGTAGAATTAAATTAGTAAAGTTTACCTCAATTGCTGCAGGAAAATAATTAATAATTTTATTTATAGATGATGAAATTCTTTTACTTAAAGAACCATATAGAGAAAAACTAGTTATTTGTGATAAATCAAAATTTGGGTAAACTTTAAAGTTTTTTTCTATAATTTTTTTTGATTCTTCTAAACTTTGTATATTTAAATTTTCTAAGTTGAATGGGTCAGAAAATATTCCAGTACTAAAAGTTCTACTAACTTTTTCGTAAACCGATCTTGTGAACTGAAAATTCCCAAGAGTCAGACCTCCTCCCGATACTAATTGTACTCCGACCAAATCATCAGAAAAAGTACCCGAACCTACAGGTGGTGGTGTTGGACATATGAATTTAGTTTTAGCCATTAACTAATAATATTTGTAAAGTTTTTACTAAAATCAATATTCAAACCTCTATCTTGTCTTACTTCATAAAGTAATTCGTTAAATGTGTCTCTAACCTCAAACAAGTTATATTGTTTGTAAATATTTCCAGCAGTATCATAAAGAGTGTATATTCCATCCTCAATACTCTTAGTTTGATTACCATAAAGAGCGATTGCCAATGTATCAATATCGTGTTCAGCAATTTGTATATCAACAGTAAATGGATTAAAATACGTATTACTAATTATAATTTCTTGGTTTGGTTGACCAATAAATGGTGTTGCGTTAGGTTTATTTGTTGGTGATGCGGATGGCGATAAAGTGCAAAATAATAAATCACTTCCCGTGTCTAAATACCTATATCTAATAGATTTTTGTGATGTGTTTGTTTGATCAGTAACCACAGGTTCACAAAAAAATGAAGATGTGATTATTCTATAAAAATTAGGTATTTTTGTACCATCAGAATTTAAATATTCAACTCTAAACCCAACTAAACCTTGTGCTGTAAATTTATTTCTGAATTCTGCAGGGACATCATTTAAATCAACAATTATTCCTTTTACATTAGGTAACGCAGATAGAACTCCACAATCAGTAATTGTTGTTCTAATCTCTGCAGGTCTTATATATAAAGTATAGATACCTATTTGATTAAATTCGTTTGCGGGTAATCTTAAATTATACAACCCACCTAATATTTCTTTACCATTAACACCACCTGTTTGTGAATTGTGAAAATATGGTGTAAGAATATTTGTACTATTTAATTTTTTTAACACAAAATTATTTGTTACATCCCTTGATGGTGTGTAATTCAGAATAATGTCAACATCTTGTGGTGACACATCTGCGGGTCTAACTGTACCGTATGCTCCTAATGCCATTTTTATTTATAAATAGAGTTTATATTGTTTTTTATGTATTATTAATTTTAAAATAACCATATCCATATCTTATTAAATCACCCAAATTATCAACCTCACCTAATCTTTGTAATCCCTCAACAGCACTGTATTTACCTCTTTCAACAAATACGTCAGATTGTATTTCAGGATCCATTACAAAATCTAAAAGTATTTCATCTTTAGTTATTGCGGATACAACTAAATCATTAGCAGTTAAACCTGATGAATTAACCAAGAACAAAGTTTTACCATTATTGAAATCAACATAATTAATATCATTAACCGTATATGCTGTGTACGTTGGGTTAATTTCAGTAACATATCCAATCACTCCTTTTATTGGGGTTAATATGTATCCAACCGTATATGGGTTAGGTCCCCATCTTCTAAGGAGTGCCAATCTTGAATTAGTATACCCTGAAACCACAAAAGGTACTTGTAAATATGAACTTGATATTTGTGAGGGAATATTATTTTCACTATCTCCTGTAAATATGTAATCGTAACTAATTGGTATTCCGGACCAATTTCCTCCTTGTTGTGTGAATGTTATATTACCTGGTTCATTATCAACGGTAACACCTGTAAAAGGTAATGTTATTGTTTTTTGTATTTCAGTTATCCCCCAGGGGTTACTCTGAACCATTTTAATTGTATAATTTTGTGGTGTTGGTGAATACGTGTGATCTAAACTACTTTGATTAACACTCAAATATTGACTAACTAAACCATCTCCCCAATCTACTTTGTAATTTGACAATTCCAAAAAACTATTATACGTATAACCTGCACTATTATAAAGTCTGACATTATATTGTGAAGTTGGGTTACCTGATATGACAAAGTTTGTGACAACATCTAATTGGTTGGATAGTCCGTCAAACGTACTATAATAACCTAAATCATTATATGATTGTGTAAATAAAATAGGTATAGTTAATCCAGTTAATAATGATTCTCCATTTGTTCCTCCACTTAAAACTTGAGACAATCCCGAATAAGACCCAAAAGTTATTCCGTTATAAGTAATATTAAATATGTCACGATTTAATACTTCAGGTGATATTATTATATTAATTCTTTCTGATTCCATTATGGGTTAACATATTCATACCATTTTATAGGTAAAATACCTGTTCCGACTCTTTGTGCGTTTTGAAAGTTATTATTGTAAGTGTAAACTTTATATTCGTTTGTGTTATAATCAATAACATATTTGTAATAAAAATATAATGGTTTGTCTAAATTAAACATGTTTTGACCAATGAATGTTGACTGTGGTCTATTCATCATTCTAACAAATTGACCTGTTTTTGCATTAAAGAATTTCGCACCAACGTAAAATTCTGTAATGTTTAAATAATTTTTATCTTTTAACCAATATATATAAAACCCTTCTTTATCTGCCCCTGTGTAGTCCAAAACAAATTTAGGTTTTTTTACTTGTACCGCGGTTTGGTTTAATGGTGGTCCTATTGTTCCCGGTTCTTTAAGTCCTTGTTGTGTTGGTAAAATAACACTTAATAATAAAGTTTGATTTTCATTTTGTGGTGAGTCATAAAAATCTAATTTAAAAAAACTTCCTTTGAATGAATTTGCAAAATAATAAATTTCGCTGTCGGTAAATGTTGCGTTTTCATAATCTGTCGCCCAATTTGTTGTTGTTGATGCTGTAACCCCAGTTAAATAATCAAAAAAATAAAACTCGTAATTTGTGGAGGTTTTTTGTACATTTGTAATATTAATTGGTAAATTAACTACACTTTGTTGTCCTGTATTTGGATTTATTATTACAACTTGTGTTGTTGTTGTTATTACTTCATCGTATTCTGAGTGTGCAAACTTTGTTATTTCAAAATCAGAGATTGGATTTAATATTTCAGAAATTACTTCATTTTCAAAACTTGCAACACCGTCTTCTCTTCCAAGCATATCAAAATTAATTTCCAAAGGAATATCTAAATATTGATCCTGAGCTGTGATTGTTTTTCTAAAATATTTATTATTCACAAGTATCGTTTGTTGGAAGATTTATTTCATTATAAATAAAAGATGTATTTCTTTTGGTTGGAAAATGTATAAAATTTATTGTTTTGAACGGATAGTGAGCTCCGTTCATAAAGGGCATATCTAAACCAATACCCTCACTATCAACAAATCCATAGTTATATATATCTCTCCAATAAAATTGTCCATTAGTGTTAGAATAATAAGAGTGAAAAGGTACGTTATCTATATCTTCAAGTGCCGCATTTTCAATATAATCACTAAAGGTTCTTATAGGTATTGAATAATGTGGTTTATAAAGATACCCAGGAGGGTATAACACTGTGTTTGTATAATTTGAAACAGCAACGGCAATTGCCTGACCAAAATTAGCAGGTATTGGTTGTGATATATTAAAAACATCAGGATTGTATGAGTACTTATGGTATATTGGTGATAACACGTATTCTTTTTGTTCAATATCATTGTATTCGCAAAAATCCCCTTTAATAACATCATCAACGTTCAAAAAATTATTATAATAAAAAGTGAATCCGGCCATTTGATACGAACTTACTGTTATGTTTTCTTTGTTATCTGTTGATGTATGATTCCACCAGGGGTCTGTTGTATTTTGTAAAAAGTTAAACTCCCACCCTATGTCAATTGATCTTTGTAAAGATTGTGGTGGTTTATTAAACCATCCCATGTAACCTCTATTCACTATTGTAACAAAAAGTTCGGTAATGGGTTTTCCGTTATTATCTAATAAATTAAATGTGTCAATATCTTTATTAACTGTAAACCCATAACTTTGCGTGCCATCTTTAACTGAAATTCTTTGTTGGTTATTTGGTGTCAATGCGGAATACTCCAATTTTCTTTTAATAGGAAATGCGTTATTTTCAAAGGCCATTTTTGTTAAAAATGTCTCATTATTTGATGTTAAAATTTTATGTAACCTAACATAGTATCTAGAAGTCGTATCTCCAGTATTATTTAAATCTACTATTCTTTTAAAATTTCCATAAGTTCCGTCAATAATATCGTTATCAGGAAACTTTAAATTATATATCGCAAAAACCCTAAGTTCAGACCTATATGTGTCATCGCCCAAACTATAAACTTGAAATGTGTCTTTACCGTCTATTGTTATATTTAATTTTACGTACTGTCCTACAGTTAAATTATGGTTTGTTGCACAATAAAAATAAACTAAATTTTTTCCATTTTGAGTTTTGTTTTTTATAACAAATGGTATTCCATCCGCAACATTAAAATTAGCATTTGTTACATTAAAATCTTCATCAACAAATGACATTGTTTGTGCGGTTGTACTACTAAAAGCATATGACACGTATGTCATCCAATTATATGTTGTTGCACTTTTTGGAACAAAACTAACATGTCCAGGTATTGCGCTATCTCTTATGATTGAAAATTCATCGTATTGTGGATATCCTTTCCATACTCCAGTATTAATAGAATTAACAGGATCTAAATAATAAAGATAGTTTTTAAATGGTGTATAATCTGTTTTTCCTGAAGTTACATTATCAAAAATATTTACAATTTTACCATTCAATCTAAAAATACTTGAGTTTTGTCTTTCACTATCAAATATTTCTCTAAGGTTTATTAAAGTGGCTCGGTCGCCTTGTACCATTTCACGTCTTTCACCAATAAGGGGTAATTGTATTTGCACAGGTTGATTAGACGAACCAGCAAAACGCTTGTTACCTAAAACTATTCTTATTTCATCTTGCTTTCTCATTCTATTCAGTACCTATAATATACTTAGTTATAAATCTGTTTAATGCGGTTTTTCCTTTACCAAGACCAAAATAAAAATGATATGGTGCACCTACAACAAAATTTGGTTTATTTTGATTACTTGGGTTTGACCATACATAATCTCTTTCTCCCAAATTGTTGTAATTAAAAATATACCCAGTACTAGGACCGTTAGTCGCTTTAAAATAATCGGCACCTGTAAACGACATGTTTTGATAAGGTACAGAATACATTTGATTAGTATTTAATGGAATGTCGGTTAACCAATCATTTTTTTCGGTTCCAAATATAGTACTTGGGGTTGTAGTTGCCTGACCTTGATCATTTCTTATTTCCCAATTATACATAGGGACTACTTGTGTTTTAGGGTACCCTACAAGTTGTTGGATGTTCCCAAAAGTGGCGAATCCTGGAGTTAAAGCGACTCTATTTTGTGTGATAGCTGAGAACAACACACCATAAAATATCTCATTAGGTGTTCCTAAAACTATATCATCATTTCCGTAGAATTGTTCATTAAATGGTATGATTCCATATTCTGAATTAATACTAAACATTTGAGCCACATCACCATCAATTCTATCATCTGATCTTGAAAAAAGTTGGTTAATTGATGCGTCACCTCTACTAAGTGCCAACTCCCAAAAACCTGTATTAACTAATCTTGACACTATAAATAATAAAAGTAGATCACTTGTATCATTAAACGATGTTGATTGTATTGTTTCTACTAGATAATTTTCTAATTGTGGGTTCAAGCAAATTTCTTTTGCAAATTGGTCTCTTGGTCCCAAATCCATAATAGTCGTAGGAAAATGTAAATTTCTTTGGTTGACTCCTTTTCCATAAATATTTTTAATGTGGTTTCCATTATATTTTGGTTCTTGACCAATAAAATAACCTATCACGTTTGTTCCGTTTTGTTGTAAAACGTATGGTGTGGATCTATAATAAAAAGTATTTGTTTGATCATCTAAATAAATTGGTCCTTGATTTTGTCTTCCTGGTACTAAGTCAAAATCTTTTGACCCACAAAAGACGTATTTTTTAGGATTATTTTGTGCATCAAATATAGTTTTCTTTTTAAACGCATAAGAATATAAAGTACCATTTACCCAATTATTTTGAAATACGTGACTTATCACACCTCTACATGCCCCAAATAATAATCTAAATCTTGATTTCCACTCAAAGAAATTATTATAATCTCTTAAAATAGCACCATTATTTAAATATGGTTCTTGAATTAACTTATAACACCCTTTTGTTATTCTTGTTGGATTTTCATTTTCGGGACATGGTGATTTTACACCAAAATTATCTCCTGATCCGCTATAACAAGGTAATGGAACCATCCCTTCACAACTAAATGTTGAAAGTACTGATGTTGTTCCTGAAATAGCGTCTTCAGCATAATCATCAGAGTTTCCTGTATAATCAGTTTGTATCCCTCCCAATTGTACAACATCCCCACTATCTAAAATTCTATATATTGTAAAATTATCGTTTTGATACAATGCGTAACCATTGTTACCATTTGTTTGTGTTGTGTCAGATGTTGGGAGTCTATCTGACCTTATAATTATTCTAGCATTATCAACATTCGTATCAAATGTCATTGTTTTAGATAAGTTAGGTGTTTCTTTAAAATATGCCGGGGCAAAAAGTCTTGGTTTTCTGTGTCCATTTCCAAAACCATTACTTCCACCATTATTTGCACCACTTGCCGAATTTACATAATTTGTAACAGTTTGTTCATTTAAAAAATCCATATCGGCAATATAATCTCCATTATTATTTACAAAATTAATATTAGTGTATAAAAACGACCCCCCTTCAACGTTTCCTTGAAATACCTGTTCGTCTTGATTTTGTGCGTTCCTAACTTGCATTTTGTATGTTTGTTGCGTCCCATAAAAAGACCAATCAGTTAGTCCGTTATCAATGTATAAACCACCAAAATTATTATTTGCAACTACAAGGCAATTACTTAAATCATAATCATCAGTAGAATAAACTTTGTATGGTGTATATAATATTCTTTTTTTGTCTAATGCCGAATAGTATTTTATTGATGTTGTAGTAAATGCCGAAAATAAATTTGGGTCGGGTCTAAAATTAAATGGTTTGTGATATAATGTAGACAATCCACTATCAAATGGAAAATCAACTTCGTGTGATTCAGGTGTTTTGGCATTTATCCACCAATCAGCACCAGGTCCTCCACTATTTGGTTGTATAGGTATGTTTAAATAAAATTTACCTTTTACTGTTTGTGAGTTATTAGCATATCCGAATAATTTAGACAAATCATATTTAATTACTTGTTTTTCACTAAAAGGGTCCACCCCTCTTACTAAAATTAAAACATTCAAATTTTCCCATGAATTTCCATTAATTGTTAGTGGATTTATTAATGACTTTACCGTTGGTTCTCCGCCACAACTTTGTCTATAATATATCCAAGTGGTTGCCCTTGTGAAAAAAGTTCCTATGAAATTAAAAGGATATTGTCCTGATGGTACAGATCCATTAACTAATTGTGCGGCTTTGAGTGCTGTCATTCCGGTAATTACTTGAAAGTATTCTAATCCTCCTTTAAATTTATATTCTCTTTGTGTTGTTGATCCAGTTAAATATAAATTTGCAGTCCCTACTGAGGAATCTGATTTAATGTATGTTAAAGTAACGGTTGTTGCAGTTTGTGATGTTCCTGTTATTCCTTTACCCCCAAATTGATTTTCTGTAACGCCACTTACGTTATACCCATCTTTATTTTTATCGTCAACATTATCAGGGTTGGTAAATGTTAAAAGTGAACCTGAAGGTAAACTATCAATTGTACCAGTATCACACAATAAAACCATAACATTATCGGTGAACGGTTGGGAAGTGTACCCATCATTTTCAATTGTTGTTGTTATTATATTTTGGATAGATGGTGTTTGTGTATCAAAATATCTTTGTCTTATATTTGCCAAATTTATTCTTTGTGAGTACGTTATACCGGTTTGAAAGAATATTCTTCCTTGAGGAAAGAATAATCTGTTTATTGGTGTTCCTTGTACTGTTCCATTTGGGTAACCAGCTAATGAGTATTTTATTCCGTATGAGTTTAATGTATATTTTTGTCTCTCCAACAACGCACCTCCATTAAATGCTTCTGTCCTCAAATTACAAAATGCAGGACTGTCTGAACAATCATTATTATCGTCACCACCGGCAGAACAATTTTCTTCATTCGGTGTATTTGCCCAAAAATTATTAGAATTTAAATCAGATAAAAATGATGAATTTTTTCTAGTATATATTTGATTATTTCTTACTGAAATAACAGTTAAATTACCGTTTGTTCCATCTCCAACTATTTCTTCAACATTAAGTGATTGTGGATCACATGAACAAGCTTCACAGTCTGGATATGTCATGGAGGGCAATGTAATTCCTCTCAGATTTGATGTTGCGTTAATTAGTGGGCTCACTTTTAAAATATAAAAAGCGGTAGCTAACCCAAAAATTAATGCAGTACCCGCACTCAAAATCATTAAACCAATAGCCGGAAATGCAGCAATTGCAGCTAAAGTAAAGTTTACTGTTAAATAACCTAAAAATAATGGTACACCAATACTTAATGCCCATCTAGCAACTGGCCAAAATTTTGCAATTAAATGTAATAATGGTATTAACACAACCGCTAACAAAGAAAATAATGTTATTACAATGTTTGCTAAGAAAAATATTAAATCAAAATTTCTAACACCGTCATTTACAGGCATCCTATTTGTAGTTGTACTACATTCCCTATTTGTAATTTCTTTTATCCCTAAATGTCTTGACCTATTAAACCCCCACTTCCACCTATCAATAAAACTTGAAACAGTATAAACTCTATTATAATTAAATTCAAAAAACTTGTCTTCACAGTTAATTGCGTCAGCAATCATTTTTTGACCAATCGTTGTTCCAGTATCACCATAATCAGTCCAATCTAAACTAAATGCATATGATTGTCTTTGTAATGTATCGTCCGCAGGTCCGTTTGCACTTATTGTTGAGTTCCAACCGTATTCTCTAATATTAGGAACCAAATAATCGGCTCTTTGTGTTGATGCCGCAAACCCTTCATTTTGGTATTGGATTTTAAATCTGTATTTTGCCTTTGTTGGAATACCCACTTTAGGGTCATTTGATATTACTTGTTCACCAAATTCATTTGTTGTAATATAATCCAAATTCATCGGCATCTCAATTAACCAAGTACCGTCACTATCAATAATATTTCCACCTTCAGGTAATTTATACTGTTCTAATATTGGATATCCTCCCGCATCGGTATATATTGTTTGTCTGATTGCTAAAATGGTACCAGGAGCCGTAACCAAATCACATAGATTTCCTGTGTCAAATTTTGGTTTACAATTAGTTTGTAATGCATCTTCGTCTGTTGTTGAAAACATTGATCCCATGAATATTGCTTGAGGTTCAATTTGAATTCCCAAATCCCTCAAATCAAAATCCACTCTTGTAATTCCAATATTACATAACTCATCATCTCCCCAAAACGAAGTTACTTCAACTTCTTTCTTTTCATTTACAATTTGTGGTAAAGAATCTAAATCAGGTGATGATTTAAATGAAGACCCCTCAAACTGACCTTCACTCCCCATACCCATTCTAATTAAATCAGAAGGCCTTAAAGAGAAACAACCAATGTTTGATACATCCATATCCATTACAACGATTTGTTGTCCTAATGGAACCCCAACAATCATAAAATCACCACTATCATTTGTTCTTACGGTGTATTTATAATATTTTTCATAAACTTCTAAAACTGTACTGTCACTTACAACATCTTCTCTATCAGGAAATGTGCCTGTTGGGTTGTGTCCTCCATATTCTTGAACATATGGTAATAAATTATATCTATATCCTTCTTCATTTTTGTCTGTTAAAGTTTTATATGGATATAATGTTGAGATGACAGGATCTTCAGAGTCTTCTATAGAAAGAGGAACAAATACTGATACAGTAACGTTTGGTACCCCATACCCACCATTTGCAATAACTCTTCCGGCAACTACACCATAATCGGCACAAAATCTCGTATAAACGTCAGATTGTTTTAATTTTAATGATAATATTTCAATAAAATCAAAATCTTGATCTACTTTAATTCTTATGTTTTTATCTATACCTGGTGTGGTTCTTAATCTATAATTTTTAGACATAATGCTCTTTGTTGATAAATAGTTATGTTAGTTATTTTAAAAATAACAAGAGTATTACCAAAATAAATAATCTTATATGAAGTCTACGGTTGATAAGTTTTTAACCCTGACTTTGATGTCTTTTTTAGGGAATCTAATTTGATAAATTTGGTCGGGTTCAGCAAATATGGTATCATCAACTAATTCAATTTGTTTTGTTGTTGTATCAATATATCTTTGTGATGTTTCAGACGATGAGTATTGTCCCCCAACTTTATTATAAACCCTTATTTCCGCTAACGTGTTAACTCCTCCGATATCTTGAACTAACCTTCTTAAATCCGATACGTTTAGGTTTTGGCCAAGTTCTCTATTATTTGGATTCATATATGTGCTAACCTGATTTATTATTTGTGTTATTACTTCAGATTGTGATCCGGCGTTGTCCAATATTACTAAAAATTCTAATTCTAAATCAATAACTTTAGCAACCTCTATTGATATATAATCATTTATCATTCTATACTTTGATAGATAAGTTGCCAAATTGGTTTTCAGGTTATTGGAGACTGTCTGTGTTAAAACCCCAGTATTATCATAAGATAGTATTTTTATCAATATTTTATTATCTAATTCTGTGATGGATACTTTTGCAGGTGCTCCAAATTTTCCTGGCATTGTATCTATCAATGACTTATAATCATTAATGGTTACCGCTCTTTTTTGTGCAGCAAAATTAAAAGTCACCATGTTTCTTACTTCCTCTATTGAAGGTTGGTTTGAACCCCCAATTGCTGCAGTTATATTATTAACACTTAAAGATTGTGTAACACTCCTATTAATACTATCAGAAGGACCATTCACATAAAAATCAGCGGTTACTACTTGAGTAATAGCACCGACCCCAATATTAGATACTAAACCACCACCAACTCTATATTGAACAAAAATCGTTGTGTTTGGTTGAACGGTTAAACCTAACCCTATGTTGTTTTGATAATTTTGTAATTTGAGTGGAATACCTGTTTGTGTAAACTGTTGAAGTTGTTGATTTGGTGTTGTTGTTCCAGCCCCAAATTGTATTTTTAAAAACCCTTCCGGTGTGTATTCCGTAATAAATCTATTGTCGGTTTTAATATATTTACCAACTTTAACACCCGCAGAATCAACAGGTTTTGTGTTGTCTTCAATAAATACAGTATCTTCAACCAATGCATCAACCTCATACCATCTACCATTAGAGGAGTTAAACTCGGAGTATGTTGGCGTGTTTTGATAAGAAGTTCCATCTTTTTGAATAATTGAAGTAACTCCTAACACGTTTTTTTCAGGTAGGAAAAAACTATAAAAAGGTACTACGTTATTTGAATTTACGACTATTTTGAAAATTTTTGTAGATCCGTTAACAATTACTTCTCTTTTTGTTATAACATAATTAACTATGTTATTATTTTGATCAAATGTTGGTATTTTAGTTCTATTAACAAATCCTTCAATATTGTAATCTGAAGAAAAATCAATATCATAAAGATTTTCAAATATTGTTCCAGCCCCCGCAAATTGAGATCCTGCTCTTAATACCCCCAAATATGTGGTATTTTCTGAATCGCCCGCAGCTGGTACAGTTATAGATATGTCGGCTATTGTGACTGAAGGTCTGAAGCCAGGTATTTTGAGTCCATAAGTTCTAGCAATGTTAAAAACAGAAGATCTTTGTTGTGCATACTGTAATACAGTTTCTTGAATACTTCTATCTATATGGAAATGTAAGTTGTCGGTCACCGCGGCATTTAAGTCCATCAAAACTGAAAAAACTGACGCGTCGTTAAAGTTCTGTATTAATTCAGGATAGTACTGTTGGGTGTAGTTTATTAACTCTCTTCTTATCCCTTCAAAATCTCTTTCGGTATATGATATTTTTCTGTTTGCCATATATAATTAAATATTGATTATTACAAATTCTCTAGTTCCAAAGGCGTTTGAGTTGTCTATGTATTCTATTTTAACTTTCGCAGTGTATTCTTCTGTATTTGCACCTGGCACTCTATAAACAGGTATGTCAAATTGTTCTGATGGTAATTCACCTAAAGAAGGTTCCGTATTTATATATGGTTCTATTGAAATGTTTTGTATTATTAGATTAGGTATGTATTTACTAACAGAATCCTCAATCTCGGTTCTAATACTATCAAAAGTTAATCCATCTAATGGTTCAAAAATAAAATCATATAGTCTTGTTCCAAAATCCGGTAAAAAATAACGACTTCCTTTTCTTGTTAATAACAAATGGATTAAGTTACTTCTTATTTCGTCGTTTGTTTCTTCAGATAATAATAAAAATTTACCATCAACACTTTGTCTAAAGGGAAATATAATACCATATGTAATACCATTAGCCATATCAAATAAATATAACCTGATATAATTTTATATAAATAAAAAAAATCCCAACTTAATGTCGGGATTCTTGTAAAACTTTATTTCCTCTTTCGTGTCTTGGTTCGTATGGACAATGTAAACATCCATTACCACAACATCTACCTCGTCTTTTGTGGTATTCTTCTGTCATGACCATTCTACCTTGACTATCATAATAAAATTCAGTTGGTTGGAGTTTTGGTCCAAACTCTCTAACGTATTGTTGTTGTATCCAATCTTTTGATGCTCCTACATTCATTTTAATTATTCTTTCTAAGATTATAAAACGCCAACATAACTTGGTATGTTAGCGTCATATCATTTCCCCATTGTGCTTTCATGACTTATACGATTTCACAAGCTCCACCCGCACACGCAGCTTCTCCTCGTAGGTCAGTGTTATCTTGTAACTCAATAACTTTTGTAAGATCAACATCTGTTAATGATTTAACTAATCTTTCAAAGTCTTCTTTTGTACAATCTTCAAAAGGTGCTTGTGTGTATGTTCCTCCGTTGTATGGTAATACTGAAAGTCCATTATAGAAGTCTCTATTATTCCACATCCAATCACCAACTAATTCCCACTCATCTTCTTTAATTGAAACGGTTGCCGATACGTTGTGAGTATTTTGTCCGTTTCTATGTCCAGGTTTAATCCATTCTTGTGAAACTTTTTTAACTCTTTCTAACATTTGGAATACTGATTCGTGTCTAACAATTGATCCTTCAGGTGCTCTTTGTGGAATAGTAATTACCGCGGTGTCATGTGGTCTAAAGTATTCGTCTTCAATCAATTCAGGGTGGTTAATTGCCAAGTATGAATAGATTGATTCATTTTTTCCTACACGGATTCTTCTTAGGTAGTAGTCATTATGCCAAGCGTGAATACCTGATGATGTTCCTAATACTAAAGATGATGTTCCTGATGGTTTAACTGTTGTTGTTCTTGCAGATTTGTTAATTTTAATTAATGATGCAACTCTTTCGTTTTCTTCTTTAACAGCCTTAGCCGCCTTTTTCATATCATAACCCAATACAACACCTGAACCGATACCCGTCATACCAACACCAATAAGTGCGTCTTTTTCGGTTGTTCTTTTCCAAATATCTCTTAGGTAATGGAAGTCTGTGTACCCTGCCTGTAATGTTCCAATAAATGCTGCAGCTCTAACTCTTTTATCAAAGTCTTCTTGTGATTCAATATCGGAAGCGTTTACCTCACATAAGTTACAGAATTGGAATGGACGAAGTGCGATTTCACAACATGGGTTAGTTCCCCAATCTTTATCGTTAGATAAATAGATTCCAGGTTCACCTGCTCCTGATAACTCAATACGTTTCCACAAATCCATAAAGAATTCTTTTGTGATTTTGTGACGAAGAAGTACTGCCGAGTTATTTGCTCTACCTCTTTGTGCATTTTGTTCCCACCAACTTCCTGACTTACAAGAAATCATTTCTTCATCATCAGCTGAAAATAATGAGATAAGTGCTGCTCTTCTAATACCTCCTGCTAATACTGCATCTGCAATATGACAAACAATATCGTGAGTTTCAATTGGTGATAATCTTTCTCCATCTTTTTTGTTATCCAACACTTTTGTTATGTGGTGGATACAATCTTTAAGTGGTTGAGGTCCTGGCGCCTTACCTCCTGACGTTACAAGCATCGCACCTTTTTGTCTAATATCTGAAAAATCAAAGACAGGTGTTGATGATTTGTAACCTAAATATGATTCCATTAACACTTTAATGGCATCTGCCCATCCTTCAATAGAGTCACCGATTAGGTAACGTCTTGTTCTTTCAGGGTTTGGTTTTTTTATTTCTGGTAGTTTTTCAACATGGTGTTTTTGAACTGAGTATCCAACTCCCGTTCCACCTAAAAGTAAAAACATCGTTTCAGAAAATGCGTCTACATGGTCAATTGGCATATATGCACAGTTGTAGACTCTGTTTGGTGAAATCTCAATTGGTTTACCACCGAATTGTAATGATCTCATTGATGGTAATACTTTCTTGTCGTATACCATTTTATATACCTCCTCTATCTCATCTTTGATGTGGGGGTACTTACGTTGATGCATTTCTTTGTTACGTGTTACCAACTCTTCCCAAGTCTCTCTCCTGTTCAATTCAGGTTGAAACTTAGCGTATTTCATAAAGACAGTAATGTCACTTAATATTTTTTGCGAAATATCCATTTTATTTTAATTTAATAATTTATTTTAAGATTCTTGTTGTTCTTTTTGTTTTTTTCTTTCTAACAGTTCCTTAATTCTGTTCCTATTCTTTTCTTCTTTTTGTTCCTCGTGGCCAAGGAATGTAACACTTTGTTCAGTATCTATATCTAACATACCGTTATCAAACTTACAATTTTCAAAGATAATTCCATCTTTACCAATTCTTGATTTGGTTATTGCGATGGTTGCTAAATTCATTTCTTTTTGTTGTAATGATTTTGCTACCGTAATAATAACGTGGCCAACTTGCGCTTTTTTAATTGATCCACCCATTTGATCTGTTGTTACAACCTCTGATGATATTGAGTTTCTATTACCTTGAGTTGCTGTCCACCCTGCGATGTCTAATTCGTGACACATCGCTTCAAACCCTCTCATTACTGAACCTTCAGATTTCCATTCATCACCTAAGTTCTTGTCCGGTACAACACAATCAATATAATCTAAAATAATCATATCAACTTTTGTTCCTTCGGCAATCATTTTTCTAACTTGATTTTTAATCTGATTCATGGTTACAGTATCGGATGCCAACTTTTTCATAATCAACTTATTTTTTCTTGTTGTTTGAATCTGTTTAACTTTTTCCATTACCTCTCCCTTATTTTCAGTTAAATCGTCAGGGTGAATTCCAGTCCAAAGTGTAATGTGTTTTCTTTGGATAATTTTTGGGTTGTCCTCAAAAAATATTTGAAGAACGTTGTAACCCAAATTAAATGCGTGGTTTGCAATCTTGGTTGTGAATGTTGATTTACCAACACCGGTAGGGGCTAAAATAACGCCAATTTCTCCTTTGGCTAATCCTCCTTTTAATAAATTATCAATACCGGGGACCCCAATAGGAATTGGGTGTCTGTAATCATCATCTAATACCTCGTCAAGGTTAAAAAACACATCTGTCGTACCCTTATCCACTTCTCCAACTTGTAGTGCTCCCCTTACCATTTCTTCTAACTTATCGTAACTTTCAAAATCACCTTTGTCGATGATTGATTGCGCTTTTGTCATTACTTTTTGGAGCTCCTGTTGTTTACAGAATTTAAGGGACTTCTCTTGAACAAATATAGATCCTTCATCTGAAACGTTCTTAACCTGTTCTAATGTGTCTAAAATGCTCTTTTGAGCCATAGGTGAACTGATTTCAGATTTACTTAATTGTTCTATGGTGTCAAATGTAGGTGTATGCTCATATTTTGAATAATATTCTTTGATCATTTGACAAATAATCTTGAAATATTGGTTATCAAAATAATGAGGATCAATAACTTCAATTATGGAATTAGAGAAATCTTTGTATGTAATTATGTTATTTAGTAATTGAATTTGAAAAGTATTTCCTAAGTATCCGAAGTTCTTTTTGTCTGACATATTTTATAAGTTTTGTTCCTTGTTTTAGATAAATATAGTTAAGCGAACGAATAATTAAGGTACTGATAAGATAAATTTTTCTCTGATAAAATGTCAGTTAATTCTCTTAAAATGTTTTTTATGTCTGGGCGTATATCCAGTGTATATCTCACCTTTGGTGGGTATAGTTTCGCATCAATAATTCTATGACAAATTGTCTTATTTCCGACCTTTAAGATTATGTTAAATATCTCAGGTCCATCTGTGTTTGATGTTTCTAAAACGCTTGGATCCTCTTCAATCTGGTATCTATTGTCTAACATATATACCATACACTTGTTTCTCAATTTTGTTTGAAGTGACTCAGATAGATACTTAATGTACTCATATAATTCAACTGAATTTTCAGCCTTTTCATGATAACCTTTTACATTAAAGAATCTTTGTACCACAAAATTGTTGTTAAGTGTAATCAGAAACTCAACCTTTGTTACATCATTCTGCTCTTTCATAATTTTACTTTTTTGTTTTAAACTTTGTTTTTTCTTTTCTTGTTAACTTTAAAAATGGTTTTAAAAAATATACCCACTGATCGTCACCTTTCGGTAGGTATTTAAATAATCCGTCGTCCATCATCATCCGAATTAGATTCTTATAACCTCTTCCGTCAGGATCCAATGACTCAGAGTAATAAGAGTGTACCAATTCTTTTCCTTCTTCACTAATTAGTGGTTCCGATAAATCCACAATCTTTTTATTGATTTCAAAAAACTCGTCACCAAAAATACCTTCTTTTGTTTTACCCGTCAGTAAATTTTTAAGTGCGGTATTATCTTTTTGTTCTTTTAGAAGTTCTTCACCTCTCGTTAAAATATCGGTAAAAGAAACTTCTCTTTCAAGTAGCTCAGGAAATAATTTAACAATAGTCTTCTCACCTAAGTAATAGATTCCATCTATATTATCCGATTTATCACCAGATATTATCTTGAATGTTTTTACGTTATAGTGTGGGATTTCTATTTCGTGTAGTTTAATCTTATCTCCGTTCTTATAATACTTTTTGGTATTAGGTGAATAGATTGTAACATCTTCAGAGATAAGCTGTGTGAGGTCTCTATCTCCACTAAAAATGGTTTTATCTTCGTCTTTTGAAATTTTGCAATAATATGCGATGAGGTCATCGGCTTCAGAGTTTTCAAATTCAACTTGTCTAACAAACATTTCTTCCAAGTATTCTTTTACTCTTTGTTTTTGTTTGTTAAATGATTGTTCTTTAAAATCTTCTGTAACCCCTTTTCGGTTAAGTTTGTATTTTGGGTAGATTAACCTTCTTTGTGAAGTACTTGTTTCTCCATCCCAAAATACAACAACCTTGTTGAAGTTTTCGTCTTCTATGAACCTACGTAATGTGTTAAGGAAATGCCAAATACCTCCTACGTGTTCCGTACCGTTAAAGTAATCTTTAACTCCGTGAAATCCAATTTTTAATAAATTATTCCCGTCTACTAATAGGGTTTTTGTCATTTCTGTAAATTACAGGGTTCTTACTCAACTTCTTCTTTTTCTGCCTTTAAATCAAAGTCACCATCAACACCGATGATTTCTTTCCAATACTCAGCATAATCTTTTTTGTATTGTTCAATGGATGCCTTTTCTTCAGACGCTTCTTTACCTGGTAAAAATCCATGTGGTGTTACAATAATTTTACCGTCTTCAAATCCAAGTCCATTGATGTGGTTTTTCATTACAGACACCTTTGTTCTTGAAGCAAACTTTACTGTACGTTTGTCTTTAGTTGCGGTAATCTTTGTTGTTCCTGCCCCTTTTTGGTTTCCAAATAAGAAAACTAAAGATGAATTTAACCAAATCGCTTCTCCGCCTTTTGCTTTAATCTTTGGTTGTCCAAATGGATTATCAGGTAATTCTACCCAAGGCTGATTAACAATAATCAAAGTGTTTTCATATTTAGAATCTGCTTTACGAGACCCTGAAATGCGTTGGTTGATTCCCATTCCAATCTTGTCGGCTAAAACACTTGCATTGTGTTGTTTACCTCCTTTACCTTCATAAGTCATCTTACAAGGAACAGAACCAACTGAATCCCACATGATACATAATGAATAATCTAAATCACCTTTTTCTTGTGCATCTAACAAATCATTAATGTAATCTGTAATTTGTTCAATGTAATCAAAGTTATTATTAAAGATATAAAAACCATCCCATTCTAACTCACCTGTTTCTGTATCAACAACTTCATCACATTCAAACCCCATTAGTTTTGCGTGTTCAAAGGACCATTTTTGTTCAGTAATAATGAATACAGGAAGGACTCCTTTCTTTTGAGCATCAACCGCAGTCTTTACTAATGCAGTTGTCTTACCTGTATCACTATGTCCTAAAAACATATTGATGTGTCCCATTGCTGGTCCCGGTAATCCAACAGCATCTAAGAATGGTTCACCCAAATCAAAAAACCTTTGTGGTTTATATTTTGCTGATGTGGAAAACTTCTTCTTTAATGAACTAAAATCATTCTTTTTAATTGCCATTTTCTTCTCCTTTTTGTTCATTTAAAACTTTTAACATGTCTTCAGTGATTTCAAATTTCTCATCTCTTTTAACATTATACTTGTAAATTGTTTCCAACATTTCAAGTTTATCTTTTGCGTTTGTCATCTTTTCAACAAACTTATCCATTTCTTCTAAATGTTGTGGGTGTTCACCAATACCAACAGGGTTATTGAAATAAATTAAAAGTGTTGCTTCGGCTTCAGCCATTTCTGACCTATATTTCAAGGTCAGGGCTTCATACATTTTTTGTGATATCTTATTCATTACTTAAATATTAAAATGGTAATTCTTCTGATGGTTCATCATCTGCTTGTGGGTCAACGATTGGTGTATCTTCTTTTTTTGCTCCACCTAAAGAAATCTCAGCCTCATCTCCGTAAACATATTTTTTAAGTTCGGAACTCCACATTGGTGTTTCTCCTACGGCTACGGCCTCTAAATACTCAACAGGTTTTTTAGAATAAACATCTTTCCAAGTTAACTCATCTTGTAACCAACCTTCCATGATTTCTTTATCTGTGTGTACAGGTGCTGGATCATCATACATAATTGTTTGAACAACTGTATATTCTTTTCCTTGTGGTGTTTTTGCTTTTGTTAATTCAATAATAAGGTCTCTTCCTTTTTCTGAATCTGTAACATCTCCTTTTGCTTTCCAAATAGGGAGGATTTTATCTAACACACCTTCTTGTTTGTAATTGTGTTTAAATCTCCAAAATTTAACTCCGTCTTGTTCGTTATCTCTATCAATAACCTTTACAATGTAAAATAAACGTGAACGGTATTGAGATGCCAATTCTTTATCTTCTTTTTTACCTGTAGAAATTAATTCGTTATAAACTTCAGTAAGTGGTGATCTTTCGTTGTCATTTTTTTCAGGGTCGTACAACTTAACCCACTGCCCATTTACTTGAATTTCGTGATACCAAACTTCAACAAATGGTGATGAGCCGTCTTTTGTAGGTAAAACTCTGATTCTTTTTTGTGCAGATTTTTCATTTTTTTGAAGAATTGCTGAAAAATACTTTTTCATTCTGTCTTCTTGTGAGATGTTTTGTCTCGGTGAACCACTTGGTTGTGAGTTCTTTTCGTACTGTGCAAGTACTGCGTCAATTGAATTTGCCATAGATTTTTGTTTTTAATTTTTAACTCTTTTATCTATAACAATTATAAGTGAATTTGGTAGAATGTCAAATAAAAAAGGGACCTTGTTGGTCCCTTATATTTTTATAAAAATCTACGTCTTCTTTTGTAATTTTCTTTTATATTTTCTTCATCTTCTTCTGAATCATAAATATTAAAAGTTTTTTTAATTTCATTAGGTGAAAAACTTTCTACATCATCGGAAGTTAAAACATATTCATTTTTACCTGACTTTTCCATGTCCATTTTTTTATCATCAAAAAAATCTGTTAATTTTTGATTGTATGGGTAAGAATCTAAAGATCTTAACTCTAACTTTTCTTCAGGTGTTTTTTCTCTATATTTATCAAATTTATTTTCTAAACTATCTATTTTATTTAAAAGTTTATCCATGTTTTCCAACTTAGATGTTAAATCATCTAATTTTGAAAAAATACTATCCATAAATTCTTCTTGTTTAGATTTAATTTCTTGTTGTGCAGTTACTAAATCAGTAATGTCAATTTCTTCGGTTTCGTCCTCACCTTCTCCTTTATCTTCTCCTCCAACTTCTTCAACGTCAGGATCATTTGGTACGTCAACAGGTTCCGGTATTTCTTCTCCGCCTGCTGGTGGTGCACCTGCGTCTCCTCCCGCCGGTGGTGCTCCCGCTGCGGGATCTCCAGCTGGCGGCACTCCTGCGGCTGCAGGATCTTCGGCAGGTGGCGCACCTGCGGCTGCAGGGTCTTCAGGTGGTGGTGGTACATCACCTTGTTCTTTGATTATGTAATTATTAATTTGATTAAATCTTCTGATCTCTGCTAGTATTTTTGATTCTAAATTCATTTTGTTAAAAAGTTTTAACCATTCAATAATGTTTTAACTCCCGTAGGTGTCTCAACTTTTAATGTTCTGTTTGTTTTTACGGTATTGTCGTATCTTTCAATAAGCCCATCTTTCATTCTAATTGTATAACAATCACCAGTATCTAAATCACAAACTTCTTTATATCCATTTTCTGTTTGTCTTTCTGTTATACGAGTATCTTTTCTAAGATATTCGTCTAAAATTCTTTTTACGTTCATAGTGTTTAATTTTATATATAAATATATGCTTATTTGTAAAATTTAAAAATAATTTTCAGCAATCTTAACCACGTTAATATAGGAATCAAATGAGTCTTGTGTAATTGTTCCCTTACTTAAATTTAAATCTATGTAGTTTTTGATGTATTCCGCGTTTAACTGTTCAATAACATTAGGGGTTGCCGGATCATCCGCAATTAATATTCCTGCCTCCCATATTGTTATTACAAATTCTGAAATACCACTATAAAACGCGTTTTGATCATTACCATTTAACTCAATCAATCTTGGTAGTACTAATATTGGTTGGGTCAAATATGAAGATGCAATTTTTATAGAATCGGTTTCGGCACTAAACGAAAATAATGGTGTCGGCACGTCTGAGTTATTAACACAAATTAATTCTGAAAATTCAGGTCTATTTCCATTATTTTTATTTACCGCATTTATTTCAAAATAGTTATTATTTAATGGCTCAATTGTTCCTGAACTTTCAGATTGGTTTAAAGGTCTTGTCAATGCAATCGTAAATAATGTTATTTTTAAATTTCTATCATTTTGATTATTTGTTGGTCCTAATGTATCATTTATCAAAACCTTTAAATCTTCAAAAGTTAAAGTTTTTTTATCTACTTGAACAAATGGGAATGTTTTATAATCAGCATTTACTATTTGTTCACAAGCACTTTGATCTGACAATAAACCTTCTTTTTCTAGTTTTTGTTGTTCTGGATCTAATATTGATTCATAATTTTCAGGTTGTCCCTCTGTGTTTTTTCTTTCTAATATTTTTGCTTTATATTTTTGTAAGTAATTTGCCTTAACATATGTTCCTAAACTTTCAGGTTGTGGTAATGCGTATTTAGGCATTCTTGAACCTGTAAAATCAGTCGTAAATTCACCACCACTACTTAACTGATGACTTACCTTAAATATTAGATATGGTCCATAAAATAAAGGTACATGTCTTAAATTAAAATACATCATAGGTTGTATCATTGCATTAGACATACTATTCACAGTACATGTATATGATAATGATTTGTAAAACGAATATAATGAAGCGGTTTGTTGATTTATTCTATCACCACTAGCACTATTAGCCAAATTATCTCTAACCATAAATGTTGCCGCTGTGTTTTTTTTGTCTTGCATCCCAACACTTATATTTTTAAATATATTTTGATTTCTTATACCAAAGTCAACATTAAACCCTACCACTTTATTTGATAAAGATTTATTTTGTTTACCGTCTTGTTTTCTGTTTGGGTTTGTTGTTGGATTTCTAAAATCGTAACTATCATCTCCGTATAATACAAAACTGTTATCATTTTGTCTTGGTTTTTCCGATTCTTTACCTGTGTAAACACATAAAAACTTTGCTGTTGAATTTATATAATCTACGTTTGTCCAAGTACCAAATAAACTATTAGCCGGATCAATGTCTACCGCTTGAGGATTTTTTGATGGGTTTTGTATACCATAAAAATTAATGTAAGCCGGTAAAGAAAAAAAGATCATGTTACTACATAACTCCAACAAGTAACCAATTATTGAATATATATCGGTTCCTCCGTCACTTTTAAAAAGATCTCTTACGTCTTCTAAATTTATTTGTATCTTATCTCCAATATCATTATTTGCGGTATCATGAAATAAAAAATCTTCAAATAGTGTTTTGGTTTGAAAGTCAGTACCTGAAATCCACTTATCATTTAATGTTTGAAATACATTATACAAAGACAATTTGGTTGTTTCACCTTCTACTGTTGCATTTGAATTGGTTTTTGTTTTTTTGTTAGGTAAGTTTTTATTTAAATACAATGATACTTCTGAAATTATATTATCGTCAACCAAACTTAGGTCATCTAAAAATGCTTTAAGTTGTTTTGTAAAAGTTTGACCATTGTATGGTAAATTTTGTTTTAATTTTTGTTGTTTTTGTGTTGCGTATATTCTGATGAGTGGATATAATGTTTTTATATTATCTTCTGAGAATTTAATATTCATATCTATAAAAAAATCAGTAAACGTGGAACCCGTATTAGTGTAGTTGCAACCACTGATAGTTGAAAAACCAACATATTTTAACATAGTTTTCCATTCATTATTATAGCTTACCCTACTTTGGGTTAATGATATTGTTTGTCCGGCACCAGGTAATGTGTTTATCTCATATGGTTCAAAAACAAATGGGTCAACAGGATTTCCTGGTTCATTCAATATACTGTTAAATAACCTTCTATCAAAATTTCCAGCATTTCCCATTTTAAAAACACAATCAAACTCCATAAATTTTTTAATACCTAACGACATGTTGGCTAATTGTCTTTTTGCCAATTCATAGGCATCTTGGTTTTCTTGGTTAACTAATTCAACGTCATTATCTCTAACTAAAAAAATGTTTTTAATTTGATCAAATAATCTTCTTTCTTTTATATTTTTTATTTTATTTGTACTTGTATATGTTGGGCTTGTTTGTTCTTTTTCTAAAAAAAGAATATCGTTTGCGGTTGGGTTTGGTTCACAAAAACCTAAAAACACCTTTTCAAAAAAGTCTAAGATTTCAGGTTTAAATATTGAAAACATATCTTCCACTGTTTTGGACATCAGTTCTTTCCCAAAATTTAAATATTCATAATACTCAGGTTTTTTAATTAAATCGTTATCATAATACCCAAATTGTGGTGCTCCCCAAAAAGACCTTACAGAACCATTATACATTGCCGGATTATTAATCACTTCAATTTTTAGTTTGTCGTTAACATCAAAACACTCAAATACTGTTTGGTTGATTTTTATACCTCCATTTGAAGGTATAAGTAAATGTGTTTTGTAACTTTTATCAATCAGTGGGTCTTTATCAAATGTGACGTATTGAAAATATGGTTTAATAATAATAGCTCTTGCGTTATCGTTTGGGTCTCCACTAAAATTCATAAAATAAGAGGCATTAGTGTTTGATCCAATTTTTAATTTGCCTTCATTATATAAATTATCAAATTCAGTTTGGTTATATGTTGTGAATAAATCTTTTTTAGTAAAGAACCAATAAAAATCGTTTATAAGTTTTGGGTAAAATCCTGTGTTTAATATATCCATGTATCCAGTAAATGGTTCTACCTTTAAATCTAATGCTTTAAAGTCTATAGATCCTCCTGTATAATTTTTAATTTTAAACTGTGTTTGTAAATTGTTTAAAAATGGGTCATAATATTTTTGATAATTAAAATTTTCCCATACATCATCTAGTATATCTTTTTGGGTTTCTACATAATTTTTATACCTATGCCAAACAGAACCAAATTTTAATACTGTAGCATATGGTATTTGATGTATTGATGAAAAATTCTTGAGTGTTCCACCAAAAGAATCTAAATATCTATCAGTATCGTAGTCAATAAGTGGGTCAGATAATTCTGAAAGAGGTAATGAGTTCAAATAAATATATCCAAGCGCAACATATGGGTTTTCGTTTGAATTTTTTTCTAATTCAACACCTTTTAATAATGCATTTATAAAGTATGGTGTATTTAATAATGAACAACTTTGTATGTTTGTTTCAACATTTCCTGAATAAAATGTTGGGTCTAATTCAAGTTTATCTACTGTAACATATCTATCAACAAAATCATTATCAATAAAAAATTCTTTAAGTGTTAGTCTATTATTAACAGTTTTTGAACTACTTTTACTAACCAATATTGGTGTTGTAAAATTTTCAAATTGTTTTTTAGCGTAGTATTTATAACATTTTATTTTTTTAATGCTTTCAGTCTCGTTCAATCTTGCAATTGTTTTTTTATCATCTAAAAAAATATACGTTTCAACAGTTAGATTATAATTATTAGGCGTAGTATATACCGTAGAACCTGTCACAAAATATTCGTCAGTATATGGTAAAGTATCCAAAAATGAAATTTCTTCTACTTCTGTACTTCTTAAATAATCTTCAAAATTTTTAATAAATGGTGTGGTGTTATCTAAACTTATAGATCTTGTACTCAAAGTGCTTAAATCATATAAACCATAATCTTTTTGAATAACGTTTCTTATTTCTTCTGTTACGTATTTATCTCTTATGAAATCATTCCATGATGTACCAGCACCGTTATAATTTGATATCGCCTGTAGCTCATCTCTTAATGTTCGTAAATTATATTTTTTTGTTTTTAATTTCTCTACTAACTGTGGGTTTTGTAGTGCAGAACTTATTATATTTTTAGCCTCTAATTCTGCTAAAAATTTATTTATCTGTTTAGTGTTAAATGTGCTTTTTTTGAGTTTTGTATAATGACTCAACGCATAAATTCTTTCATACATTTCATACATAAATTGTACTTCTGATGTGTTAAAATATGGTGCAACCTCAAATGGAAAATACAAAGTATTACAAGAACCGTATTTTGCCAATTCTTTTGGGTTGTTATAGACATTTCTTTTAGCTTGAACTGACTTTTCAATTGAAGCGTTTAAGTAACTTTCTAAAAATTTTACTTCAGGCCAAACATTTTCATCAAAACCTTCTGTTTGATCGGCATATTTTGGTTCGCCAACATAATGAATATTATACTTATTATTACCTTCTTCGTCTTTTTCTTCAACAAAATATGTCGGCCAAGGATAAACAATATTAATGTTTTTAATTTCTTCAGATACTCCTTGTGTGGAATTTTTTCCATCAATACTATTATTTTTATCAGGAGGTAAAATTGTAGATACTCTTCTTGGATTATCTCTTAAATTATTAGCGTCTGTATGTGTCTTATCCATTAGACGATAGAAAGTATCTAAACCAGCAATTAGTATTGCCATTACATTTCTTAAAGTAGGTTCATACCCTAAACCACCATCTTTAGAAAAGAATCTTACCGCTAGGCTGTTTGATATTTCTGTTTCTATCTCTACTTCCCTTTCATCTATTCTAGTTTTAAGAACGTTTATTTTATCCAAAAAACTATTTGTGACGTATTTATTACCACCAAAATTTATTTCTCCATATTTTATAAGTGTAGGGAATGTTTCAATATCATTACCATTAATATCTTTTATAATTTCTTTAGCTAAAAAATCTTGATTTATTTGAGTAATAAAAAGATTTACTTGTTCGTCAGTAGGTATTGACCCAATTCTTGCGGCCATTGTTTTTTTATAATCTTCAAAAGTTAACTTATTATAATCAAAATCCTCAAAAATTTCTTCATCAGTTATAGTGACAGGTATTTGATTTTCCCCTTGAGCATCCTCACCAAAAGAGGCGTTTCTTCTCATGTTATCTAAGGAATTATTTATTTCAGCCTTAATTGCCGATATTATGTCTTGTCTTTTCTGAAAATCTAAAGTGTTTTTAAATGAATAAAAAATTTGCCCATCATAAATTATATAATTTGATGTGTCTAAATAGTTATTCAAAACTACTTTATATGCCCTATCTTTAATCTCTAAAAGGTCATTTCTAAATTGGTCAATGTCACTTAAAACCACAAAATCTCCTTGTTCTATACTTTGGTTCATGAAGGTTGTAAAGCTATCTGCGTCTTCAATAAACTCATCTATTGTTAGATGTGGGAAACTTTCATCAATTAATCCTTTTGATTTATATATTTTATAAACTTCATCTAATTTTTGTCTACCTAATGATGATTGTTCTGATTTTACTGTAGTATTTACACTATTTGTTGGTGATGGGTCTTTTGTTTCAACTATTTGTGGAAACATTTTTGGTGCAGTCCTTGAATAGTCTAATAAGCTGTCGCTTAGTAATCCTGAATTTTTACCAATCAATTTAAGGTCTATTTTAAAATTTCCCAAGCTGTTATCAAAACTCGCATTAAAACTAACTAAATTTAAACTATATCTTATCGCTTTACCGTAATAACCTTTTAATGTTAAATAAAATATGGGATATGGTAGATTAAAAAATACAGAATAAAGTGAGTTTTCCCCTTGTTCAAACAAAGTTCTTCCTTGTATATCAATAAGTTGTATGTCTACTGTTGGGGTAAACATACCTCCCGCCTTTCCACCAGTTATATCTACCCTAATACTTTCAATACCTAACATTTGTGTATCTTGATAGTTAGAAACCGATCTAGCGTATCTTATGGTACCGTCTTTATTGTTTATTTGCCTCTCGTTTGTTTGATTTAATCCTTGACCTTCTCTTGACCCCATACCGGTTACTTGATCTGACCAACTTGTATCATATGAATCTTTACCTTTAGGTCTTAAAAAGTTAATATCATCTCCTTTTTTATTCGGGTCTCCGGTTTTTCTTCCTTCCAAACTTGCAATTTGTGTGTTGATAACATCACTATCCAAATCTAACCCAACCGCTAATTTTGTTCTTGGTACAACTTTAGTTTCTAAATTTGCATAAAAGACTAAATCTTCGTGGTCAACTAAACGATCTTTAACTTCTCCATCAACTACAATTTTATTAGGGTCTATTAAAATTATATTATCGTAGTCAGTTTCTACATAAATTGTTTTTTGATTTAAATTATCTGCCATAATAAAAAATATAACTATCTATCGCACTTTTGTAGTCTTGTAATGCACTTATTAATGGAAATGGTATGATCAATATTGTACCATCTGGTATATTACTTTCAAGACCACCATAAATCGGGTTCGCTATTTGTATTAACCAACCAAAATATGGTGATCCGTATTTTTCATAACTAATTTTATCTAACCTTGATTGTCCCGATCTGTAAATATATTTTTGATCGGAAGGTCTATTACCTATGTTTATGAATGGTACCACTAATGAGGTTCCATTAAGTGTAAATTTGCTGTATCTTCTATAAAAATCCATACTAATTTAATGTTTTTTTAAGGTTAAAGTATTCGCTTGGTATGTCTATTTGTGACCAAACATTTCTTAAATTTTGTTCGTTTTGTTGTTGTGCTGGATTTTGTTTTTCATAATCCATAATTCTTTTCTTTTGTCCATTAAATGGTTTATAAATATTATTAGGTAATAAACTCGTTAGTACTTCATCTTTAAATTTTTGAAATAATTTTGTACTTTCCGTTTTAGATCTTTCAAAATCTTGATATAGACCTGTCTGTCTTTTCACTATTTTATTTTCATTTGCAAAATAATTAAATCCTAAGTTGGATAATAAATAAGTTTTCCAAAGGTCTTGATTAGTTGTGTCTTCTATAACTGTTACAATATTGTCTACAAATTTTTCGTATCCATCCAAAATTTGTTTACCAAGAACAATAAAAAACACATTTACGGCTTTAGGTACATTTTCATAACCCTTACCTTCTTCTAAATCAGGTGTTAAGTACATCTCAAAAAGATATTCCGAATTAAAAGTGTAAGGAGATCCTGAAGGGACTATTTTATACTCATCAAGTTTTTGGTTGAAATAGTTTAAATCGTTACCCACTTTTAAAAAATCATTTACAAATTCATCATAAGTGTTTGATAATGGGTCGTCTTCACCTGTAGTTCCAGACAAATTATAAATTACAGCCCCACCTCTTTTATTTAAATAACCGTCAGTCTTATCACAAATAAAATTTAACTCATCTGTAATTTGTATTAATTTTAACTCATTATCTATTATATTACCTTGAGCGTTAGAAGTTACTCCAATTAGAAATCCGAATTGTGTATCAATTATTTCTTTTAACTTTCTTTTAATTTTTCGTTTTTCCTCTTTATTAAAATTAGTATTTTGTAAACCTCCAAGTATTGGTGAGTCTTCGTTATCTACATCCAGTTTTGCTTGGTCTATAACTTGTTTTATTGTTAATGCGGTTGCAACGGGTTTACCAAAAATTTTAACAAGATTATTCGTACTACCACTTAACCAATTAAAATATCCATCAGTATATTTTTTATTATTATTATATAAAATAATACCACCAATTAATGCTTCATTATTAATTTTTTCTATATTATTAAACACTGAATCAAAATAGTCTTTGGTTTTTTGAACCAATTCTGTCATTTTTGTTTCGTACTGAACACTTCCTGTAACTGCACTTGTGGTCACATCTAAGAAATTAGATAAAACAGTACCTATTGTGTTTCCAGCACCACTTCCTTGATTGTCTTTAACATCTAATACCCCGTATTCGTTTTCAATATCGTCTAAAATTTCCGCGTTTGTTTCATCAAAAACAGGTTCTGTCACTTCGGCTCTTTCATCGTAAATTTCAGTATTAGCATAATAATTAAATGTAAGTGCGTTTTGTATTTGTGCAATTGGTTTTGCTAAACCGTGACCACCAATAAATTTAAGACTTAGCGTCACATCTGCAATCATTGGTTGAAGTCCTATCCCTTCAGGGTTCAGATCAAATTTAGCATCGTCATATTTAAATTGTACAGAATCAATAACTGCCTTAGTGTGATAAAAATCTCCTACTCTGATTATAACTACAGGTGGAGTACCAAAAGCACTATTAAATACGTCATTATAATCTAACCCCGTCCCTGTTGAAGTAGCCGTAGGTATTGTATCTCCAGGTCTTGTACATTGATGTAAAAAGGTTAATCTTGAGTTTAATCCTTCAGGAGTGATTGAATGAAAAACGGGTTGGAAGTTTTTAATCTTACTTTTTATCCCGTCATAGATCATTGGTTGTTGTTGTTTGACCATTTCAAAATAATCACATTCACTTAACAACCTTCTCAATAATTTTTTGGTCAATCCCTTTAAATTTGGGTTTGCTGAATTAACAGTGATTTGCCTTTCAACCGTTTTATATTGTGGTGTTGGGTTTTCTGTAGTTTTGTTGTCAGCGGCTAATAAATTAGGACCACTACCCTCTAAATTTTCTTTTAATTTATCAGGAGTTGATGAGGAGTCTTCAGGTGTTGTTGTAATATTAGGTGGACTCACTTTTAATTCTGTTATGGTTGTTCTTCTACATAACATAGCTTGTATTGATGAGTATCCATCTTCATTAGTGTTTTTAAATGGCTTATCACATCTAATATCTGAGTAATTTTTATTTTTTAATAAAGAGGTTTTTCCTTCAAATACCGGTGTTATTGTTAATTTCTTTGAGTCATAATATTTTTTTAAGGTCCCATTTGATGTTGGGAAACTTAAAATTGTTTGTAGTACCGCGTCATATCTTCTTTTAGATAATAAATCATTATAAGAAACACTACCATTAGCATTTGCAGATGCAACTATGTTGAAAGAAACTGTGGATTCGGAATCTAAAGCCGATGCGATTTTTTTTAATAAATCATCAAAATTATTTTTTTGTTCTTTTATATTAGAAAATAAACTGTTTAATTCATTTTTTCTAAAAATAATATAGTCGGTACCTAAATTAGTGTCTGTAACAGTATTGTTACTTGCAATTATTTCTTCTTTTGTTTTAAATTTTTTAAAGTCTGAAAATCTCATATAGTACCCATCAGGGTAACCATCTATATTTTCTATCTTATTTTTATATGTTTGCTCATTATTAATAAATGTACTATAAAGTGTTTCATAGTTAGCATCACTTAGAGTTTTACTTTTTTCTATATCTGGATCTAAATTTGTTTTTTCCTTTGGTATTGATTGGTCAAATAATAAAATAACCTCTTCAAATTTACCTCCTTTTTCCGATTCTTTATTTAATTCATCAACAATTTTATTTGTTTCATTTGATTTTTCTTCTGCTTTAGGTAATTCTGTATTTGTTTCTATTGTTTTTTCTCCTGTTACTTTTTCGTTGGGTAATTCATTTTTTACTAATTCAAGTTCTCTTATCGTTCTAAGTGTGGTTGTCGTTTCGTAAATGTCACTCAAACTAAATTGTCTATACTTTTTTAATAAATCAATAGGGTCATATTTTAAACAACCTGCAAAAAATGAATCAATAATCTTAGTAGTTTCACTATTATTTTCTTTTTCTAATTCTTTATTAACTATAATATTCATTATTGATGGGTGATCAACAACTATTTTAAATGATAGTGATCCTCCTCTCTCGGTACTTTTATAAACGTATAGAGGTTCAGGTCTACCTAAAAATCTAATTCCTTCCCATTGTGCAGTTGAGGTATCATTAAAAGTTAAATCATATGGTGGAAACCACATTATTCTACCACCATTCGGTCCGACTTCACATGCCGGTAAATCATCAATTCTGTAACCAGCCCTACTAGAACTTCTCCAAGCTAAGTTTTCTATTGATAACATGTACTTTTTAACTTTTCCGTTAATGTCTATGTTAGTTGATCCAGCATTACCAACGGATTTCATTGGTGCGATGTTCAAGTTATATGTGTTATCTAAAACTGAATATGAATTTTTACCTCCACTTCTTAAAAGTCCGTCAGACTTTTGTAATTCGTTATATGTATAGTAAGGTCTATCTTTTGTAAACAATCTACAATATTCATACCCCTTTATTGTTGGTGTCTTATTTACTGAATTTGGTGTAGTATATCTTATTACTTTTGATCCTTTGGTCATTTCCAAAAGTCCGTCTTTGAAAACTTTTGACACTTGATTTATTGCGTTACCAACATGTTCAGATCTTCTTGATGAGTTATTAGCCGCTTGTACTAATTTTTGAGTAACATCCAGTAAAGAACCTTCTGTTAAATCAAAATCAGATGATTTTGTTTTGTTATATTCGGGACCAAAAGATGATTGTTCAAAAACCGTGTCAGTACCTGCACTATTGATTTGAAGGTTACCGGGTCCTACAAATTTACCTGGTTGGTATATGTTATTATTTGCAACCCAAGTAAATCCTCCTTGTATACCGACGCTATCGTAGAAAGGTTTGGCATAAGTACCAAAAGGAATATCAGTAACTTTTTGACCTTCATATTCTTTAGAAATTTCACTATAACTAAAAACAGGACCTATATTTGCCTTACCATTTTTCCACTTAGCCAAATCCGTTTTTGGACTTACAGCATCTCTTATAAAGTTTTTATTATTACCAATATAATAGTTACCTTGTGGTGCTAAAAGGTTGGGGTTTCTTAATGAAGTTAATAGATAGTTTGGTCTATAATAGTTGTAAAATAATTGATCAAACAACAATCCTCTAACCGCATCTGAAGTATTTGCTAAAAATAATTCAGATGAAGTATCAATCAATGGTGTCGCTATCCTGTTTACTAAATTATTAAGTAGATTGTTAGTTGCTCCTACAGGATTTTCTTGTATTTGACTAATAAAGTTCCTATTAGGATAATCAAAATATTCTCCAGGAATAATAGAATATGGTGAGTATAAACCTGAAAGTCTACCCACAAAACCTAAAGTGCCGGGATTATCAACAAGTGGTTGTGTAATTTTAAAATCTCTTTGTATTATAGGAAGATTATTTGATAATACACCTAAAGCATCAAAAGGATTTAAATTTGGTTTTACTGAAATACCTCCACTATCAGGCGATATAGATGAATTACTAAGTGTTGATCTACCTAATGTTTGTTGTAATAATTCAAATGCAACTCTCGCCTTAAATTCTTTTTGAAGTTGTTTTGCACCCATTTGAGCCAATGCGGAATCTTGACTTAGTTTTCCATCACTACCATTAATATTTTCAACATTGTCTGTTGTTAAGATTGTTACAGGTAAATAATCTGAAGGTATGAACGCAAATGTACTGTCACTTAATCTATAAGGGCTATTAATTGTTTCATTAATATATGTTACTTCTTCTGGTGTTGTAAAAGTACCTTCACCACTATTGTATTTATTTTTTGCATAATAAAATGATTGTGATTCTTCAGTTGTTTTTCCAACAAAAGAACCGTATAAATATTCACCTTTATTTGGTTTTTGTTCAACATTATCATTAGGTGTCGCTTCTACGGGATTGAATGGTTGGTATGTATTATTTAATAAAATTGTCAGACTTTGTTCTCCAAATATTTCTAAAGGACTATTATCTCCCGAACTTTCGGTTGGAAGATATTCTCCAAAATTTGTTTGTGTTTGTTGGTCTTTATTAATATCAACAGTACTACCATAAGAACGACCACCTTTAGTTGCCGGACCATACTTATTTTTAATGTATTGAAAAATTTCTTGTCTTTGTCCAACGGTCTCCAATTCACTACCTTCAGCATCTTTTTGATTTCTATATTCACCAGTATTAATACCAAATGTTTTTAATTCAAAAACAACACTATCACCATATTGACCTCCTCCTTTTTCCGGACCGTATTTATTTAATACTCTTAAAAACCTTTCTAATTCATTTCCTTTTTTTTCTAAATCACTATTAATAGAATCGGGATATCCATAATTACCTTCATTTGCCTTTGTTTGAAAATTTACGTTAGGTGTTACTGTAGTTTTACTTTGTTGTCCTTCAGGTCCGTACTGATTTTGTACAACTAACTCCTTTTCTTTTGTTTTACCAAAAACTTCTAAAAACGACTTTTCAGTTTTAGGATATCCGTAAAATCCTAAATTTGTTTGTGTTGTTTTATTTACATTAATATTAACAATATCACCAAAACTACCGGCTTGTGGTGTGTATTTATTTTGACCTATTAAATTAGGTTCAATTAATTTTGAAGTTATGTCTAATGGTATTGAATCAATAACCGAATAATCGTTTACTGAAAATTCTCTACTTGTTACTTTTTCTGCGGGACTATAAAAACCATCAACTTTATAAGGTTTCAAGTTTTTTAGTAATAATTTTTTTCTAAAGTTTTCCGTAGAATCAAATGATAGTGGACTTTCCATCTAATGTTTTATTTATAAATAGATGATGGGTATTTTTTTTATCTTACTTGACCTTTTTCTACTGAGATTTTTGACTTATCTTTGATAATTGTCATGACTCTATTTTTTAATTCTTGAGTAAATGCCCTATCTTTCATAAGAGCATCGGATAAGGTTCCACTAGTATTGACATTAATGTTTATATTTATGTCTCCTGATGCTTCAATTTTTTGAGTTGACTCAGTTTTAATACTTGAAGGTGCGGATGACATTTGTTTAATATTATCTAAACTTCTATTACCCTCAAAATTATTTTTAATTTTAAATGAATCCTCATATGTTTTTTTGAGGATGTCTAAGTTTTTTAATAAGTTTGGTGCAAATACTGCCTCATCTTCTTTAATAAAATTAAACATTTCACCTTTACCTAAACTTAAAACTTTATTTCCTGTTGAAAAAGCAGCATCATCTTCTTTTTGAGCACCCCCTTGTGCCGAACCTTTACCGGAGTTTGAACCTCCGCTTCCTCCGCTTCCTCCGCTTGATCCGCTATTAGAAGATGAAGACACACCTCTGTTTATTTTATCTTTTCCTATATTTCTTTCTTCTGTTTTTTTTTCTCCCTCTTCTTGAGCCGATATTTTTCCACCATCTTTAGACCCCTCTTTAAATCTTTCAGTAACATTTTTTACACCTTCACGAGCAATATCCGCAGCTTGATTTACACCTTCTTTAACGTTTCCTCCTACAATATCAATACCACTACGAAATTGATCTATAATTGTTTGTCTTTGTTTGTCTCCAAGTTGTGTTAAAAGAGTGTCTCGTATTACACGAGCGTCTGCATTAAGTTGTTCTTGAAGAGTTAAACCTTGTACCGCCAAATCTTTATCAGAAAGAGCCGCCTTTTTTTGATAATCTTCAAGAGCCGCCTGAATTTTAGCGGGACTTTTTTCCATTTCAGTTGCCAAATCATCCGTTTTCAAACCAGGAATATCTATTGACATTTTTCCACCTTTAAATTCGGTAAGTGACGCTAATAAATCTTTTTGGTCTTTTGGTATGTCGGCAAGTCCAGTACCTGACATTTCACTCATCACTTGTTTAGCCTTAAACGCCTCTCTACCTATTTTAGTCATTTTATCTAAAGTGGTTCCCATGGCCTCTGCTTGAGCTTTTAATCTCTGTCTAGATAAAGGATCAATTTCAATTTCGCCAGTTTTTTCATTTACTTTGTATGCACTTGCGGCCAAATCAATCATTTGATTCTGTAAAGCCTCAACATCATTCATACCCATGTTCATTAGTTTAAAAGGATCCCCTAAAGATCCAATTGATCCTCCTAACATTTGCATATTGGCTGCGGTTTCTATCGCCTTTTCAGGATCCCACAAATCAACAGATTTAGAAAGTGCACCAATTTCATCAACACTTGTTCTAAGTTGTTTAGCTTGAATTGCCATTTTAGTTAGTCCCTCAAGTCCACTTTTAAAACCATAACTATCAATTTTAGTTATAGATCCTTTAATTTCTTCCAAAAGTTTTCCACTATCAACCCCAGACATACGAGCAGTTTTTGCTAATTTTTGCATAGTTTCAATACTTTTTATTTGAGATCCTTCAAGTCTCATAAATTCAGCAACCATACCACCCAAACTTTCAGATGCGAGTCCTGTCGTTTTAGACATGCCAACTAAACTTTCGGCAAATGTTTCACCAAATTGTGTAGTATCAGAAGTCATGAAGACAATTTTTTCCATTCCTTTTGAAAACCCTTGTACTGAATTAGTAATGTCTTCAAAAGTTCCTCCCATTTTTAGGACTTCATTATATGATTTGAAAAGTTGTTCTCTGAAGTTTGATGATTCAAAAACCATCCCACTGGACATAGTTCTTTGTAAAGACCTTGCCTTGTCCTCCATTTCGGTTAAGCCCCTCATTGTGGTAGCAGGATCTTGTAGTTTGTCTAAGGCACCACCTATGGTGTCAAAAATTTCTTTAATTGTCTGTCCCTTAGCATCCCACTCAGTATTAGGTCCTGTTGATAACAACCACATCATAATTTTTTATTATATAAATAGTTAGTCGTCATTTTTTTCGTATTCTTTATATAGTTTGTCAATAAAGAATTTTCTTTCATAAACAGGCATTGACATTAAATCGGAATAAGAAAAATTTCCGTATTTTACTAAATAATATATTTCGTCTAATAAATAAAGTTTGAAATTAGAAGAAAGGGCGAAAAAATTCCACCCCAAAAGCAATATCAACTATTACTTCTTCTCCAGACGGGGCGATAACTTTTCTTTGTAAATCCATTTTAGGTTCACATATGTTTATGAATTTTCTAAGTTCTTTAGAATCTGAAATAGGCATATTATTGATGAATGTAGCAATAACTCCTTTATCTCTACTTCCATCTAATTCAACAATTTGTGTTTCCAATCTTTTTGTTATAACAGGTACAATCATACCTTTAGGGTAATTCTCTAATAATGAATCAATTTTTTTCTCTTCTCCAAGATTCATTAATTTGAATTTTACAATCTTTTGTGATTTGGGTAAAGTATAAGTAAATAAACCTTCACTATCCGGAGTATTTTCCATAGGTATATAAGATACCTCATCTAAAATGACTGTCACATCAAAAAATTTATCTGTTCTTGGGTCTCTTACACTTATATTATATTCAGGACCAAATGCGGTATTTCTTAAAAATAAAAGTATTGCTTGAACATCAACGGTTATTAACTGATCAATGTTAAATCCAGGTTCATAAATTTTATTTTTTAATAGAGTATTAACAATACCATCTTTAGAACTATTTTGTGACATTAATAAGTTTTCATCACTTGCCGTTAAATATCCTACTTTAACTGATTCTTTTTTTGGTGTATAAAAAATTCCTTTAGAAGGTAATTTTACCACGTCATGTGGTAGATTAAAATTCATTTGACCATATTCTGCAGCGTTATCCATAATATTTTTTTCTTTAAAAATAATTAACTATTACTTTATGTAAATAAAAAAACCCACCTATTAAAGATGGGTTCAATATTATAAAATTAATTTTTTAGTAAACTAATATACATCTATCAGGTTGTAAGGTCATATCAACCATAGCTAAATCATCACCACCGTAACCTAAATCTCCAAATGACGCTTTAGTTATTAAACATCCTTGTAGAATCCATTTTTCAACTGCAACTCCCGTTGGGTCTAACATTTCTAAATCAACATCTTTTTTGTACCCCGCAGCATAACCCATACGACCTGTTACTGATTCTGCATGTAAACGAACCCATTCCATAACTGCTTGAGATGCAGAAGGTCCGATTGGGTCTCTTAATTTTACAGTAATCTCACCCCATTTGAATGATCCTGATACGTATGTTTCAGTGTTTAAGAATTTAATTTCTTTTTTTCCAATATCTATTGATGGTCTTGACGCACTTTCAACATACCATGAATTGATACCCAAAGAAGAAGGAAATGTCATAATAAACCTATTTTTTCTTTTAGGTTCATACTGAAAAGGCATTTTCATTAATAAATCAGCCATGTTTTCTCTTTTTTAATTGTTTTATTTATTATATAAATATTGTGTTGTTTATTTTTTTTCTATTTACTTTTTCTATTTAAAAAATATTCTTATATAGAATCCGGTTTTAATATTCTTTTTTAATATTTCCTTTAGTTAAATATGTTTTTACTGGATTTTCTTCATATTCACTAGATAAAAATTCTTTCATTTTTTCTACGTTTTTTAAATCATCATCTGAAAAACCAATAGAAGGTATTATTTCTTGATTATTCATATCATTTTTAAAAAATGCCTTTTCACCTATTTCTTTTGCCAAATCTTTACAATAACTAATAAAAGTTCTCATAGCTTTAATTTTTCCTTCTTCAGGATTTGCAGCACTACCCTCCCCAAAAGTAACAGGATGAAATCTACACATATCTAAATATTCGTCAATTAAATCTTTATCTGTGAAATTTAATTCAAACCCCTCTTCTAAATTTTCTTCAGCACTAAAATTTCTATATTTTTTTAAATTCTGTACTAATGTATTTTTATTTATACCGTTATGATTAGAAACAATATAATTATACGTCGCTTCTTTTAATGTTTCAGGATTGTGACCTCTCGCTGTAATAATTGCAAATATTGACCCTCCATTAATACATTCCACAAAATCGTTCCATGATGGACCCGGTGATGCAACCATTGAGTCTATAATAAATCTTTTATCTCCTTCTAATCTGAAGTTTCTAAATGGATTAGGTGCGTAACCAACAACGGTAGTTCCTTTATAATTAAAAGGTTCAACCCCCAATTCGTGTCTGTGTTCAGCAAAATCTTCAGTGGACATTCCAATCTCTTCTTCGTTTTCAGTCATCACCATAATTTGTGTTGGCATAAAAACAATATTGTCGTCCCAATCAAACGCATAGTATTTTGTGTCAGGATTTCCTTCTTCATCAAAACCCTCGTGTATTCTACGTTTGTTTAAATAATTATATACGTGTTTTTTTATATTCATTTTTTATTGATGAACTCTAAAATTTTTTCTAACTGGCTTTCAGTTATGATTATGTTTTGTTTTTTTTGTGAGTATGTTGTATGATTTCTACTAATATCACCCACAGTTTCTTTAATTAATTTTTTTTTAATTTTCATAACTTTTTTTTTAATAAATATATAATGGGGAATATTTCTACTCCCCATTAATTTTATTTTTTATTATACATCGTCAAAAGACGCTCCTGTTGGTGTAATTACAAATTCAATATCAATGTATTCTAACGCCCTTGTAGGTTTCAAGAAAATTTTACCTGTTAACGTATTAGAATCTAAATCTTCAGGAGTGTTTGAAACGGTAACTCTAAAGTCAATCAAACCTCTATCTCTTCTTATTGAATCTAAAATTGGGTTGACTGAGTCTAGGAACTGTTGTCTTACTTTATCATCGTTTTGTTCAAACAATAATCTAACGGCTACAGCTGAAATCAATTTACGTGCTTGTAATAACAATCTCCTTACGTTGATTCTATCAAGTGCAGATTCTCTAACTTGTAATGTTTTATTACCCCAAATTACTGTACCAACGTCTGAGAATGTTGCGATTGGGTTAACTCTACCTTTATAAAGAGTGTCTCTATCTTCTTGAGTTAATTTTTTACGTGCTCTAATCGCGTTAACTAAACCTCTTGTGTAACCTGCAGATGCAAACCAAGGGAATGCAATGTTATCAGTTAACGCCAAGTTTTTAGTAACCTCAGCTGTTGGTGGGATATAAATCTGTGTATTATTTACCGTGTCTCTCGTTAATACCCATGGATAGTATGTTGCAGTGTAGTTAGAATCTATACCTGTGTTTTCTAGTCTATCAACAATCTCTTGTGGATAAACTAATCCCTCTTCAATATCTTGATAAGATGGTAATAATAAGTTAAAGTCAGGTGTTGTACAAATATAGATTGAGTCTGCTCTATCTGTTTCAACCATATCAATCGCATCTTCAACTAAATTTGAGTTGTAGTAATAATCAATACCCGGTGTTACAAATATGTTAATATTAACAGATTCAGGATTTGCAAAAGTTGCTTGACCCCATTTGTATGCGTAGTAGTCAGTATTTGCCCAAGTCTCTTGGTTAGGTCCTGAAATTTGTTTGAATGCTCCCCATCCTGATGCGGTTGGGAAAGTTACTGAAGATGCTGCTCCGTATTTAAATCCTGATTGACCTAATGCGAATGTATCACCATTTGTTCTATATTCTCTATAAATGTCCCATCCATCAAAACCACCATAAGCCAATACTGTAAATTTACGAGTATTCAATCTAAAATATGGATTATCTGAATCTTCAGGTTCACTATTAAATGAACCGGCACCCACTTCAAACGCTTGTGTGTATGCTGAGGTTGCTGGATTGTATATTGTAACTACCGTCGCTCCACTATCCATATGGAAACCTTTAGTAATATAACCCCAATCAATACCTTCAGTATCAGTCGCTAAGTTAGCAGGAATTTGTTTACCTTTGTATTCAAAGAAATCGTAATCAATTCCAGTGATATTTGAAATACCTAAGTAAGCCTTTCTTGGGTTTTCTCCATTTGAGATAACTGGGTTATCACCACCCGATGAAGATCCAAAAGGTGGGTTGTAAATAACTTCACCAGCTTGTAAATATTTTGTTTTATAAATAACAAATGGTGGTGTTGATTGTGCATATTCTCTAGAAATATAACCTTCAAAACCACAAGCGACTGCGTCTGTCGGTGCCTCCTCACTCATATCTAACATTACATATTTAGACCTCACTTCATACTCACCGTTAGATGTACCAATTTTATTTGCTACGTAGTTGTTTTGACTAGGATCCATTGAACAATTAGTAAAACTTTCAACTACTCTTACATTTTGATCATTATCATAGAAATCTCTAATGAACACATCAAAAGTTCTATTTGAGAAAGAAATGTTTCCAATAGACATTTTAACTAATCTATTTGCCGCGTTACCATCAGAAATAAGTTTGAATTTAAATAATTTATAAACTTTATTACCTCTTAATTCTGAAACAATATATGGAGTTTCAGGTGTTTGATATTGTTCTAAATAGAACGCTATTGAATCGCTATAGTCTTGAATATTAGAATCGTCGGTAACACCAGGTAGCGCAATTAATGAATTGTAGATACCTCTAATTTTTCCGTTTCTATAACCATTTAATAATAAACTTGAATAAACCTCTTCAATAAATAAAGGCACTTCGTTTCTATCTTTACCAAAATTACTTCTACCGAATACTTTGGAAATATATTGTGAATCTGTTGTTGAAAGCGAGGTTTCAAAGGTGAACGTTTCAGCATCACTAGTAATACCAGAAATTACAAAAGTTTCAAATGGATTAAGAGCAACTCCTGAGTATGCTCCTGTTGTGATAATATTAACTCCTGTTGTTGCACTAACCTCAAAATCAGGACCGTGTTGTGTACTAGAGTAATTTGTAACACCTCTAGATCTCAATGTTGCAACAACTAAATCATCGTATTCACTATAAGGAGTACCTGAATAAACAGTACCGTAAATTGCAACAGACCCTGAGTATCCTGAAGTCACTGTTGAGATTGAATTTAATGATGCCCCAAAACCATAACCATTATAACTACCGATACTTGATGATTTAGAATAATCAAATAATGCGTAGTACCAAGGATCATTTAAATAAGAACTTAAATTGTTATTTGCAAAAATAACATCATCAACACCAAACGTTTCAGTATATGCGGTTGTGTTGTACGGTGCTCCTGTAACCGCATTAAATGTTGCATCATTAACAGACCCCCAAAAATAAGAGGTTTTACCAGACAATGGTGATGCGATTGAAAATAAACCAACTTGTGCTGAAATATAATTTTGGAAATCTAAATAAAGACTTGAACTACCCCCATTTGCTGTTGTATATTGATTATAAAAATCGGCAGATATTAATGATGGTAGTGAAGGTAATATTGTAATATTTGTACTAGCCCCTGTTGTTCCTGTAAAATATACATAACCTACCGGTGTTGGTGATGAACCTGATACACCAATAGTTGAACTATCAATATTACCGATAGTAACAATTGACCAAGACGGTCCAGCGTCATAACCTGAAAGACCTAATATTCTTGTAACAAATAATTGATTTGATTGTTGTAAATATGATTTTGCAATATAAGAAGTTTCATATTTAGGGATTTGTGTGTTTACGAATTTCTCTGGACTTGTTCCACCGAAATAAACTTGATACTCGTCAAAGTTAGTGATAAATATAGGTTCAAATGCTGGTCCCTGTAAGGTCTCACCAACTAAACCTAATGTTGTTACACCAACACTTTGAGCGACGAAAGTTAAGTCTCTTTCTGAGGTATAAACACCTGGAGAAACGAATACTTTTGTACTAGATGCCATTTTTTTAGTTAATTAAAGATTTATTTTTATATATAAATACATTAATTCTAAGCAAAAAACAGACCTAAAAAATAATAAATAGATAGTAGTATGAAAAAATTCTACCTTTTTTCTACCTATTAAAATATTTATTAATATGAAAAAAATTAAAAATATAAAGATTTCTGAAGAAACACATTTATTATTAAAAAAATACTGTGAAGAAAATGGTTTAAAACTTTATAAATTTTTAGAAAATTTAATAATTAAAACTTGTACTAAAGAAAAAGACATTTATGGTGAATAACTAAACTAAAACGGCATTAGTCTTTATAATTGAATTCTGAGTTACGTCATCTTTATAAACTATAATTTTTAAAGTATCCCCATTGTTAATTTGTATTAATGGTACGTTGTCACCTAAATAATTATTATTAATAAAAACAGAATAACTTGAAGCACAAGATACTCCCTCATTAAATGTACCTCCAGTCGTATTACTAAAAGATGGTAAGGTTGAGGATTTAACGCAAATATTACCTGAGTCACCAATATTTGTAGATATTGTGGTTGTTGCTCCACTACAGTTAATATAGGTCAAGGTATTATTTGTTATTGACGAATAAGTGGTTTCATAACAATTGATTAAATTAGTTGTTTCGTTAATTGTTATGTCTGCGGTATACCTAAAAACTTCATTCAATTGAGTAACTCCCGAAACAAATAATAAATCTAAGTCAAAACTGTCGGGTCTTGCTGGTTCTATTTCAACTTTACGACCTCTTTTTTTAGTATCAAACTCAAATAGTGTAACTTGTCTTGTAATTGCTGGTGACACTTGAAATTCTTCTTCATCTATTAACATACCCTTTAATGTTATTTTATAACTTTGGATATAATACTTTCTCTTTTCTATTTCTTTTACCGATTCATCTGTCGGGTCTTCCAAAGTCATTTGCATATAATGACCTTTTATTTGTGTGTATGCTTGTTTAGAGGTAAATTTTTGCATCATGATTTTGTTAAATTCATTAACTTCTCTCATTCTATTACAAAAAATCTTAACTGTGTAGGTAATATCAACAGGAACAGGTTGAGGTATTTTATATACGTCAGCCCCTTTTCTTTGCCCATCCCAAGTAGGTACGGTATAATAAAAAAATCGTAACCTTTCGGGTATATTGTAAGCTCCATTATTAATTTTTCCATATTTAACTTCAGGTTGTCTTACCGTAATAATAAATGGTAAGGATACATTTTTATCTAAATCTTGAAATTTCCATGTCTCTGTAAATTGTGTCCAACTTTGTGTTGTTATGATTTTATCAACAGTAGGGACCGTTTTACCGTCAACAACTAATTTCAAATCATTTTTAACAAAATCTAACACACCTCTATCCATGTCGGCATGTAATACACCTTTTGGTAGAAAAGTTCCACCATCCGTAATATCATCCAACATTTGTTGTCTTCTTTCTTTTCCAACTTTGGTTGGTATTAAAGGAAGGTGTTTTTTGTTTTGTTTTGGTAATGCCATTTTTATAAACCGTTAAATTCGTCGTTAGTTACAGGTGATGCGATTATTGTTCTATAATATTTTTTATAACCACCATAAGTATGTTTCATATCTGAAGTAACTCTACCATCATTTACCACTGAATAATATCTAACCCTATCTTCTGTTTCATAATACGCTAAATAATCCCCCAAAGATATCTCAATAGCTAATTGATCTAAATGTGATTGATAAACACTAAATGTCATGTTACCTGGTTCAAGTTGTGAAAGTTTTGATGACCCATAATCTGAGTTAGTTGGTGCATCAATTTTTACTAAACCTTTAACTTCTATTGGTGCTAAAAACTGTATTCCATCGCTTAACGCCTCACCATAAACATCATCATTATTTGTCCTTTGTCTGTCAACACGATATAAAACAACGGTAAAATTCATATCACCCATCTGCCATTCCATGCCCATTTCAATCTCTAAATTAAAATCTTCTTCAGAAAAAAACTTATTTAATCTTGTAATTGGAACTTTATTTTGTGACATATTAATAAATATCATTAAGCACAAAAAACCCCACAATAGTAGGGCTTTATGTTATTTTAAAAATTTTAAATTACTATAATCCAATAGCGTTTGATTCAACTCCGTCTATAAATTCAGTTAAAGATTCTGAAAGTTCTTCTATTGATGCAACTTTTGTCGGTAAAAGTTCAAGAATATCATCTGAGTCACATATATCTTTTAAATCTTCTAATACGTCTTCTAACATTTCAATTAAGTCATTACATGTTTCTTGAGCCTTTTCTATTTTTTCATTATCATCTATATCCTCATCATCCATATCCTCATCATCCATATCCTCATCATCCATATCCTCATCATCCATATCCTCATCATCCATATCTTTTTCTTCTTGTTCACGTATCGCTCTTCTAACAAGTCTAGAAAGTTCTCTTTCGTTAAGTCTTATTATTTTTTTCATAACACAATTTTTTTTTTAATTAATTTATTAAAATAAATATCACACACAAATAAAAAGTTGTTTTTTTTATATTATTTACTATTATTATTTATAATATAATGGAAGAATTAATTTCAAAAACGCCTGAAACAAGGGCCCTTCAAATGTTAGATGATTATGTTGGGTCAAATAACTATATCTTGTCGTTAAAAAACAAAAAACAAAATAGTAAGTCTTTTACCCCCACAAGATCTCAAGCTGAATACATAATTAACTTTCACGGACGAACACCAAAGGTGGCAAAAAAATGGGTCAAACTTGATTCATATTTTGGAAAAAAAATGATGGAAGATAAAATGTACACTAAAGAACCAACGGAAATATATGTTGAAAAACTTTTGGTTGAAAAAGATAAGTCGTATCATATTTGGGGTAAAATATTTAGTGGTGAAACAATACATGATTTTTGGATTCCAAAAACCGCACTTATAAAAGATAATGAGGTAAAGAATGTTGTTATTGAATATTCTAAATATAATCACAGGGCTCCGATGGATCACCAAAAAGAAGCAATTGAAAAACTTGTTAGAAACAAAAAGTTTATTTTGGCTGATGATATGGGACTTGGTAAAACAACCTCAACAATTATTTCGGCATTAGAGACGGGAGCAAAAAAAATATTAATTGTTTGTCCAGCCTCATTAAAGATAAATTGGCAACGTGAAATTGAAAATTATTCAGATAGGTCTGTTTATATTTCGGAAGGTAAGAAGTTTTCAACTGAATCTGATTTTGTTATAATTAATTACGACATATTAAAAAACTTTCACGACCCAAAAAAGAAAGATGAATCAATAATTCTAAACACTAATTTTGATTTGGTTATAATGGACGAAGCACATATGATTTCAAATCCACAAGCACAAAGAACAAAAATAGTAAATGATTTATGTGGTAACGTTGAAAGGGTTTGGTTATTAACGGGAACACCGATGACCTCAAGACCTATGAATTATTATAATCTTTTGAGTTTAGTTGAAAGTCCTGTTGCCGCAAATTGGATGGCATACGCCAAAAGATATTGTAATGGTTTTCAATTTAGCGTAGGTAAAAGAAAAGTTTGGAATGTAACAGGTGCGTCTAATTTAGATGAGTTAAGAGAAAGAACACAAACTCACATTTTAAGAAGATTAAAAGAAGATGTTTTAGATTTACCAGATAAAATTATTACTCCTGTTTATTTAAGATTAAAATCAAAAGATTACGAAGAATTAATGGGTGAATACTTTAATTGGTATGATAATAATTCAGAGGAGTCATCATCACTTACAATTCAGTTTGGTAAGTTAATGAAAGTAAGAAAGGTAATTGCCGAAGAAAAAGTTAAAAACACAATTGAATTGGCTGAAAACATTATTGAACAAGGTAAAAAAGTAATCATATTTACAAACTTTACTGACACTTTACGAACCATTTATGACCATTTTGGAAAACAAGCAGTTTATTTAGACGGGTCTTGTTCAAAACCTCATAGACAAAAGGCGGTGGATGATTTTCAAGAAAACGACAAAATAAAAGTTTTTGTTGGTAATTTAAAGGCCGCAGGTGTCGGTATTACTTTAACATCTGCAGAAGCCGTAATCATGAATGATTTATCTTTTGTCCCCGCAGAACACGCACAAGCAGAAGATAGATCACATAGAATTGGTCAAAAAAATTCAACATCGGTATATTATCCTCTTTTTGAAAATACAATAGAGGGAGTGATATATGACATCCTCAATAGGAAGAAAAAAATCATATCAACTGTTATGGGTGACAACATGATGGAAGACGCATCAACAATTGAAGAAATGTTAAATTTAATTTCTCATAAGAGGTGATATTTATATTACATGAGTAATATAATTAATTATCCAAAAAATACAAATAAAATTAATAAAGAAATAATTGACAGTTTTATAAAAAAACTACAAAAAAAATATCCATTAGATAATCAAATAACTATTGATTTTTTAGAAAAAAGAACGGGAACTATGACCACAGGGAGTAGAACAAATAAAGGTAGATTAAAAATTTTTGTTAAGGATAGAATTATTAGTGATGTGTTGAGAACTTTAGGTCATGAATGGATTCACGAATACCAAAGAAACACACTTAATAGAGATAGAGGTAAGAGTATTGGTGGAAAAAATGAAAATGAGGCTAACGCTAAGTCGGGTGAAATTTTAAAATATTTTGCTAAAAACAAAGAAAATGAAAAAAAAATATATAAACCATTTTTAAAAAAAATTGAAGAGGTAGAATTAAAATTAAATGAAGATTTAGTTTCACAAAAAAATATTATTTCAGAAATAAAAAAAATATCCATAGAAAAATTACAATATGACTTTAACGATTTAGAAACTTTCATTGATTCTGAAACAATGAAAACCCACTATAATAAACATTACAAAGGATATGTTGAAAAATTAAATGTGGAATTAGAAAAAGTTAAAGGTCCTGATTTAGATATTGAACAGATAATTAAAAAAATAAGTAAGTATAACACAGTCATAAAAAACAATGGTGGCGGAGCATTTAATCACGCACTTTTTTGGAAAATGTTATCCCCAAAAAAACAAGAAATTAAAGACCCAATAAAATCAAAAATAGAAAAAACTTTTGGTTCTTACGAAATTTTTAAAGAAAAGTTTGAAGAAGAATCAAAATCAAGATTTGGTTCAGGATGGGTGTGGTTAATTTTAACTAAAACAAACAATTTAAAAATTGTATCCACTTCAAATCAAGACAATCCTTTAATGAATACTGAAAAAATACAAGGGTACCCATTACTTGGTTTAGATGTGTGGGAACACGCATATTATCTAAAATATAAAAATCAAAGAGACAAATACGTTAAAAACTTTTGGAAAGTTGTGAATTGGGGATTTGTTAATGATCAATACACAACGCAATTAGAAAGAAATAAAGTTAAGTGATAAGATATTTATATAAAAATATATCTTATGAATACTGCAATTATCACCGAACCGGACAGAAGTAAACTTTATAAAAGAATTAGAAATCTTTTAGGAGCACCTTTACGTAGTGTAGAGTTGGAAGACGAAATGATGGATTCGTTATTGGAACTATCAATTCAGGATTATGCTCAACATGTAAATGATTGGTTGATTGAATCTCAGTGGTCGTCTTTATATGGTTTAAACTTGGATGAACAATCTGTGACAAGAGCGTTCACAACTAGAAGTTTAGATTGGGAAACACAATACACATATTCGTATTCAAAAATTGTTGGATTACAAGCGGGAGGAGATTATGTTTTGAAAAAAGATTATATAGATTTAATTCCAAACCAACAAATATATGAAATACCCGCAGGAAGAGAATTAAATGAATTACTTTGGTTTACAAGATCTGAATTGGATGCAGCATATTTTGATCCGTTTATGGGTGGATTTGGTGGATTTGGTGGTATTGGTTTAGGTGGTGGTGCCGGATTTTCTCAAATGGGGACAACAGGAAATTATTTTATAACACCAGCATTTGATATTCTTTTAAGAATGCAAGATATAAGTATGAAAAGAAGAATCATATCAGGGGAATTAACATATAGAGTAACCGCATTACCTGAAGGTAAAAAGGCGATACACTTAATGAATGTTCCTGGTGGTAAATTTGATTTTGGGAATATAAAGTATCAGAAATATAAAGTTTGGTATTGGTATTATGAAACAAACGATAGAGAAGATTGTTTGAAAAAAAATCCAGATATTGTAAAATTACCTTCAGATGTTCCAATTGATGAAATGAGGTGGGATGAATTAAATTCACCCGCACAGACATGGGTTAGAAGATGGTTTACTGCTTATTGTAAAGAAACTTTAGCAAAAGTTAGAGGTAAGTATAGTGGTAACTTAAAAACGCCGGATAGTGAAGTAACTTTAGAGTGGCAAAGTTTAAACACTGAAGCTAAAGACGAAAAAACTATTTTGTGGGAAGAACTTAAAACTAGATTAGAAAGACTTAGACCTGAAAAACAATGGGAGATAAAAGGAGCTATGGCTGAAAATATGAATAAAGCGTTAAAATATAGACCATTTACAAGCCCATATAATGTTATATAATTTTTTATGGCAGTTTTTAGATCCGTATCATCACAAAGAATAATCAATGGTAATTTAATTGAAACTTCAGATTCTGCAATAGTCTCAAACCCATCATACGAAGTAAATGGGGAGTACGTAATAATTACAAAAGGGATTCAAGATTGTGTTGTTATATTAAATGAAAACACAAGTGACCATGTAGTTATAAAGTCATTGACAAATACGTTAGTAAAATCAAGTAAATTAATAGACGATGAATTTAACGAGATTGAATTAGGTAAAGGTTCTTGTGTTGAATTTAAATACGTTAATGGTGGTTGGTACATACTCTCTTCTGACGGACTAAAGGGGTCTTAGTCAAAAACTAAAGACATTAAATCCCCGTCTTCATCAAATTCATATATCTCCTCATCATCAACCTTACTTTTAGACACTCTAGTTTTCATTAACTCCATATTACTATTAACATAATCAGTATTAACTAAATTAATTGTGTCGTCAATATACATATAATAAGGGTTAATACCTGTTGATTGCCAAAATGATATTTCCATATCAGATAATGTTAAAACCTCATCTAAATTATCTTGATCTTTTTCTTTCATTGGGTAACCTCTACCTAATTCAGTTTGTGATTTGGTAAAAATTGGTTGGTCTTTTGGATCCTCAATTAAAATGTCTTTTCTAATATCAGGACTATAAACAACAAGTAATGGTTCAATTCTTTTATTAAACGCCGCCAAATATCTTGGAACGTTGTACTCACCTAATAAGTCGGGGTTATTTTCAATTTCCTTTTCATCAATTAAATAACAATTTAAAATAACCTCACTTTTAGATAACATTTCAGGTGGTATTGATCCATGAATTTTTGTATAATCCTCTATTTGTTTTTTAGTCATTTTTGTAGTTTTTTTCTGAACATCACCATGTGACTTTTTTTCACCATTATTAACATAATATATTGTGTCACCTAAACCTGGTTTTTTTCCTGCGTTCATTAAAAGTTCCATATGTGCCTGTCTCGACATTAAACTTCCCGCCTTTGTTGTTTTTGTAATATGTACTTTATAATCATCTATTGATTGTTTAACACGAGACTTGTTTGCAATCTTCGCCAATGGTATTTCTCTATTATAAATTTTACTTACGTACTCATAATAGAAATCTAAAAACTCACCACCCTTACCATCAAGTAACATTCTAAGACCTTTATCCAAAAATTCAGCAACGTATGTTTGAAGTTTTTTAGATTTAATTGAGTTACCTGTAAGTTTAACTTTACCCTTATCTGTAAGAAGTGCGTAGTTTTTACGAGCCACGTTAATTGTTGCTGGCCATACACCATCAATATCAAGACCCATTTCATTTCTCATAAATAAGTCATTGTATTCTGCAACATCGGCCTCTGCACCAACATAAACCTCACCCTCATTCACTAATCCGTTAAGGCCTTTACCCACATATGTATAATTTTCTCTATCAACAGGAGTTTCAAAGTTTACACCATCGGTATCCATTACCAAAGGAACGTAACCCCGTTTCATAAAATACATAATCATCTGTCTAAGGTACTGTCTACCGGTACACGTAATTTGTTCTCCCATGTCGATGTCACCCCACGGGAATACGTGTGGTGCAGATAGTGATCCAAAGAATGCGTTGATAAAGATTTTGATTGGTAACTGTTTTCTGTCGTATGAGACAGAAAGTTTCGGATCCGTTTTTTTAAATTCACTTGCTAAGTTTTTATATTTTATACGAGTATCTCTAAAGTACTTTAACATACTCTTCATCGCTCCTGTTACATCACAAGTGGGGAATACGTCGTGAACTAACTGAATAGAGGGGTATAGTGATGAGTAGTCAAGTTTTAATACCTTTCTTGAATAACCAACCTGAACTAACCTTGAAAGTCCACCCGTAAACTTTCTTTTCTCTTTTTTCTTAGGTAAAGCCAAATTGTTTTTATATGACCATGCACACATAATCATTTTCCATAATGTTGCGGTACCCATTGTTGAAAGTCTTTCATAAGTTGTTGGTACCAGTTTAGAAAGTAAGAAGTTTGCTTGGTTGAACTGTTCGTCAACAACCATCGTTTCATAAAGGTCATCGTCAAGGTAGTCTTCAATAATTTTTGAACCTGATGTTAGTTTATAGACATCAGTTCTTCTTGAACAAACCTCATCTATTTTTTCATTAATACCTACTTTTTTATAATTACCATTTTCTATATTCATCCAATAGTCTTCATTGTCAAAATATATTTTACCAATTTTATCACCCTCAACATAAACACGATTTTCTTTTTCTGCCTCAATAAACTTGGTAATGTATTTCAATGACCAACTTTTAATATCTGAGTTAATCGCTTGTGCTCTACGAACTGCATGTGCAATGTCCACAATGTTATAACCCCACATTTGAGTCTGAACATAAGGTTCCATCTCATTTGCCAATTTTAAAATTCCGTCTTTTTGTTTTAATGAATAATCGGGATTTAAAGTTTTGGATATTTTTTTAATGTTTAGATTTAATATTTCGGCCCGTTTTAAAATAAACGGGAAGTCAAAGAAGGCTGAGTTGTAACCACCAATAAGAGAAGGTTTTAATTCGTCAATTGTTTTGAAAAACTCAATAATCATTTGTCTTTCTTCATCTTCATTTTGTGCCGATAATAATTTTAGAAAACCACGATTGTCTTTCATTCCAATCAAGAACATTTTACTTGTCTTGGGATCTAAACCTGTGGTCTCAATATCAAATACAAACCTGTGGATTTCGTCATACTCATCAAAACCTTTAAATAGTCTTTTACTTTTTTGGATGAGGTATTGTTCTACCGGTGATAGTATTGTTATACAATCTGAATTATCTCTTCCCCATGGATCAAGACCACCACCTTTAAAAAAGTTTACAAGGTTTGAATATGATTTTGTTGTTTTTACCAAGAACGTCAAACCATTCTTTAATCTTTCATCCCCGTGATCTTCTAATTTTTCTATTATAATGCCGTTTTCAGACATCGCCTTTTTTTGAAAGTCTTTATTACCTTTATAAAAGTTTTTACTTCTAAGGTCACCAACCCAAGCAAATGGAATAAATGTATCCATTCTTAAAAGTTTACCTTTAATTGGGTCTTGAATTACTTTAAATATTTTATCTGATTTGTAATCGTATTCAATTGCGACAATGTATTTCTCGTCGTCTTCGCCATGTAAAAAGCGTTCAATTTCTTCTTGTGGAACCATATTTGTTTTTTTTAAGTTTGGTGTATTAGCTGTTACACATGGGTAACATTTACCTTCGTCTTAAATATAAGAGTAAACCTTACTCTTGTCAAATAATGTTGATATATAAATTTTCTCTAATTGGTCCTATTAGTTCTCCGTTTGATAACTCAATTAAAAATTCTCCGATGAATCTACCTTTTTTTGAGGTGTCTTTTCCTCTCCACTTGTAGTAAATATAATATTCTCTTGGTGAGTCGGGATTTCTTCTTTCTTTTTCTGTAAGGTATGCCGGTTGCATAAATATTTTTTGAATCCCGTTATCCTCACTCTTCATTGAGAATCGGATGTTCGCATTATCCAAAACCTCATAAAAGTTTTTCCAAGAGTCGGTTCTACCATCTCTTACGACATCCATTTTTAAAATGGGTAGATTACTATTTTGTTTTATAAAAAACTCCATTTTAATTTTTATGGTTATTGTTTTTTAATAATTCTAGCAAATTTATTAGTACCTCTTATTGCTTGAATTTCTTGCAGTCTGATTTGAATATCTTCCTCAGTTAATTTTAAATTTCTTTTATCACTCAATCTGGTTTTTAAATCATTTTCTGAGTAATTGTTTAAAAGTTTACCTTTTTCTTCGTTATATTTAGACGGGGTCAAATGTGCTGCGTCTTTATTATTTTCTAACCAAGTATCTTCATCTGCTGATACTAAAAAGGTTTTATCTGATTTTTTTTGAATTTGTTTTATCATGATGGTAATGGTAATGTATATAAAACGTTTATTTCTACTGGTGTGTAGTATAATTCTTCTGAAACATAATCGCCAGGTCCGAAATCAAAAACAGTAAGAAGAACGGAGTCGTCAATTTCTGTGTCTGTTACAACTTGTGATTGAAAAAGTAAATTTGGGTTTATCACACTTAACCCACCATTTTGATTTATATAAGTTTGGGTTGATTCTCTAGGAAATGAATTTTCAGAAGGTCCCTCATCGTTTTGTGCAAAATACACACCAGGAATTGGTTCAGACCAACCTACATTAAACCCTAATGTGTTTTCTAATTCTGTAACAACAAAATCTCCAGATGAATTTAATTCAGTACCATTTGTCCATTCGGTAGGGATGAATCCTGTTGCAATAAAAATACAACCGTTTTGATTTATAGTACCGCTTGTAACATCAGCAATATTTGAAAAATCATCTCCGAGTACACTTGTTATTTGATAAGTTGCGTTATCATCTCCACCAACCAGCGTAACTTCATCATCAACTAAATAATCTGAGCCTGAACTACTAACACTTACGTTAACCACTACTCCTGATGAAAATTCTACATCTAATTGTAAACCTGAACCGTTACCTCCTGTTGTGGTATAAGTAGTAACACCATCAGGATAATTTGTTCCATCATTAGTCATGTTACCATTATCAACATATCCCCCCGCATAATTAATTATCTCATACGATTCTCCAATAATTAATTTATTGTCAAAATCTAAGATTTCTGTACCACTCAACGGAGGTGTTTGTGTTAACAACGCCTTATAGGTTTTGAATGGGTATTGATTTGTTACGTATTTAATTGGTGCACTTGCCATTTAATGTTTTTTTATAGTTTTTATTTTGTTTTATTTAATAAATATTTTATTGTTGAAAGTATTTCGCAATTCTTTTACTTAATCTAACTCTTGGATCATTTTCAGTTCTATTTAAAATCTCATAAGGTAAAATAAAACCAAAACTCAAAAATACCCTTCTTGAATTAAATTCATTTGTCCAATGTTTATATAGTGATGCTTCAAATCCGTATAAATCGGTTTCTTCTATGTTGATTGATTCTTTATCAATAAAAAAATTATAGTCTTCTGATAATACACTTATGTTACATTTGTAATTAATATAACCATCAATTGATGCATCATAATGGGGATTTATTTTTCCACCTTTATTCATATCAACCGATTGTAGGAAAATATTGTCTTTTGGAAAGTTAAACTCCTCAGATATTCTATCAATTATATTGTGAATAAATTCAGGTAAGATATCGTTTGAAACGTCAGATATTGATTGAAATTTTGTAATGTAATTTGTTAAAGGTGTTTTAGAAATATCAAACATATAAGATTTACCATTAAGTGTTTTAGACAATTCTGTAAGGTGATGGTTACTATCATTACCATTGTGATTAACAGAATCGATCCAATTTACTATTTGGTTTACTTCATCTTTTGTGATGAATTTTTTTATTGTCTTATATGTTTCCGTATTTTCCAATTTTTTTTAAGTTGTGTTTTTCTAAAAATTCTCTTGGGCTCATTGCCTCAATTATTGTTAATTCCGCAGAAGCCATAAGTTGTTTTGCTTTTTCTTCGGTAACTGCCATAACACATAATTTATGTGTTGCCGGTAATTCTCCTGTTGGTGATAAATCCATTTTTAATATATTATCATTTTTCATTTTTTCTCTTGCTTGTGAAACTTTACTTTCTTCACATAATATACATATTCTCATTTTGTTTGATCTTGTGATTGTGGATTTATTCTATTTTGTATTAACAAGTTGTAGTTATCTTGTACCCCTTTTTTAAAGTCGGTAAAATTTTTGTTATTTAAAATTTCATCTTTATTAGTATTAAAAGAAACTCTTTTTAAAACTTCTGTTGTTGTTGTTGCGCTAAAATTATTTGAGTCAACAACCATAATACCTAAAGTACCAATACTATCACCGACTATTAAACTGGTCTCTTTACTTATCGTCACATTTTTAACATTGTTTTGATCTGAAATATAATAGGTAAAAGGTTCTAAGAAATCACCAGACTTACTTAAAATATCTATATTATTTAAGTCGTATTTATTATTAATTAATATCTCTTGTTCAAAAGACACTGAGAATCCTCCTTGTGATTGGCATTCTATACAATCTTTAAATTCTGTAAGAGTAGATATTGTGGATAAATTTACGTCAGAGTTAGTGACTCCAGAAAATGTAAAACAACCCTCAATATCATCAATTGTTGCTGAATAAACACTATTAAGATTAGGTAAAGATGATTGAAGTGATTGTGGAGATATGTAATAATTGATATTATTTGAACAATTATTAAAAATTAATTTAAAATTAACACTTGATAAACAACTTAAACAACTCACAGTATTTTCTCCTGTTGTTTGCATAACCGAAAGATTAAGTGTTTCTGATTGTGCTTGAAAACAGCCAAACTCTGTCGGAAAAATGACTCCGGCTCTTAGTTGTCCTTTTTTATCTTCAGATACTCTAATATCTGAAGGGTCTATACAATTTACTGATATCCAATTTGCCATAATTTCTTTTTTTTTAATCTGTTATATTTACAATATTTAATACTGATGATGAATCATAATACGATAATTTAGCACTTCCACCTTGTATGTTAAATATGTTTTTATCCATACTCGTATCATAAACATAAGTGGATGAACTAAAATCATTACTATTTATATTATCTGTGATATTATTTTTTTGAAAAGTTCCGTTAATCCTATTACCATAAAAGGTATCTCTAATTACGTTATTTGTAAAATCATTACTGATTGAGTTACCTCCAACATTATTTGTTGTGTCATTTCCAAAGTAATTTCCAATTTTGTTATTTGTAAAGGTACCATCTATTACGTTTTCAGTTCCTGATCCACCATTACCAAAATAATCACCAATATCGTTATTTTCAAATGTATTATTTATTGTATTAAACGCCATGTAATTACCGATCTTATTAGAAACAAAATCAGAACTAATTGTGTTACCCACACATACGTTTGATACATTGTTATCAACAAAGTTTGGACTTAAAAGGTTAAATATAAATTCATTACCTATTTTGTTATTGGTTGTATTTGTATCTGTTACATTAAAAAAGAAATTATCACCGATAACGTTTCCTGAAAAACCGGTATTAATTAAGTTACCACCATCAACACCCAAATAATTACCAAAATTGTTTCCAATAACATTTGATTTAAAGTCATCAAAAATTTGATTTGTTAACCCTGGAGATCCGGTACCGTCATTTCCAAAATTATCAGCAATTGTGTTATTTTGAAAGTTTAATCCAATGGTGTTATTAATAAATAAGTTACCGATATTATTACTGTAAAAATCATCATCTATCGTATTATCATAAAAATTATTTTTAATATTATTACTATAAAAATTTTGACCTATGATATTATTATAAACGCTGTCACCAAAAGAATTATTTTCAAAAGTGTCACCAATAATATTTTGATAAAAACCACCCTTCCAATTATTTCTATAAACACCACCTAAAAAGTCGTTACCAAAAGTGTAAACACCAATGTCATTGTTATAGGTGTCTCCAGAAAATTCATTTCCACCTACATAGGAATTAATATTATTTTCTTGAAAGTATCCACGAATATAATTTCCTTTAAATTCATTAAAAATAGTATTATCCGCAAATTCACTACCGTTATTATTTTGTGTGTAGATTGAGTTCCATTCTGTTCCTTCAGGTGAAACATTTTCATCCCACGAGTTTTCCAAAACATCATTATAAATTGCTCCACCATTATTTCTTTTTATTTCAAGACGACCAGGAATAATAATATCAACCACATTTTCATAATTTGTTTTTGTAAAATAAACTGTTGGTTCAGACGTTGGATAAACTTTTGTTCTTTCATATGAAAATCCTCCACCATTACCACCTTGCGTCCATTGTGTAAATTTAACTCTATAATATTCATCATAAGATGTTAATTCAGTTAATTCTGAATTTGAGATCCATTCAGTAGGTGTAGTTCCTGTTGCTATAAAAATACATCCGTTTGTATTTATAACACCACTTATTACATATGCAACATTACTAAAATCGTCACTACCTTGATAATTTGTAATTTCATATGTTTCATCAATTACTAAATCACCGCTAGTTATTGTTGTACCTGAATTACGTAAAAATCTCATTATAAGTTCCTTGCCCAAAATAACATTACCAATGTTATATCCTTCATTGCCGTATAATGAATTAAAAAATGTGTCGTAAGTTCTTCCCGTTAAATTTTCAATATTTGTATTATCCCAATTAAAATATTGAGTATCTCCTAACGTGTTTCTTTCAAAGGTATTACCAATTTGGTTGCTTTCAAAAAAATAAGAAATACCATTGTCACGAAAATAGTTACCAATTTGGTTATTTTGGAAATAATCACCAATTAATTCATTACTTTCAAAATCATTACCTATATGGTTACCATAAAAATTATACCCTATGTTTGGATTATTATAAAAATTGTTACCTATAACATTTTCATAAAAATTACCATTAAGTGTGTTACTTTCAAAATCATTACCAATTTGATTATTTGAAAAATTTTGTCTAATAGTGTTATTATTAAAATTATTTCCAATTTTATTTTCGTAAAATTCAAAATTACTTGTATTACCAGAGTCTCCGATTGTAATATTATTAAAGTTATTTAATATTTCATTACTATAAAAATTAGAATAAATAGTATTAGTATTAAAATTATTACCAAGTGAATTATCATTAAAATCTCGGTATACCTTATTATTATAAAAATAAGAACCTACTTTGTTATCGTTAAAACTACCATAAATTCTAT